TATAGATTAAAAATAAGGGAGGAATTTAAAATGAAACATAATAAAATTTTAAACATTGAAAATATTGAAGAAATAATAGAATATGAGGAATGCTTATCATATTTAGACTTTTTTAAATTAAATATATTAGATGTGTTAAGGTATCAATTAGATATAGGCGAAAAATATGATTTTACATTAGAAGATGTAGAAGAAATGGCAAGTTATTTATTAAGGAATGATGAATTATTTAGTGCATTAGATAATTTTATAATAGAAGAAATGAACAAATATAAACAATGTCAGGAGGAACTGTAATGGATAATTTAAAGAAAATAATATTAAATTTACAAGAAACATTAGAAAATGCACCAAGTGAAAATAAATGCACAGACTTAGAAAATGAAATGTATGCAGATATGCAAAATTTACTTGAAAGTATGCAAAATTTAATAAAGGAGGACGAATAATGAATTTAATAAATTATACAGACCCAAAAAAACTAATAAAAAGAATAAATAATGGTAAAATTACAAAACATATTAAATTTGATAATATAATATTAGAATTGGTGCCAGTTTTATGGAATGATACATATTGTTATTCTGATAAAAAAAATGAAAATTACATTAACTTAGATAAAAATAAAAAAGTAACAAGATTTTGTATTGAAAATTGTTATTTAGAACTTTAGAAGCAAGATATTTTTAGCACAAGGTGGTAATAATATGAATAAATTTATAATATATGAATATGACAATTATGATAAGATATAATTTAATAATAGAAATTGGGTGTTAAAATGGAAGAAATAAACAAAGGCGATATATTTTATGTAGACTTAGGAAAACATAATAAAAGTAGTATCCAAAGTGGAATACGACCAGTTTTAATAGTATCTAATAATATGTGTAATAAATATAGTCCTACTATAATAGTAGCTCCATTAACCTCTAAGTTAAAAAGAAAAGATTTACCAGTACATATAGAACTAACAAAAGATAGTAAAAATAATTTAGAATTAAATTCAGTTGTTCTTTTGGAGCAACTAACAACAATAGACAAGAAACAGATACTACATAAAATTGGAGAAATTTGTATAACCGATTTAATAAATGTAAATAAAGCATTAAAAATAAGTTTAGGTTTGTTTTAATTAAAAGTATTGACAAGATTAATAAAATATGCTATTATATATTTAATTTTAGGAAAGGTGGAATTTAAAATGATGTTTATTGATAAATATAGTAAAATTTTTTTAACAGAGGAAGAAATAAGAAGAATAGATTTTAAAGAAAATATAAATGATTTAATAAATAATAAAGATGATGTTTTTGAGGGAGTAATAAATATTGCAAGCATTTTAGAAAATATTAATACTTCTATAAATGGAAGAATTGAAGATGTAATAGAGGATTTAAACAAATTTTGGGATTATGATATTGAAGAAATATCAAGTAAATTTGTAACATTAGAAGAAATTTTAAAAGAAAATTTTGGTTTAAAAGATAATTTATGTGAAAATGATGGTCATTTTACAAATGAGGGGTCGTTTTGTTATGAAAAACTTGTAAAAATGATTAACGATTTAGGAAAAATTATAGATATAGACACGGAAGATATGATAACATAATTAGATAAAATAGAATATGATGTATAGTGGAGGAATTATGAAAAATATTAACAAGAAACAAATAACAGAAATAATAGATTTATTTATGTATGAAAGTGATTATGATGGATTAAAAGAATTATACAATGCTACAAATGATAAATTAGTTGAAATATTAATGAATTGGTATACAGAATATAATAAAGAATTTCTAGGAAGAGAAAATAATATAAACTGTATGTATGAAGATTTGTTTGGATATGTATGGGAAAAATACAATTTAAGTAATTAAAATAATGGAGGAAATATTATGCAAAAAGATTTATTAGAATTATTTAAAAAGAATAGTGAAAAAATGATTGAAGAATTAGAAAAAGGGAAAGATATTATTATAAAGAAAAACAAAGATAATTATATATTTTATAGTAATATGATTAAGAAATTAAAATAATAGTTCCAGAAGGAACGAGAATAGACTTTAAAGGACTTTATAGCTAGAATAGTATAATTATATACCTAGCAAAAATAAAGTTCTTATTTTCTATTTTAAATAAATTAAAAAAAATCTTAAAAAATACTTGACAAAAATAAAAACATATGATAATATAATTATAGATTAAAAATAAGGGAGGAATTTAAAATGAATTTAGAAAAAATTTACAATGAATTAGAAAAACTACATATTATGGAGAGTGAGAAAGAGCAATACAATGACATTTTAAAAGAAATAAAAACAGAAATATTATGTAATGGTAAAATAAAAACTGGTATCATTTCAAGTTTTAAAAAAGCAACAAATATGAATAAGAATTGGAATAAATACAAAGAAAACATATTAAGAAACAAAGATGGGCATTATGTTTGCTCAAATGGTTATTTTGCAATAGAATGGAATAATTTTGAAGATATACCAAAAGAATTACAAAGTTATGTAAATGAAGAAATTGAACCAGTAGATTTGATTTTTGATAAATTAACAGGTGGATTAGAAAACACGAGTAAAGAAATAGACATAAAAAAAGTAAAACAAATATATAAATTAAATAAATTACACAAAAAAGATAATAAAGCATTACTTTTAAATTTTAATGATGTTTTATTAGATACAAATTTAATTATTTTAATTTTAGGAATTTTAGGTAAAGATAAAGAAGAAAAAATAAGTATGATTTATGATAAAACTCAACTTAACGCACCAATTAGAATAGTAACAGAAAATTACAGAGTAATGCTATTACCAATTAGATATTCAGAAGAAAGAATAAAACAAAATTCAGAATTAGAAAATGAATGGCTAAATTGAGCTATTCATTTTTTTATTTTTTTTTAAGTATTGACAAAGATAGATTTTTATAGTATAATATAATTAAGTTAATAATAAGTCAAAATTTACAACTCCAAAAAACTTAGTTGCAAAAAACACTCAACGAGCAATAAAATAAATATTATGTAAACTATATTTATCTTTTAAAAATAAAGTTATCATATATAGTCTCAGGAGCTCTGAGAATAGATTTTGAGCCATTTTTATAGCAAAGTAATGTAATTATATAGGTAGAATATTCAAGTCCTTAAAATGGCGATAAAAATATTTTAAAAAAATATAAAAAAACTGTTGACATTTAAGATAAAATATAGTATAATAATAACAGATTAAGAAATGGAGGTTAAAAATGTATGAATTAATTTTATTAAATTTAAAAACTAATAAAAAATTTATCCAAAAATTTGATAGTCTTTATTTTTTAGAAAAATATAAAAAAAGTATAAAATATTCAAAAACGATAAAGATAATATCAGAATTTAAAAATTATTAATTACATAAAGGTTTGTCAGAACCTAAAAAACTGAAAAATAGCAAATGGGCTATAATATATCAAAATGTATGGTATATTGTAGCTCATTTTTTTATTTGGTACATTGAAATCATAATAATAGGCTTTAAAATCAATTTTAAGCTATTTATTTTCTTAGGTATATAACTATATAGGTTTAATATAAAAACACCTCTACGGCTATCCTCAGAGTTCCTAGAGTTATATATAACATATAGGTTAGTATATATTGGTGGTTGGTTTACATAATATGTTAAAATATGGTAAAATTTTACCTATGAGTAAAATTATCTTGAAAATTTGGTATGAAGGATAATATGTAACATAAAAAATGAAAAATTGTGGGGCTAGTAACAAGCAACTTGGAAATTTGTAGGATGAAAATATGTAACAAAAATTTCAAAAATTTGCCCATACTAAAAAAATAAAAATTTTTTTTAAAAAAATGTTGACAAATATAAAATAAAATGTTATTATATGTTTATAACTAAAAAAAATAATAAAAAAAGAAAGGAAAAGGTGAAAAAAATGGAAGAAAATTTCAATAATTTGGAAAATAATGACAATAAATTTCAGCTTGTATCTAATAGAATTGCATTTTTTTATAAAGAAGTTTTCAATATAGAGATTATAAATCTATTTTATAAACGAAACTTAGAAAAAATGAACAATAAAAATGTCAGTTCGTCTAATTATTTAGAAGCATTTCCTATAAATGTTTTTGATTTTTATATTTTAGTAAAGGATTATAATAAAAAACTTTTTAAATATAAATTAATTAAAGCAAGATTTGATGGTTCTAAATATAGAGATAACAATAATCAATATGCTGGTTTTTTAGAACATTTATATTGGTTTGTTGATGAAGCTTTGTGTCAATATTGCCAAAAACATTATATGGGAAAACATAATACTAAACAAATAGACATGATATTAGAAAAAAATGAAAAAATTAACAATGATTATTCTGAATGGATTGAAGAAAAATATCAAAATAATCAAAAAAAATAGTATGAAAATTTTAGCGATTTTAAAAGTAGTTTTTTGAAACGCAAAAGTAGTTTTTTGAAATTGAAATTGCACTTGAAAACTCGCCCTATAGGTTTAAAAAGGAGGGGATATATTGAAAGAAGTAGACAGTAGATATGTGATAATGAGTACATTTTTAATTGTAAATATTTCACTTTTAATTCTTTTAGCAGTAGCTGATGTGCCTACAACAGAAGATGAACCAGAAGAACACCAATGCATAACTTTTATAAAATACAATGAACATTATATGGTATCTCCATTAATGTGGAATTATAGAGAAAGTTTTAAATGTGTAGAATGTGGAAAAGATTATAAGGAGGTAGAATAATGTTAATATTAGGAAATTGGATTATAAATTTAAACACTTATTTATTAGTTGGAATATTTGCTTCAATATTATTAATGATATATTTTATATATGTAGATATAAAAGATGAAAGAATAATAATTCTTTCTAGTATTATTAGAGATATAGGAGAAGGACTTATTATAGGTATGTCTTGGATTATATCTATACCTATTTTAGTTATTACAAATTTAATAATAAGTGTAATGGTATGTTTATTTTATGGAGGTGATGATTATGAAGAATAAAATAAGAGAAGAAATAAAAAAAATAGTAAACAAAATGACAATAAGTGAGATAGAAGGAAGAATAAAACAAGATGAAGAAGAAACTAATATGTCATTAAAATTTGAAAGAGAAGAAAAAAGAATTTTCCACAATAAAACTATTAGATTGCCAGAAGATGTTATTGAAAAAATTGATACGATAGTACAAGATAAGAATATAAGTTTTAATAAAGTAGTTCTACAACTTATAGAGTATGCTTTAAAAGATGTAGAATAATAGGAGGAAAAAATGAATAAAGGAATATCTTTGATAAGTTTTATGATAATGATATTTATAATATTAGTTATAATTATGATAACAGTAAATATTATAAATGAAATAAACTATAATGATAGAGAAGGAATAATAATTAATAAATATTATGAAAAATCTTATATGACAACTTCTTATATATGGAGTGGAAAAGTAATGATACCACACCAAATGTATCATCCTGAAAGCTGGAATTTTAAATTGCAAAAAGAGATAGATGGGAAAGTTAAAACTATCTCAATAGAAGTATCAGAAGATATTTATAACCAATATAATGTTGGAGATTATTTTAAAGAGGAGTGATTATATGAATATTGAATATGCTAAAGCTTGGCTTGAAGTTTTTGAAAAAAAGTTAAACAAAAGTATAAGTAATGATGAAATTCATTTTGTAATTAATTTTTTAAATGCTATGGAATTAAGAGATGCTATTAGGTCGGTATTGGAACATATAAAAAAATTGGAGGAAAAATAATATGAAAGAAAATAAATATTATTTAAACTTGACTAATGGATTAGAATTTTTATCCAACCAAGATTTCAAAGAAGAATATAAATTTGTTAGAATACAAAGTTGTACTTGTGAAAGACATTTATGGAATAAACTATTATTAGATTTAGATTATAACTTTTTAATGGATATAGCTTTAGGATATAATGTTATAGTATGTGATAGTAGTCCACATAAAATTTTAAGTAGAGCTTTATATCAAGGAGTAGAATTTATTAATTATACATTAAACAGGGTGTGGCTAAATAAAAAAATTACTCCTTATGTTAATAATCATAATTGTGAAAATTATTTTGAAGAAGAATTTAAAACTTTAGATAAAAAAGTAATGAAAAAACTAAAATATGTTAAAAAATTCTTGAATACTGACACAATTAATATTGTTTGTATAGGTACAATGACAGAAAATGATGGAGATTATGAATATTTTAAAAATATTTTAATAAACAACTTGACAAAATAATATAAATGTGATAATATTAGATTAAATTTTAAAGGAGGTAATTAAGAATGGAAGATAATGAGATTATGCCATTAGAGAAGATTGAATTTACACAACATGTGTTAGAAAGATATGTAGAAAGGACTATGAATAAATCAGGTAATGAAATAAAACAATTCTTGGCTCAAAATTCAGACCAGGTAAAAGAACAAATATTAAAACTTTATCAATATTCTGAACCATTTTGGTATGGAAAGAATAAAGACCATAATTATACTTATTTTAGAATAAATAAAAATGGTTGGGTTATTGTAATAGACAAAAATAAAACAAAACTTGTAACATTATACAAAATAGACTTAGGATTAGGGGAAGAATTTAACAAAGAATATATAATGGCAATGACAGAAAAAATAAGACAAGAAATGCAAGATATAGATAACAACAGAAGTTCTTATGAAACAAAGATTAAAGAAAACGATGAAGTAATAAATGATTTAAAATCTCACAATAATTTATTACAATCTCAGATAAAAGTAAATAATGACACAATAGAACTTTTACAAAAATCTAGCGACTTAGATTTACAAAAAATAAGCATAAAAGAGAAAGAATTAAAAGCACAAATAGAAAAATTTATTGGTGCAAAAATGTTTTAGGAGGAATTTGTTATGGATAGAAGTGATTTTACATTAGGAGAAAATATTATAACTAATATATATAATTATGATGACCAAGGAAATGAATATATAAAGGAAATATCAGGGAAAGTAATTCAAATTACAAATGATTTTGTTGTGATAGATAATGGATTTTATAAAGAAACTTTTAAATATTCTCAATTCTCTCCAAACATAGTATTTGATAAAAACGATGTGTCTCATGATGTGTCTATTGAAAGCTATTTCGATGATATTGTAAATACTTGTATAAAATCTTTAGAAATAAATAAAAAGGGATATGTATTTAATGAGGAACAACTTGACACTGTATTAAAAAGGGTGAGTATTAAAAATATAAAAGTAAATAGAAAAGACAATATAATATATTTAACAGTAAAAAATTTTTAAAAAGTATTGACTTTTGTTATAAAATATGATATAATATTAGATAAGTCAAAGAAAGGATTGATTTTATGATATATTTTATTAGTGATACTCATTTTTATCATAAAAGTATTATTTCATATTGTCATAGACCATTTTATTCAATTGAGGAAATGAATAAAAAATTAATAGAAAATTGGAATAATATAATTGAAGAAGATGATATAGTATATTTTCTTGGTGATTTTTCTTTTGCTAATGTAGAGCAAACTAAAGATATTTGTAACCAATTAAAAGGTGTAAAAATCCTTATTAAACGGAAATCATGACCGAGAAAGAGGGCAACATTCATGGGAAAATATAGGATTTAATCAAGTATTTGATAGTCCACAAAAAATGTATTATATAGACCGAGACCATCGTTGTAGATATGTTTTACTTTCTCATGAACCTCAATATATAAAAGATAATGAGTTCAATATTCATGGACATATACATGATGCATTAATAGAAAGCGAATACCCAGATATGAGCCCTAATAATCATTTATGTGTATCTGTGGAAAGAATTAATTATAAACCTATTTCTTTTGAAGAAATTCAAAAAGAATATTTGGAAAAATTTTTTATAGAAAAGGAAGGAAGATAATATGATTAAAACAAATATAACTGGAGAAACAATGATTTTTAAAAATAATAATGGATTTTATGCAACAACAATTTCAAAAAAGAAACAAGATGGAAGCTATGATAATGCTTATATAAATGTTGCATTTAAAAAAGGTGTAGATTTACAAAACATGACTAAAATTAACATTAAAAGTGCATGGTTGACTTTTGATAAATATATGAATAAAGAAGGCAAAGAAAATACTTCATTAAAAATATTCATTAATGAATTTGATATTGTGGGTGCAAAACAACCAGCAAACAATGTTCAAGGAAATGTTCAATCTAACAATGATGTTATGTTTGGAGCAGGTACTAACTCAGACGATTTACCATTTTAATAATAAGGCAGCTATCTGGGTAGTTGCCTAAATAAAAATAAGGAGGTATTATAGAATGAAATTAAAAACTATTTTATTAATGGCTATTACATTAGCAAGTGTGTTCTTATCTATATTTGTAAGTACAATTTATTCTGGATTTGTGGCACCATATTTAATTGGATTTATTACTCCAATAATTGTTAATGTAGTATCTGATTTTGATATAAATAAATACAAACCTAAAACTAAAAAATAGGAGGATATTATGAATGTTAAATTTATTGAATTAATGTCTTCTGATTTTAAATCATACAAAGTTATGAAAGATAATATTTTAACATATAATTGTATAATAAAAAATGCACCAGTAAATTGTAGTAAATTTGAAAATGAAGAACTTACTAATATTCCTATGGTGGAAACTTTATTGCTAGTAGTTAAAGATTATAATAAAATAAAAGATGAAGAAGACAATGTGTTTAATACTGAAAAGAAAGATATTTCTCAAGTATTAATATGTGATGATAATGATGTAATGCAAATAGGATATGTTAATTTGACTACTAATAATCACAATAAAAAACAAATAAATTGTGTAAGAAATAACAGACTATATATATCAATAGAAGAAAATTTTTAATTTTTTATAAAAAACTATTGACTTTCATATCTTGTTATGCTATAATAATAATTAGAAAAGAGGTAGATAATATGAAAGAAATAGAAAATAAAGAATTAAAAGTTTTTTTAAACACAAAAAGAAGTTTAGGAACTAGAGAAAGATATGAAAAAAATTTAAAGGAATTATTTGATTTTAAATCAATAGAAACATTAGAAGATTTTAAGAAATTAACAATAGACGATTTTTATGAATGGAAAAATTATTTATTAGATAATGGAGTGTCTGAAAATTCAATAAGACCAAAACTTAGTGCAATAAGTAGTTTTTATACATTTTTAACAAGAAGACCACAATATAATGTAAATAGAAATGTAATTTTAAATAGTGATTTATTTGAAACAACAAAAAAAATAGTTAATCCAATGCATACAACATGGCTAACAGAAGATGAAAGTAGATTATTTTTAAGTAAATGTAGTAATAGTAGAGAATTAGCAATTTGTACTTTATTATTAAATACTGGAATAAGAATTTCAGAACTTATAAATTTAAAAAAAGATACTTTAGTTATGTTTAATGATGAGCATGGAGAAGAAGTTTCAACTATAATAGTTGAAAGAAAAGGTGGAAAAATACAAGAATTATATTTAAACTCTATAGTTACAAGATGTATAAAAGAATATTTAAAAGTTAGAAAAGAAACTGACTTAGACTATTTATTTATTTCTAATGGTGGCAAGAAAATGTCAACACAAAGTATTGATACAACTATAAAGAAAATAAAAAATAAAGCAGGAATTACTAAAAATATATCAGCTCACAGTTTAAGAAGGTCAGCAGCTACAGCTATGTATAACAATGGGTATCAAATTGATGAAATTCAAGATGTTTTAGGACATAGCAATTCAGAAACAACAATGATATATTTAAAAAATAGACAAAATAAATCTCGTAATGTATTTAGAAATTACAAGATTGGAGTATAGGAGTTGAGAAAATGAATAAAATTAAAGTGTTATTATTGATTTTAATTGTTCTGATTATAATTTATTTAGTTCCAATGTTTTTAGACTTCATGGAAACACAAAATGATATTTTAAAAATAGGTAAAGCTCAGCAAATCTTTGAGATTACTAATAAAATAAGTGTTAAAGAATACAAAAATACACAAAATATACCTATTCCTAGTGATATTTTAGCAAAAATGAAAGCAGAACAAGAAGAAAAAGCAAGAATTGAAGCTGAAAAAGCAGAAAAAGAAAGATTAAGGCAAGAACAATTAAGATTAGAAGAAGAAAAAAGAAAGCAAGAAGAACAAAAAGCAAAAGAAATAAAAATAGCTAAGGAAAGAAAGCAAGAAACTTCTCGTAGTTCTACACCTAGAACAGGTGATTATATAGCTTTTACAGCAACAGGTTATTGCCCTTGTAAACAATGTTGTGGAAAAACAAATGGTATGACAGCTAGTGGAACAAAAGCACAAGCTGGTGTAACAGTTGCTATGCCAAGTAGATATGCTTTTGGAACTAAAATAGAGATAAAAAGTATGGGTACTTATACTGTTCAAGATAGAGGCGGAGCAATACAAGGAAATAAAATAGATATATTTTTTAATACTCACCAAGAAGCTTTAAAATTTGGAAGAAGAACAGTATATTTAAGAGTATTATAAGAGGTAATTATATGAATATTGATAAAAATATATATTTTAAAAAAGATAATGGCGAAATTGAATATAATCCTTTATGTTCAGAATGCCCTTATAATTGTAAACAAAGTTTTAGAAGTACAATAGTTACTTGTAAATATACAAAAGAACAAAAAAAGAAGAAAAGGAGATAATTGTATGTATTATTTTGATTATGCCGCTACCCACCCTTTCACATGCAATAAATATTTAATAGAAAAATTAAAAGTAGAACCTAAAGAAAACGAGATATTTGGAAATCCTTCTTCAAGTCATGAATTGGGCTTTAAATCTGCTAATATATTAAAAAAAAGTAGAGAAATTATAGGAAATTGTTTAGATTGTCATCCTAAAGAAATAATATTTACAAGTGGTGGAACAGAAAGTGATAATATGGCTTTAAAAGGAGTTATGCTAAAGTATAAACCAGAAGAAGCTGAACTTATAACTTCAACAATAGAACACCCAGCCATATTAAATACTTGTAAACAACTAGAAAAATTAGGATATATAGTAAAATATGTTAAACCTAGCAAACGAGGTGTGGTTAATGTTGAAGACATAGAACAAGAAATAACAGATAAAACAAAACTTATAAGTATAATGGCAGTCAATAATGAGATAGGTACTATACAACCAATTCATGAAATAGCTAAGATAGCACATAAAAATAATATCTTATTTCATACTGATGCAGTTCAATCTATTGGAGCATTTAAATTATATTTATCTCGCAATCCTTATATTGATATGGCTTCGTTCTCAGGACACAAATTCGGTTCTTTAAAAGGTACTGGTATTTTATATAAGAAAAAACGGTGTAGAATTAGAACCTTTAATTTGTGGTGGAGGACAAGAAAATAATATAAGGTCTGGAACAGAAAATGTTTTAGGAAATTGGATTATGGCAAAAGCTTTAGATGAATATTTATGTGAATGCAAAAGTTCAAACTATAAAGTTTTATGTTTAGAAAAGGATGTTTTCATAAAAGACTTACAAAAAGAATTTAATGATGATATTATAATAACTCCAAGTGATGCTCCAAATATAATAAATATAGCATTTAAAGATATTGATGGAGATACTTTACAATTGTTGTTGTCTAATAAAGGATTTATAGTATCAACTGGGTCTGCTTGTCATTCAGGTTCTTCTGAACCATCTTATGTGTTACAAGAAGTTGGAGTACCTAAAGAATATTTAAAAGGAGAAATTAGAATTAGCTTCTCACCTTTTACTAAGCCAGGAGAACTATATAAACTAAAAAGAGAGATTATATTTCATGCCAAATATTTAATAAATAAAGTTAAAGGAGAATAAATTATGGAAAATAAAATTGAAAGTGTAGATTTTGTAGAAACAAAAAATACAAAAAAGAAATTTCAAGCAAAATGTTTTAAATGTAAAGAAAAAGAAAAAATGACAACTGATAAAGGCGTAGAATTTGAACTACCTTTTAAATATGTTGATGTGCCTAAAAATAAGGATTTAATGAAAGAATGCAAGCAATATGTAAAAGAAAGTAAAGAAAAATATGGCAATGATAATGTTATTAAAAGAGCACTTTTAAATTATTGTCCAAATTGTGGAAATACTATAAATCTATCTTGTAAAGATTATGTAGATTTTTATGCTCCAAAGAAGAAAGAAGAAAAAATTGAAAAATAATTATAAAAACACTTGACATTTGAAATAAAATGTGGTATAATATATAGAGTAAAATATATACTAATAATTAAAATTTTAGGAGTGTGATTTTAATGTTGAAATTTGGTTCATTATTTGATGATTTTGATGATTTATCAATTTATAAAAAAGGAAATAAAACAATATTAGTTTATGAAGTAGTAGGAATTAATAAAGAAGACTTAAAAGTACAACTTATGTCAAAAAATGGAGAAAATAAAATAATTATAACTGGTGAAACAGAAAATGATATAACAGAAAGTAAATATATGATTGATACAGAAGTTGTATTAGATGAAAAACCTATAAGAAATGTCTCTTCAAGAGTAGAAAATGGTTTATTATATGTGACTGTTGAATATGCAGAACTAGAAATGTTAGATAATGTTAAAAGTATTGAAATAGAATAGTTATTTTAGATTAGTATATATTTTACAGTTATAAAAAGAAAGGAAGATTAAAAATGAACAATGATTTAAAATTTTTACAAGGAGAATTATTAAAAACAAAAGAAGCATTAAAGAATACAAAAGCAACAGATTATAAAAGATATGCAACATTATATCAAACATATGTAGCGTTAGTTAATGCTGTAGCCCAAACAGAAGCTATATTAAAGCAACAAGAAGAAGAAAGAAAAAGAAAAGAAGAAGAAGAAAGAATATTAAAAGAAGCTGAAGAACAAATCAAAGCTGAAAACAAACAAAAAGAGAAGAAAAGACAATCTAAAGAAGTTTAGTATGAAAGGTGATATTATTGAATACTTTTGATTTTATAGGAAAAATAACAGTTCCTTCTAAAAAAGAAGGCTTTATAAAAAGAACTAGCACCAATAAAAAATTTATTAAAGTTTTAGTTAGACAAAATGAAAATAATTCTGGGTATGCTTATATGTATGGAGATAATTTAATAAATGGTTCAATTCCTGTCTATTCAGCAAAGACAAAGCAAAGAATTTTAGTAAAATATGAAGATAGATTTGATAATAATATACTAAAAGATATATCTTATGCATCAAAATATAAAATATCTCATGATAATACTAATGTTGAATTTATATGGAAAGATGATTTTATGAATTATCTTTATGAATTAATAAGCAATTTACCTGCAAATACTACTTATAAAGTAAGTGGGGAATATGGTCTTGCTTACAAAGATAATAAAGCATATAATAATTTTAATATAAAAAGTGTAGAGGTTAATAATTCATTGCGACCAGAATTAAAGTTATCTTTAGATTTATTTTATAATTATAAATCTTTAGATGAAAGAGATAAAGCAAATAAATTTATAGTTAATGCTTATATTGAACAATATGTATATGCTGACAAAAAAAGAGAATATTTCCCTTTACAAGTACAATTTATTACTAATAGATTTGATTTTAAAAATCCAGCTGATATTGAGATTATTAGACATAGAAAGGCTAATTTATTACCTAAACAAGAAGAAGGCTATGTAAAAGCGAAATGGGAGGCACAATATGTGAGAGGTGCCCAAATGATTTTGCCACCACTTGAAACCTTACCAAAAGATATTCAGTTTGAAGTAAAGAATGCAGGAAGAGATATTAAAGAATATATGAGCAATGTTGTAGGAACAGCTGAAGAATTTATTTGTTTGACTAGACCTAATAACACTTTAAATAAAGATGGAGCAGTATATGTATCTTTAAATTGCACTGAAAATGAATTTAAAAGTCAAATAAATCAACAATTTGTTGAAGAAAAATATGAAAGTATGGATAAAATTGCTGAAAAAGATGCATTTGAAAATCCATTTAATTAGGAGGAATTATGGAAACAGAAAAAATAAATATTTATAAAAAGATACAAAAAGTTAAAAAAGAATTAAGTGAAAGAGAATTAAAAAAATCAGGTAAAAATACTTTTAGTGGATTTGAATATTATGAATTAGGAGATTTTATGCCATCAATCATTGAACTATGTGATAAGTATGGATTATTTACTAAAATTGATTTTGTAGATAATAAAGATATTAAATATGTATATATAGAAAATACTTATGTTAAAGAAGAAGTTAAAGTTGGAGAGGTTGCTAAATTAACTATAATAAATATTGATAATCCAGAAGAAATTGAAGTTTATACTTGTGATGTAAAAGAACTTAGTCTTAAAGGAGCTAATAGTATTCAAAATTATGGCGGGGTACAAACATATCTTAGAAGATATTTATATATGAATGCTTTTGATATTGTAGAAGCAGATACTTTTGACAACGAAAGCTTTGAAAAGAAAAAGAAAGCAAAAAAGAATAAAGGTGCTTTAGATATATTAGTAGAAAAATCAAAAGATGTATTTAAGAATGCTGATGATAAAACAAAATCAAAAATAGCAGATACTATGAAAACTTTAGGATATGCAAGTTTTGCTGATGTGTCTAAAAAACAAGATAAAAATGACATTATATCTTTAGCATCTAGCTTAAAAATAGAAATACCTGAAGAATTAAAGGAAGAGATATAGTTTCTCTTCCTGAAAGGAGATAAAGAATGGAAGAAAAAGATTTAATATTAAGTGCATATAGAGACAAAAAAAATCCTTTAACAATTAATATGACATTAAAATCTCATACTTTTGGGTATGAATTATATAGAATAATTTTAATGCTAGCTGATAAAATAATAAAACTTTGTTCAGATGATAAGGCTACAGACAACAATGTTGACGATTTTTTTGATGAATTAAAGAAAAACTATAAAGAATTCTATAATAAATAGGAGGTTTTGATGGATAAATTAACTACAATTGAGAAAAAAGTACTTAAATTAAGGCAAGTAGAAGGATATAGTATAGAAGAAACTTTAAAAATAGCAAAGATAAGTAAAAAAGTTTTCAAAGATATTATTGATAAACTCAAAGAAGTTGGCGTATATGATGAAGAACAAATAAAAAAAGCAAAAAGAAATAAAAAAAGAAGAGAAAATTATGAAAAGAATAAAGATAAAACAAAGTTGTCACCTGAAGAAGAAAGTTATAGAAAAAAATGTATAGATTTTTTATGTGTAAAATATTTTAATTATAATGAAACTCATGAATTTAATCCTATATTAGTAAAAAAACTTTCAGATTTATATAATAAAATATCTTCTTATAAAGTAATTTATAATACTATATTATCTCAAGAAAGTAATTTATCTTATGCTAATAAAAAATCTTTTTCATCAGAATATCAAAAAATTATATACATGATAGCCATTATTAGAAATAATTTGGCAATAGTATGGAAAAAAATGCAAAAGTATGAAGAAGAACAAAGAGGATTTAACAATAGAATTAATGACAATGAAATAGTAAAACAATTGAATAAAAAAGTAAAAACTAAACCAACTAAAAGAGTAGATATGACACAGTATTTAGATTAAAAGGAGCTTGTTATGAAAACGAAATTTAATTTAACTCAAAATAGAGATGTATTAGAAGGTAATTTTGTTTTATCTTTATACAAAAATCCAATAGAATTATATGGTGATTTTCCTATTAATGCTGAAAATGATTTATTAACTAGTGATGGAAGATTTTATTATAATTTAGGACTTAACATGGTCAACAAAGGCATAAAAACTTTTGATGAAATTTCATTAATGTCTTTTTTGAATGATTATCCTGAACTTAAACTAGAGTATGAAGATAAGGGTGGATGGAAACCAATCCATGACTATATGGAAGTATTAGACGAGGCAAATGTTGAAGCTTATTATAATGATTTAGTAAAGAATAATTTACTTATTAGATTAGATGAAAAAGGTTTTAATGTTAAGTCTAATATGAATATATTTTCTGACTTAAATACGGCTGATGAAGTTGTTGATTTCTTAGATGCTCAATTAAATGGTATTGCATTAAATATTACACATGATTTAAAATTAGAAACTTTACAATACACAGAAAAAGACATTGAAAGAAAACAAAGTGGAGAACAAGTAGGATTACAATTTTCAAAAGCTTGCCCTTTACTTAATAGCTTTTGTAATGGGATACCTAGGAAAGGATTAACAATGCTGGCTAGTTATACAAATGGTGGTAAAACAAGCTTTGTATTTGAAAATATTGTTCTTCCATTAGTAGACCAAGAAATTAAAGTATGTGTAATTAGTAATGAGCAAGATAGTATTGTTTTTAAAGATTTACTATATTTACATGTACTAACAAGTGATTTGGATTATTGGAAAATAAATAGAACAAAATTAAAAGATTTAGATTTTGATAAAGAAGATTGGGAATATTTTAATAAAGCAAATGAAATAATTAATGATAAATATAAAGATTATATAAGATTTCAAAGAGTTTATGATTATAGTATGAAAAATGTAAAAAGAACTATAAAAAAACTAGGAAGGCAAGGATTTGATTTATTTATATATGATACATTTAAAGTTGATGCTACTACTGAGGTTGTTTGGCAATCATTCTTAAATGATAGTAAAGAACTTTTTCAGATTGCTTCAAAAGAAGGTGTGGCTATTATTACACCAGTACAAATTGCTCTTTCAACAAAAGGGAGAGTAAGATATTTAAATGAAGGTGTTTTGTCTAATAGTAAGCAAATTTCAGAAATATATGAAGAAATATTTATGTTTAGGGATATTTGGAAAGATGAATATTCTGATGGAGATGAAGGTAAAAGAATTGTTCCTTATTTTTACAAAAAAGACAAAGATGGATTTACTAATATTAGAGAAGAAATACCTTTGGTAGAAGGTGAAGGAAAACATTATAAGATTTTCTTTCATTCTAAAAGTAGAAATGGTGAGGCAGGAAGAACTGTAGCATATGAATTTGTTCCTAATTTTAATAAATGGAAAGAAATAGGTCTATGTAAAGTAGGCGAAGAAAATAGATTATAGAAGGAGTTGGAGGGATGTTAGATGAAACATTAACAAATTATCTTATTGATAAACCAGAAGAGATAATAAAAATTTTAGAGTTAACTGATTTTCATAACATCTCTTTTTTTGACGGAAAAAATGAGATAAGATGTTCTTATTATGAAGGTGGAAATCCTACTTCAGTATGTATTAACTGCAATACATTAAAAACATATGTTTTTAGTAGAGGGGTAGGTGGAAGTCTATTTTATATAATAAGTATTCATAATAATTGGACTTTACAAAGAACATTCAATTATATATTAAAGATATTAAATATAAAAGATATAAAAAATGTAAAAACTCCCTATCCTTTTAATGGGGTTTATAAACAAGTAAGATATAAACATTGTGACAAAAATGATATAATACCTTTATCTGTTTTAGACAATTATTCTTTTCACCCAAATACAAGATTTTTAAAAGATAATATTTCTTTTATTACTCAATATAAATTTAATATACATTATGACACAGTATCACAAAGGATTATTGTACCTTGGTTTAATAGAAAAGGTGAACTTGTAGGTATAACAGGAAGATATAATTTTGATGATTTGGGAAATAATCCTAAATGGAAAACATTAAAAAACTTTTCTAAAGGAAATCATTTATATGGAATTTATGAAAATCAACAAGAAATAAAAAAAGAAGATTATGTTATAATAGGAGAAAGTGAAAAATTTGTAATGCAATTAGATAGTTATGGATACAAAAACGGATTAGCATTGGGGAATTGTAATATTACTGACAAACAAGCTAGTTTAATAAAAAGTTTACCAGTTAAAAAAGTTATATTGGCATTAGATGAAGGAATTACAGCAGAACATATTTTAAAGCAATGTAATAAATTAAAAGGTGGAATATTTAACAATAAAGAAATCTGGTGCCTATATGATAATGAAAATAAAATAATGCCAAAAGGAAGCAAAGCATCTCCAACTGATTTTGGAAAAGAGAAATTTGAATTATTGTTAAATAATTATTGTTTTAGGAAGGAGTAAGAAATGGATATATTTGATTTGAGTACAAAGAAATTTGAACAAGAAATACAAGAAGTTGTCAATAATTATACACCAGAAGAATTATTAACAGAATTAGAACAGTGTGGATATAAAAATAAACAAGGTAGAGATGTTATCATAACAGATAAGGAAAAGTTTAAATTATTATTAGAAAATAAAGAAGAGTATAAATGTTTTGTTGATAATGATAGTGTATGGTTTTGTAAAAAAGAAGATATAGAAAAATATAGTGATTATAATAATCCACCACCAGATATTGAGTTTTCAAGTTTTGGATATGAGTTACTTAATGAAGTATTTAATGCTTTGGGAATAGAAAGCGAATTAGTATAGGAGGCAATTATGGATATTAATAGTAAATTAGGAGAAAAAATTTGGAAAGATACATGGATGGTTCTTCCTATATATATATTTAAAGCAATGAGAAATTGTAATATAACATTTAAAGAGTTGTATGATGCAATAAAAAAATGGATTAAATTTAGAAACGAAGTATTTGGACGAAATTATGACAACACAGAAGTTTATTTGATGAGAGAAAATAAAAGATTTGGTTTCTTTTTAAGTCCTAATATCTCAAAATTTATATTATATAATGATGACAGTAATCATTTAGGAGATTTTAAAATAAATATAGATGAAATTCCTAATGAAGAATTTATAAAATGGATAGAAAAGACAACAGATGAATATATAAAAGGCATTATACATTGTTCTGATTGTGGAAAAGAAATAAATTATGATGAAATAGCAGGTAGATACTTTGCAGGAAATTATTGCAAAGATTGCTGGGAAAGGGAATGGAAAGAAAGAGAGGCAAAGGAAAATTATGATTAATAAATTTGATATGATAATAGAAGCTATAAAAGAAAAATATAATGAAGAAATACAAAAAATTTTAATAAAGTATTTAGAAGAAATGGATAATGATAGTATGTTCTTATCTGCATTACAAAATACTGGCGTAGATAATTGGGAAGGATATGAGTATGCACAAGAATTATTAGAGGAATGGAATGATGAAAATGAATAATTTAGTTTGGAATGTTTATATACATGACTTTAATAATAATAAAATAAAACCATATAATATATTTTACAAAGGTTCTATTGAAGAAATAAAAGATTATCTTAATAAAAAATACACATTAAGAGAGGCAATAACACAATGGTCAAAATATCATTATTGGTGTAAAGCAGAATATGAAATACAAATTGGTGGGCTATTTAGTTCGTTAGAAGAATTTCAAAAAATAGACATATATAATCAAATAGAAATGAATATAGATAGAATAGTAGAATATGTTAGAGGTGAGATTAATGGTAATTAATTGTAATGAAGATGCTATGTATATATTAGAAGGTAATTTAGAAATAAGAATTAATAAAGAAAATATTAAGGAAATAATAGATAGATATTATGAATATTATGAAGCTGATGAATATGAAGGATTAGAGATGTAAACAATGGTTAATAATATGATTTTAGATTTATTGTTATTTTTGTGCAGCATTTGATTTACAAGAATTTTTATATGAATATCCTATAGAAGATATTGATTATATTAGAAATAAGTTAATAGAATGGGGGTTAAAATGAATATTAATGATGAAATAAAAAAGTTAAAACAAGAAGGTAAAACTATATATTCTATTAGCAGATTAAATACTGTAGATAATTGTGGTTGGGAATATTGGCAGACTTATCAAGAACATTTACAAGGAAAAGATAATATTTATGGTTTCACTGGTACTAGAATACACCAATGTCTGGAAGATATACAAAATGGAATAAAAGTTGATTTTCCTTCTGAAGTAATTAAAATGTTAGATGAGGCTAAAATATTGGATATAGTATTTCCTAGTAAAAGCATAGAAGAAAAATGGAAAAAGGATATTACTTCTTTTGTTTATAATTATGTGCCACCAGTTTATAATAAAGTAGAAACTGAAAAGAAAGTATTAATTGAATTAGATGGAAATTATTTACAAGGTATAATAGACTTAGTAATTTATAATGAAGATGGAACTGTATCTATTAGAGATTATAAAACGAGCAGCAAGTTTACAAATGCTGACCTAGAAGAAAAAGGTAGACAATTAATATTATATGGATTGGCTATGGAAGAAGTAGGATATAAAGTTAAAGACTTGGCTTGGGAAATGTTAAAATATGTTGAAATAAGTTATAAATTAAAGAATGGCAATATAAGAAAAACAGTTGCAGAAAGAGGTTTTATTTTAGAAAAATTAAAGTCCGATATAACAAAAGAAATGAGAGCATTAAAAAAATACAGTGATTTAGAAATAGAAATGCTTGTAGATAATGCAGTAGAAAGCAATAGCTTTGATACTTTACCAAATAGTATAAGAGAAAAATATACAATACAAGATTATATTTGCTATTATGATTTTACAGAAGAAAGAAAGGAAGAAACCAAAGCATTTATAAAAGCTAAAATTGAACAAATTGAGAATTTTAAAGATAATAAAGATTGGTGGGAGCCAAGAGATATAACGCCTTATAGTTCTTTCTATTGTGTGAATTTATGCAACCATAGAGAAAATTGTGAGTATTTACAAGACTTTTTAGAGAAACAAAATATGTATAAAGAAGAAAAAGAAAACCGAGAAATAGATGATGAACTTGCAAAATTTATTTTCAATTAACTATTGACTTTTGAAATAATTTATGATATAATTAAGAAAAGTTAAGAAAGGAGATAAATATGGAAGAAGTTATTAAAATATTGCTAGAACTAAAAAATAGCTCAGGCAATAAATTACAAGATATAATTAAAGAACATGAGGACAATTATTTATTTAGAGATGTACTATTCTTTTTATATAATCCTTATATTGTAACTGGATTATCTAGTAAAAAAATAAATAGAGAAGTTCCATTTCAAAAAAAATATCCGCCAGCTAAAAATATTCATGATGTATTTTGGCACTTAATAGACCATAATACTGGCACAGATATAGATATTGCTTATGTATTAGAATTTATTTCAAAACAAGAAAATGAATATAAGGATATATATGCACAAATATTTACAAAAGAATTAAAGCTTGGCATTACATCTAAAACAATTAATAAAGTAATACCAAATTTAATTCCTGAATTTAATGTTATGTTGGCTGAAAAATATTGGGATAGAATAAATGAATTAGAAAATGAAAAACCAAATATAATAATAACACAAAAATTAGATGGTGTACGTGCAATTGTAAGAGTTTCTAACTATAATGCAAAAATATTCTCAAGACAAGGAAAACTAATAGAAGGACTAGATGATTTGGAAAATGAATTAAGTAAACTAACAGATGGCTGTTATGATGGTGAATTACTTTTAAATAAAGACAATATGTCTTCAAAAGATTTATATAGAGAAACAGTTACAATAGTAAATAGTAAAGAAAAAAATAAAAAAGATATAATATTCAATATGTTTGATATGGTAACAAATGATGAATTTGATTATAAATATTCTGATTTAGAATGCAAGCATAGAAAGCACAATATAGAAAAATTATATGAAATAGCCAAACCTAATTATTGGAAACCTGTGCCAATTTTATATCAAGGGAAATATGATAAAGATATAGTTAAACAAGAACTAGACAAACAAATAGCCTTACAGCATGAAGGAATTATGATTAATTTAGCAAACGCACCTTATGAAGGCAAAAGGACTAAAAATATTTTAAAAGTTAAAGCAATGCAAGATTGTGATTTAAAAATTATAGGATTTGAAGAAGGTACTGGTAAGAATAAAGGTACTTTAGGTGCAGTAATAGTTGATTATAAAGGATTTAATGTAAAAGTCGGTTCAGGATTTACTAACCAAGATAGAGATTATTTTTGGAATAATCAAGATAGATTATTGGGAAGAGTAATTACTGTTCAGTATTTTGAAGAAACAAATAATAAAAAAGACAATTCTTTAAGTTTAAGATTTCCTGTCTATAAAGAACTCAGAGAAGATGGGAAAGAAGTAAGTTATTATTAAATAGGAGGTTTTATGAAAATAGACAATCAAATAAAAGGAATTATTGCAAATTTAAATGATAAATTAATGTCAATTACAACAGAATGTAACAAAGAAGAAGCATACCCTGAATATATAGATGAAAAGTTAAAAAGTATAGAGTGGGATATAAAAGTTTTAAGAAACAAGGTCAATGTCGCTCTATTAAAAGGAGAAGAATTATATAATGAAAAATAAAAGCCTTGAAACAGTAGAAATTTTAGAACTATTTGGAGGGATTGGAGCCTGTACTAAAGCTTTAAAAAATATAGGAATTAATGTTAATGTTGCAGATTATGTAGAAATAGATAAATATGCAGTTAAATCTTATAATGCTATAAATAATACAAAATTTGAACCACAAGATATTTGTAGTTGGGATAAAAATATAAATGTAGATTTGATAATGCACGGAAGTCCATGTCAAGATTTTTCACTTGCAGGAAAACAAGCTGGAGGAGATAAAAATAGTGGCACAAGGTCAAGTCTAATGTATGAAACTATAAGAATAATTGAAAAATTAAATCCTAAATATGTGATTTGGGAGAATGTTAAAAATTTATTAAGTAAAAAACATAAACATAATTTTGATAATTATATTGACAAATTAAACGAATTAGGTTATAATTCTTATTATAAAATACTTAATGCAAAGGATTATGGTATACCTCAAAATCGTGAGCGTATATATGTTGTGAGTATTAGGAAAGATGTTGATAATGGAAATTTTAGATTTCCAAAAGAAGAAAAATTAAAATTAAGACTAAAAGATATATTAGAAAAAGAAGTTGATGAAAAATATTATTTGAACAACACATATATTGAAAAAATTAATAAAAGTATTTTTTTAAAGAGAAAGATGCATTTTTCTGAAGATTTAGAAAATTTAAAATGTGTTAGGATAGGTGGTATATTTGATACTGAAAAATCAAAGCATCAAGCAGGAAGTATATATGATAAAGAGCAATTGGCACCTACATTAGATACAATGCAAGGTGGATGGAGGCAACCATTAATTGAAACATCATATAACAAAACTAGAATAAGGAAATTAACTCCATTAGAATGTTGGAGATTGATGGGGTTTACAGATAAGGATTTTGAAAAAGCGAAAACATCTGGAAATTCAAATACGCAATTATATAAACAAGCAGGAAATAGCATCGTGGTAAATGTACTGGAAAAAATATTTAAAAATTTATTTAAAGGAGATTAATTATATGGAAAATCAATTACCAATTTTAAAATCGTATGATATAGATTATAGTTTTATAATAAAAAATTATTTAAACCCAGAAATGTGGCAAAAAACATGGACATTGTTCCAATATAAAACATTTATTGTAACTTTAAATATTGCTTATATAAACTGCCAAGATGAAAAAATTTCATTTAAAGTGAAAGTCAAAGATAATTCTGAAAGCACAGTTTATTCATATGACTTTATGAATAATATTGATAAAGAAGCAAAAAGAGATGCATATTATTCTCTTAAAATCAATGATTTAGAATTTTTAAAAAGAGAGATTTCTAATTCTGTTCTTGATGCAATAGAAACTTTAGAAAGATATTATATTTATGCTACTCCAGAATATAAAAAAATAGAAGAAGGTTATAAAGATGAAGAAAATAGGCTTGAAAACATAGCCAATAAATTTTTGGATAATAATAATGTAACAAATAAAGATATTAGAGATGCATATATTTCAGTTTTTGTATCAGATAATGCTAAAACAGATAATTATAAAGCTCAATATGTAGAAAATGCTAGATATACTATATTCTCTGATTTTTATTTAACATATGCGTATGCTACAAAAGACGAAAAATAACATCTAAATGGGAAGAAATATTGAGTAAAAGTAATAATATCGAACAATTAAAACAAGAAATTCGAGAATATTTAGATTTCATGGAAACTACAGAGTATGTAGAAGAAATGAGTGGAAGATTGGAGGATTTATAATGTTAAGAAAAATAGATAAGATTTCCGAATTAGAAGATATTTTTAATGAAGCCATTAAAGAACATGCTCAAACAGTTGCTGTTGAACTTACAATTCCAGGACAAAAAGATACTGAATTTATTGTAAATCGTTATAGAAGTATTAAGAATAAATTAAATTATTATAAGAGAACTTATGGCGAAGATTTAGTTCACAATAAGGTATCTAGTATAAAAATTGTTTCAGCTGGTTATGGAGACGCAGATTTATTTAATTAGGAGGAAAATATGATATTTGATTTTGGTTTTAATGAGGTTCCCCTTGAAGATTGTGTTATAGAAGTAAAAGTAGGCAACCAAATACAAAAGCAAAGGATACAAGGTATGCAAGAAATGATACAGATACAATTTATGCAATTATTACAACAAGCAGGGCATTCTGACCAACCAATTAGAGTTAAGTTAATTAAACAAGATGATATTTGGTGCCAGTTAAAAAAGCAATTTAAAACATTAGAAAATTATATTCAATTTGCTAATAATAAATACATGGAAGCTTTCTCTGAAGAATTTAAGGAGTGATAAAATGGTTAAGATAATAAAAAGTTATAATAATACAGAAGGATTAGAAGAAGAAATAAACAATTTTATTAAAAATAATGCTGGTAGCAGACTTAAAGATATTAAGTGTTTATGTAGAGAAAATGCTAAACAAGTGATATATGTCGCTATTATTGAATATTAAGGAGCATAGAATGAAGTTGGTATTTTTAGATATAGATGGTGTTTTAAATAATACGAATTATACTATTTATATTTTTGAGATATTAGGTAGAGACAAAGCTTATGAAATAATAAAGGAAGATTTAGATATTTTTGACCCAATTAGCCTTGAACTTTTATGTAAACTAATAGATAAGTTTAAAAATGATATAAGAGTTATATTATCTAGCACTTGGAGATTAAACCAAAAAGGTATAGATAAAGTTAAAGAAAAGATATTTGGTGTTTTAGGCTATGAAATTCCTTTTGATATTACTAAAAGACACAAGGATATGATAAGGGGCTATGAAATAGAAGAATATTTATCTAACAATAATTTGTTGGGTGAAGATTATATTATAATAGATGATGATACTTATGATATTATAGGTAATAAGTATAAGGGGAATATGAATTTCGGCGAGCATATGGTTGAATGTAATCATGATATAGGCTTTCAAGGTAAAGAATATTTAAAAGCCTATGAAATTTTAAAAGGAGAATAAATATGGTTAAAATAGATGATAAATTTTATGTTGATGCTGATAGTAATAGTTATATTTTAAAAGAAAAAGATAAAGTTAGAGATAAGAAATCTAAGAAATATGGCGAAGATGTTTTTAAAGACAGGGGCTATTATGTTAGTTTAGAGGGAGTATTGAACGGCTATTTAAAAGTTCAGACTAGAGATTATATAAAAAATAATGATGTCGGCGTTAAAGATTTGTTGAAAGAAATCAAGGAGCAAACAAAGTTTGTTGAAAAATTGAATTTGAAGGTGTAATATGAATAAAAAGTTACCAGAAGGATTTTTCTTTGTGTTAAAAGAGGATGAAGAAATCAAGCGAATAAAAGAGTTTCCAGATTATTGGATTAGCAATAAGGAAAGAATTAGGGTTATCAGAAAGGAGAGCTAAGAATGCAAAGATATGAAAACTATCATAAACATAGTCATTATTCAAACATTGTAACATTGGATGTAGTTGCAAAACCAGAAGATTACATGAAAAGAGCAAAAGAACTGGGGCATAAAATATATTTTACAACAGAACATGGATATAATGGAAATATATATGAAGCTTTGACTTTAGCTGAAAAATATGATTTAAAAGTTGTTTCTGGAATAGAAGCTTATTATGTCCCAGATAGGAAAGAAAAAGATAAATCTAATTATCATTTAGTTTTAATTGCTTTAAATACAGATGGATACAAAGATTTAAATTATCTTTTATCTGAAAGTAATGTTTCTGGATTTTATTATAAGCCTAGAATAGATGACGAACTCCTTTTTTCTATAAACCCAAGCAATGTTATTGTTACTACTGCATGCGTTGCAGGTAGATTAAGAGAAGAGCAAGGAAGGGAAGAATGGCTACTAAAAATGAAAAATTATTTTAAAAATAACTTTTATTTAGAAGTTCAAGCTCATCCTTGTCAAGCACAAGCAGAATATAATAAAATGATATTATATTATCATAACAAATATAATATACCTATAATTCATGCAAATGATAGCCACTATATTCTACCTAATGAAGCTAAATATAGAAATATGTTTCTTAAAGCTAAAGGGATAAACTATCCAGAAGAAGATAATTTTGTATTAGATTATCCTGATAGTGATACTATAATTCAAAGATATAAAGAACAAGGAGTTCTAAATAATAATCAAATACAAGAAGCATTAAATAATACATTGATATTTGATATGGCTGAGAAATTAGACATAAATAAAGAAATAAAACTCCCTCAAATATTTGATAATCCATTAAACAGATTAAAAAAAATATTGAATAATGAATGGCTAAAAGAAAGAAAAAATATACCATGTGAAAAATGGACTGAATATTTAGAAGCAATTAGAGAAGAAACAAAAGTAATAGAAGATACAAATATGGCAGCTTATTTTGTATTAAATTATTATATCATAAAAAATGCAATAGAAAAACATGGTGGGATTATAACTAAAACAGGTAGAGGTTCTGCTCCAAGTTTTTATATAAATAAACTATTAGGATTTACCAACATAGATAGAATTGCTGCACCAATAAAATTATTCCCTAGTAGATTTATGAGTACAACAAGAGTATTAACTAGCCGCAGTTTAGCAGATATAGATTACAACTGTGCAGATACTCAGCCTTTTTATAATACATCAAAGGAATTATTAGGAGAAGATGGCTGTTGGTGGATGATAGCATATAAGCCATTACAAACATCAAGTGCTTTTAGATTATGGTGCAAAGCAAACGATTTAAATATAAATGATTATAATTCAGTGGCAATAGACTTGGCTGAATTATCAAAGGTAAAAAAGCCTTACTCTGAAAGCAATTATTATAAAAATGAAAAATGGAAAAGTTTAATAGACGATAGTCAATATTTTGTAGGTGTTATAGAAAGCATCAGCCAGCATCCCTGCTCGACACTTTTAATGGATAAACCAATAAGCAAAGAAGTAGGATTGATAAAAGCAGGTGATGTGATTTGTGCAAATATAACAAGTTATGAAAGTGACAATTATAAATTTTTAAAAAATGATTTACTTACTGTTTCTGTATGGGCATTAATTAATGATACTTGTAAATTAGCAGGTATCAAAACACCTACTATTGCAGAATTAAATTCCAAATTAGATGAAAAAACATGGGAAATATATGAACAAGGTTTAACTTGTAGTGTAAATCAAGCAGATAGTGACTATGCAACTGGTTTAGTAAAAGCATATAAACCTCACTCTGTAGCTGAAATGTCTGCATTTGTTGCGTGTATTAGACCAGGGTGTGCGAGTTTATTAGATGGATTTATTCATAGACAATATCATACAACAGGAGTAAAAGAATTAGACGAACTCTTTAAAGATAGTTTTCAAATGTGTTTATACCAAGAAACAATTATGTCATATTTAATATGGCTGGGAGAACCTGAAGGAGAAACTTATACTATTATAAAAAAAATAGCTAAGAAGAAATTTAAGAAAAAAGAATTAGAAGAATTGAAAAATAGACTTAAAGAACAATGGATAGTAAAAACAGGTTCTATAGATAATTTTGAAGAAAATTGGCAAGTAGTTCAAGATGCTGCAAGGTATTCTTTTAATTGTTTAGCAGGAGATACCAAAATTCAAAGACTAGGACAAAAGAAAAATACTTTTAATCCAACAATAGAGGAAATGTATTTAATAAAAAATGATTATGAATATGCAAAAAAAACAGGTCATATTTCTTTGTATAAAAAATATAATCGTCAAGGATATGGAAATGCTTTTTCTATGTTTGATGATAACAGAATTCATAAAAATAAAATAGTAGATATATATTTTACTGGTAAACAAAAAATTTACAGAGTTAAAACTTCTTCTGGATGTTATATAGATTGCACTTTAAATCATAGTTTTCCAACTCCAACTGGTAAGAGAAAATTAAAGGAACTATCCCTAGGAGATAATTTGTATGTTAAAGGAGTATACGAGAAACATCCAGATACTTATAGATTTACGAATGGTGTTTTTGAAAAGAATATTCCAAAAAAAGGAGAAAAAGGTTTCCAAGTAAAAGAAGATGGAGAATGCCATAAGTTTAAAGCTATTTATAAAGAAAATATTCAAAATAATAATCCATGTACTATATGCAATAAACCTTTTAATAACTCTCAATTTGAATTGCATCATATTGACTATGATAGAACACACAATGATAGAGATAATTTAATGTGGTTATGTAATAATTGTCATAAAAAAATACACTATAAAAATGGCAGAAAAAAAGTTATGGAAAAAGGAATTCCAACGAAAATTGAAAAAATTGTATCTATAGAATATTTAAGAGAAGATAATGTATATGATATTGAAATGGAAAGTCCTGCTCATAATTTCATAAGTGAAAGTGGATTAGTTGTTTCTAATTGCTCTCATTCTTTAGCTTATGCTTATGATAGTATTTATGGAGCATATTTAAAATCTCATTATCCATTAGAATATTATACTGTTGCTTTAAACTCATATCAAGAAGATTTTGTAAGAACTAATAAGCTAACAAAAGAATTAGAATATTTTAATATAAAATTATCTAATCCAAGATTTAGATATTCATTTGGTGAATATTCTTGTGATAAAAAAACAAACACAATATATAAGGGTATATCTAGCATCAAAGGTTTATCAAAAACAATAGGTGACAAATTATACACCCTAAAAGATAAACAATATAATTCCTTCCTAGACTTACTAATAGACTGCCGAGAAAACAACATTGGAATATCAGACCTAACTATACTTGCAAAATTAGACTACTTCAATGAATTTGGTAAAATAGGTAAAATATTAAAGTGTATAGACTTATACAATGAATTATACGGTAAGAAATTAATCAAAAAAGATAAAGAATATAGTGTCAAAACATTATACCTAAAAGAATTCTGTACCAAAGAAACTGAAAAACAATATACTGGTTTTAATAGTTATGATTGCCTTGTTTCATTATTCAGCAAAATATCAGATAAAGATATCCCTATAAAAGATAAAATTGATTATCAATTACAATATTATGGATATATAGACATAATAGATAAAGCAGCCAACAAAAATATCTGGGTGGCAACTTCTGTAGATATTAGAGGAAATAATAGAATAGTAGAATTATACAGAATATTTGATGGTGCCAAAAAACAAGTAAAAGTTCGTAGTAAAATATTTAATACTAAACCATTTGAAAAAGGAGATTTATTAAAAATATCTACATTTGACAGAGAAGGTAAATGGTCAAAAGATAATGAAACAAATGAATGGAAAAAGTCTACTACTGAATTTGAAGATATATTAAATAATTATGATATACAAGAGGTAAAAAATAATGAATATATTAATTAGAAGAAAAAAAATAAAAAAATATTTAGATAATTGTATTATGTTTTGGAGAGATAAAAGAGATAAAGAAAACTCTAAAATTGCACCCTATTATATAGATGCATATCAATCTGTACGAAGCTCAATTTTTGGAAAGACATTGAAATAAATATGGTTCATCATAACTTCAAAAAAGGGCAAAAGGTTTATTGTATTTTAAAGAATAATACTGTTATAATAGATAAGTACAAGAAAAGCACTGGGCGTTATTTGTTTTTAGAAAATTATAAAATACCTTGGAACAATATAAGAAGTAGTACAATTTATAAAAATTTTTCTAAAAATGCTTGACATTTAATTTTAAATATGTTATATTAATAGTAGATTAAATAAAGGAGGTATTTTATATGAAAGTGAAAAATCTAAAAATTAAGGTGGCAATAGGCTCAGAACAACCATACTATATAGATACTAATATAGCAGTTCCAGTTGAAGGTAAATATTATTTACCAACTTCTTATAAAAATCCTATGCAGTGTATTTTGGTTGACTATCAAACTTATAGTAGTGTAGACAATATTATTAGAGTAATGGCAGTAATAGATATTGGCAAATTTAACGGCAGACCAAATTCAGTAGTATTAAAAGATATTAGTCCACAGTTGTTATTTTCAACTGAGAAAGAAGCAAGCCAATATTATTTAGACCATAAAGAAGAATTGAATTTTGATTATTTAAAAGGAGAAATAATATGAAATATATAGAAAGAAATAAAAACATTAGAGAAGAAAATCATAGTAAAATTATTTGTGATTTATTAAACAAATCAGACCGTTATAAAATTATAGATAGATTACCTAGTGGTGTGGTAGCTTATGAAAATGAAATAAGAGAATTAATTCAAGTATTAGGCACATATATTGAAGAACAAGAAAGAAAAAACGATTACTTGTTAGAAAAATTAGCAGAATGCATAGAAGGTCAAAGATTTATAAGAAATACTAATAAACAAATTATGGAATTTTTAGAAAAGAAATTATATAAATTTTAAAATAAAAAAACAAAGGCAGAAATATTAAAATTGTTAAGGAGTATTAATATGGATTTTATAGGAAAAATAAAAAATATTTCTTTACCTCAAGAGAATGAAGTTATAATTTCTTTATCCACTGATAACACAAGCATATTAGAAGAGTTAGAAAGCATAAAAAACAAAGATAAAGAAGTAAACATTGAAATTAAAAGAATATATAACCGCAGAAGTTTGGATGCAAATGCTTATTTTCATTTTTTAGTAAATAAACTTGCAAGACATTTCAATATATCAGATGAAGAAATGAAAATTAAAATGAACTTACAATATGGTACTATTGCAAAAGATAGCAATGGAAATAGTGTAGGTATTAAAATTCCAACAACAGCTAATGTTAAAGACTTTTATAAATATGCAAAATGGTTCGGCGAATGTGTAGAAGGTGGAGTTAAATTTGACAAATATTTATTCTATAAAGAAACTCACACCTTAAACACAAAAGAAATGAAAGATTTAATTGAAGGTGTTGTTCAAGAATGTCAAGATTATGGAATACCTACTAAGACTGAAGAAGAAATTAAAAGTATGATTGAAAGTTGGAAAGGAAAAAATATAGGAGGATAATTATGACTAAAACAGAATTAGAAACAGGGGATATAGTGGAACTTAGGAATAAAAAATATTGTATTGTATTTCTAAATGAAAAATTTGGAAGAAATGATAATAAAAAACAAAGTTTTATTGTAAATATACAAGATGGAGAATATCTTTATTTAAAATCATTTAGAGAAGATTTATTGTATTTATATGATAATAGAAATTTTGATATTATGAGAGTATTCAAAAGAGATTATCTTGGTGATATTTTACCTTTAATACATGAAGTTTCAAGATATGATTTTGACCCAACTTTAGAGTTAAATTGGGATTATGAAAGAGACCCTATATTAGATGATTTACCACAAGAGATGACACAAAAAGAGATTTGTGAAATACTAGGTAAAAACATAAAAATTGTTGAGGAGCATTGATATGAACATTTTTGAATATGATGGCAAAGAATTTGATAAAAAACTAGATGAAATAGTTTCAAACATTAATAAGTCAGATTTTCTGCAAGAATTGAAAGGAGAAAATATGAAAAATAATCCTAAATCAATAAAAGAAATGATAGATAAAATAAAGGATATTCCAGAAGAAACTGTTGTATCGACCATAGATAAAATAGAGAAAGAAACAGAGCACAATAAAGAGTTAATCAAAAAATATTCTTGGCTACAAATAAGAAATGTTTGGGATAATAAACCTGTTGAAGATTGTGAATTTACTTGGCTTGATGATTTACCTTTTGGTTGGCGAAAAGCTTTTGGGTTAGAAATGGTTGAAAAATTAGACCAAATACTAAGAAAAGCTAATTATCAAAATAAATATAGAATAACTCAAATAAAAGAGAAGTGGGGATTTCTACATTGGTATGATAATGGTGTGCCAGCAAGTATTTATGAAGAATATAATAATTGGCTAAATAAATACGAAGAACTAAGTAAACATACTTGTATAATGTGTGGCGAAAAAGGTGAACTTATAGATGAAGGTTGGATTATGCCTTTGTGTTTAAAGTGTAAAGAAAGCGAGGATATAAATGAGAATTATAAATAATACAATCTATTTCTATGGAACATCTGAGCCATTTAGTAATTGGTACAAATGTGACTTTAAAATTGGTAATATAACATTTAATTGTTCGGAACAAGCACTTATGTATTCAAAAGCATCATATTTTAAAGATATAGAAATAGCAGAAGAAATTTTAAAAACTAAAAATCAAAAAAGGCAAAAAGAATTAGGAAGAATGGTCTCTAATTATATTGATGAAGAATGGTCTAAAGTGAGAGAAAACATAATGACTGAAATATTAAAGAAAAAATTCAATTCAGATGAACTCAAATATCTAAAAGATAAATATAAAGGTTATAAATTTGTTGAAGCTAGCCCATATGATAAAATCTGGGGTGTAGGATTAAGCCAAGATGATAATCAAATTTTAGATAAGAAGAATTGGAAAGGTAAAAACTTATTGGGAAAATGTATGACAAAGGTGTTTGAAGGAGAAGATTAAAATTATGGCTTGTAAATATCAAACGATTAGAACTCAAAACTATAATAAATATTTGTTTTGTAGACACCCAAATATAAAGTCTAAAATAGAATATTCAAAGTGCAAAAACTGCACATTAAAAGAATTTAAAGTGCAAAAATCTATTCCAAACAAAAAGAAAACTAGAACAATTGCTACAAGTATTCCTAAATCAGTAAAAGAAATAGTGTGGGAAAGAGATGGTCATAAATGCATATTTTGTCATAAATATGTCCCAGTAGAATGTGCTTGCTGCCATTTTATACCTAGGAGCCAAGGTGGTTTAGGAATACCTGAAAATATTTTTACAGCTTGTAATGATTGTCATAGAGAACAAGATAATGGAATGAATACTTTAGAATTAGAACGAAAAGTAGAAATATATCTACAAAATTATTATGGGGTAGAATGGAATAAAAATAATTTAATTTATAGAAAAAGTGATTTTATGAATGATAAAATAGAAGAAAGATGATGTAGAAAATGATGATTATATTACAAAAAAAATAGAATGTATTGGAGATGATGATATGTATCAAGAATGGATGGATGGTGTTCCTCTTTTATTTGATGGATTTTCCGAATATAATGTTATTCAGTTGCAAAAAGCCAAAGAATATTATATCAGAAAAAATGATATAGAAACAGTTAAAAATATTGAAAAAGCTATAATAAGAGAAAAAGAAAGAATAAAAAAAGAATTAAATAAGCCTAGTAAATTTAAACAAATTATAAATATTATATTAAAATAAGGAGGTATTATATGAAACTTACTGACCAATTAGTTCAAGATTTTAAAAAATATTTAATAGCTAAAGATACAATAAGAAAAAATACAATACAAATGTTAAGAGCTGAAATATTAAATAAATCAAAGGAACTACACAGAGATTTAAATGAAAATGAAATCTTAGAAATTATTTCAAAAGAAATTAAACAAAAAAGAACTACGATAGAGGAATTTAAAAAAGCAGATAGAAAAGATTTGATAGAAGAAACAGAAATAGAAATTTTAACCTTAGAAGTTTATATGCCACAACCTTTAACTAGAGATGAACTTAAATCTATTATAGCTGAAACTATGTCTGAATTAAATATTTATCAAATGAATGGTATGGGCACAATAATTAGAGAAGTTAAAGCACAAGTTGGTGTTAAGGCAGATGGAAAAACAATTAGTGAGTTAGTAAAGGAGGCGTTAGTATAGTGGAATATTTAAAATATATTACTGTCGCTATTGCATTACTTATGATTTTAGGTTTTATATTAGGAACAATATGGGTATTATTCTTTGCTATGACTGTTGGAAATATTTTTGCTCTTATTACAATATTAGTAGTTCTATTTTTATTAGGAATTAATATTCATATCTATTATAAAGAGGAGGCAGAAAAAGATGAGTAAACAATTGTATATTTTCTCTTGTGAAGTTTTATTTAAAGGCAAATGTAAAACATTTTTTAATAAAGAAAAAGAAGTTTCGGCAAGTAAATATTTAGCTATGAAAAGCATTATAAGTGATGAAAAATCTGTTTTAAGTGATATAGAAGAATATATAAAAACATACTTCCATGATGAATTAGAAAAAAATGAAAATAATGAAGCCACAGCAATAATAAATGAAAAAAGTTTATATTCTTTAGTTAAATTTGATAAGATAGAAGACTTAATAATGACAGATTGTGAATATAGACCTGCTACAGTTGAAGAATGTATTAAAGCTTTGACACCAATTCAATTTAAAAATTTATATGGAAATATAATTATTGGAGGTGACTTGCATGATTAAAGTAATTACTGGCAGTATGTTTTCAGGTAAAAGCTATGCTCTTATTGGAACACTAAACAAGTTAATATCTAATCCACAAGATTATAGAAGAGTTAAGATATTTAAACCTAAAATAGATACTAGAAATGAAGGTATAATAAAAAGCAGAGATAGTAGTACAACATATTCAGCAATCCCAATTGAAAATTTAAATGAAATTAATCAATATGCAGATAATTATGTTGGAACTATTGTAATAGATGAAGCACAGTTTTTAAAAGGAGATGTTTCTACAATAATAGATTTGCATTTAAAAGGGATAGACTTTATAATCTCAGGGCTAAATCAAACCTCAGAACAAAAACCTTTTGGATTAATGAGAGATATTTTATGTATAGCAACTGATATTGAAATTTTAAAAGCTAAATGTGAATATTGTGGAAGAATAAATGCCGACTATAGCTTTTTAGAAGGAGAAAATAAAGAAGATGATATTTTGGTTGATGGATTTTATCGCCCTATATGTAGAAAATGTTTAGAAAACATTGTAAAGGAGAATAAATATGGATTATAAAGGATGGAAAATTCCCAAAAAACTATATATATATTCTAAGAAAGAAAAGTGGAGGTATGATTATCCTCAAGCCATGATAGCAAGTAGCAATAAACCTGAAGCTATTGATACAGCTAAAAGATGGGCTTCTGGGAAATATAGAAATTATACTGAAAATGATTATGTAGAATACATTATAGACAATAAAGATATTGAATTAGAAATATTAGATAGTGCAAATGGTTCAAGTCAAGGTGGCAAACTTTCTTTCTGGAATTGTCTTTTATCTAAAGGAGATATGAAAGTGGTTGTTGGAATTGGTTCTGATTTATTATTAGAGCTACTTAAAAATTCTACCTTTGTTAATGGTAAATGTCAAGATAAATTAATAATGGCAAGAATTGGTCAACATTGGGGAGCTTTACATGAAAACATGAAAGAATATAAAGAAGCTATAAAAGATATGGAATTAAGTAAAAAGATAGAAAGTGCTAAAAAGACTACTAAATGGGAAAAAGGGTATGAATATTATACTAAAACTACTAATGAAGTGTATTTATATGATTTATATGTATGGAGAGCTCTTGAATTTTTAGGTGATAATTGGTGGGGAAGTCCTCAAAAATATCAGTTGGTGGAGTTTTCCAAACCTAAAATCATAAAAGTTACTGAATGGAGTGGTTGGATTAAGAACAAAAACATAAAGACTTTATCTCAACTTATAAAAAATGGTGGAGGCATATATAATAGTGAATTTTATAAGGACTATTTAAAACTACAACCAAAAATAAAAGGAAATAAAATTTTAGATATTGATTTATCTCCAGAAGAGATAGATGAAAAAATAAAAGAAAACAGAGAAAATGTTGAAAAAGACTATTTTGAGAATAAACCTAATTGGCTTAGTTATTTAATTGGATGCTATGGAGTAAGTGCCACCTTAGAAGGTAAGCCAGAATTGCCTGATAGAGTACTAGAAGAGATAAAAAAGAAAGGAGTAGAAATTATAAATGAATAAAAGTGAATTGTTTTTATTTGAGTTAAATTTAATAAAGAATATTGAAATTAGAAATTTTGTTAGTTATATGTTAGATAAGGAAACACCAGATTATTTCTTTACTGTTGCTGCTTCTAGCACAGGTAAATATCACCCTAATTATGCCTTAGGAAATGGAGGATTACTTAGACATACAAAAGCTGTTACTAGAATAGCTTATGAACTATTTAGAACCGACCTTTATCCATATAATCAAGACCAACAAGATTTGATTTTGGCTTCTTTGATTTTACATGATAGTAGGAAACATGGTGATAATGGTTCAAAATGGACGGTTGTAGAACACCCATTGTTAGCAGCTAATGCAGTAAGAAACTCTGCTGGAACTTTAAAACAAGAGTGGAAAGAAATTATTGCTAAAAATATAGAAACTCATATGGGCAAATGGACACAAGATTATAAAACAGGGAAAGAAGTATTACCAAAGCCACAAACAGGCATGCAAAATTTTGTTCATCAATGTGATTATCTTCGGCTCTCGAAAATGCCTAGAGTTTAATTTTGATGTTGGAGTATCAAATTAGATAGGTGCTCTTAATAAATACACTATTTTTTGATTTAGAAAAATTTGAGAAATTTTCCAAAAACACTTGACTTTTGTTATAAAATGTGATATAATATATAGTGTTGAGAGGAAATCTCTTATAGAAAAATTTAATATAAGAGGAGTTGAAAGTATGCAAGTTAGAAAAAGAGATGGAAAAATTGTTGACTTTAATAGCAATAAAATTATAGAAGCAATTTCTGGAGCTAATCAAGATGTAAAAGGTAGAGAAAAAGCAAGTATAGCAAATAAAAAAGAAGTTGCAAAATATATTAAATCTTTAGATAAAGATATAATAACTGTTGAAGAAATTCAAGATATTGTAGAGAAAAAATTAATGGAATTAGGTAAATTTGAATTAGCAAAACAATATATAGTATATAGAGAAAAAAGGTCTATTGTTAGAGCAATTAACACTACAGATGAAGAAATTAAAGAGTTGATTGGTGGAAATAGTGATTATTGGAACAATGAAAATTCTAATAAAAATGCTAAAGTAGTTACAACACAAAGAGATTATTTAGCAGGAATAACAAGTACAGATATTAGTAGAAGGTTATTATTGCCAAAAGAAGTTGTAAAAGCTCATGATGAAGGAGTTATTCATTTTCATGATATGGACTATTTTGGTCAAAATGCTCTTCACAACTGCGAACTTATTAATTTAGATGATATGTTACAAAATGGGACTGTAATTAACGGAGTTATGATAGAAAAGCCACATAGATTTATAACAGCAGCAACAATAGCAACACAAATAATATTAGCAGTAACATCATCTAGCTATGGTGGAGCTACAGTATCACTTACACACTTAGCACCATTTGTAAGATTGAGCTATAAAAAATATCTAAAAAAATATCAAGATAGAGGTTTAGATAAAGAAATATGTGAAAAATATGCTATGCAAGATACTAAAAAAGAAGTAGAAGATGGAGTTCAAACATTTAATTATCAAGTAAATTCAATGACAAATACCAATGGTCAGGCACCATTTTTATCAGTATGTATGTACTTAGGAGAAACAGATGAATATAAAGACGAATTAGCAATGATAATTGAAGAATTTTTAAAACAAAGAATATTAGGTTTTAAAAATGAAAAAGGTATATATATAACTCCAGCATTTCCAAAACTTTTATATGTCCTTGAAGAAGATAATGTTGATAAAAATAGTAAATACTGGTATTTGACAAAGCTTGCTGCAAAATGCACAGCAAAGAGAATGGTTCCAGATTATATATCTGAAAAAGTTATGAAACAATTAAAAATAAACAAACATGGAATAGGAGAATGCTATCCATGCATGCGGATGTAGGTCATTTTTGACCCCTGATAGAATTCAAGAAAATATAGCCAAAGCTTTAAATTATAAAGAGAATGTTGGTAAATATTACGGTCGCTTAATCTCCTTAATTTAAGGTGACCTTAAACGATGTGAACGCATGACGAAGCGGTGTGGGGAATATACTCTGCTAACGGTGAAACTCCTGCAAAGGACAATACCGTGCTAAATATAATATTAATTACGCCAAAATAGGAGGAAATTGATATGAAAAATTCTATTATTATTAATCAAAAGGAATTTAGGCAAATAGAAATAAATGATAATTATTTTATAAGTTGTGATGGTGAAATATATTCTAAATATAGCCAAAGAATATTGAAATGTCAAATTCAAAGGGCTGATGGAAAAGAATATAAGCGTGTAGATTTTTATGTAAATGAAAAAAAGAGGCATTTAATGGTTCATAGGTTGGTTTTTGAAACATGGGTAAGACCATTAAAAAAAGGCGAACAAGTAAACCATTTAGATGATAATAGTTTAAATAATCATTATAAAAATTTATATGCTGGAACTCAAAAAGAAAACATTCAAGATTGTGTACGAAACAAGCATAGAGTAGGGAATGTGTTTTATTTAACGATTTATGATAAAGAAAAAGATATTATTAAAACATTCTGTCCAGCAAGTAAATTTATTGAATATTGTGGTCATCCTAATAAATCAGGAAGTTTAAATAAATTTTTTTCTAAAAACTGGTTTAAAAAAAGATATGAAATAATTGAATTTAGAAAAATTAATAATATAGATGAATATAGAAGTGTAACGACTATGGATGATGAATGTAATCCAGTAGGGTAGAGTTTGTCACTACTCGAAGTGCATCGCTACCTGTTAGGTAGAAGAGATAGTCTAATCTCTATAGTAATATAGAGTATAATTGTTAATCAAGGAGTTGTAACAATTAACTTACCTGATATAGCACTTTCTTCAGGGAAAGACACAGAAGAATTTTGGAAAATTTTTGATGAAAGATTAGAGTTATGTCATAAAGCATTGCAAGCAAGACATGAAAGACTTAGTCAAGTAACAAGTGATGTAGCACCTATTCTATGGCAAAATGGTGCATTGGCAAGATTAGAAAAGGGTGAGTCAATTCATAAGTTATTACACAATGGATATTCAACCATTTCTCTTGGCTATGCAGGTTTATATGAATGTGTAAAATATATGACAGGTCACTCACATACTGACAATGGAGAAGGCAAAGAATTTGGATTAGCAGTTATGCAACATTTAAATGATAAATGTAATGAGTGGAAGGCAGAAGAGGACATAGATTATTCTGTGTATGGCTCACCAATTGAAAGTACAACATATAAGTTTGCAAAATGTTTAAAAAATAGATTTGGAGAAATAGAAGGAATAACAGATAGAGATTATATTACTAATAGTTACCATGTCCCTGTATTTGAGGAAATTGATGCTTTTTCTAAGTTAAAATTAGAAAGTGAATTTCAAAGATTAAGTCCTGGTGGAGCAATTAGCTATATAGAATGTCCAGATTTAACTAATAATATAGAAGCAATAATAGAAGTCATTAAATTTATTTATGATAATATTATGTATGCGGAGCTTAACACTAAATCTGATTATTGTCAAGTATGTGGATATGATGGAGAAATTTTAATAGATGAAAACATGGAATGGTATTGCCCAAATTGTGGAAATAAAGACCATGAAAAAATGAATGTAGCTCGTAGAACTTGTGGATATATAGGAAGTAACTTTTGGAACAAAGGCAGAACACAAGAAATAAAAGAAAGAGTCCTACATTTAGATAATAAAGATTATGAAGGGGAATAATATTAATGAATTATAAAAAAATCTTAGAATTACAAAAAAAAGAATTTAATTTTTTGGATACCTTACCATTAGAAAAATATATAATCCCAGGCAATATGATAAATATCTCTGTTATAATGGATTGTATAGAAGAAGATTATGGTAAATTATACGAAGAAGATTTTATATTTAATTGTATAGACAGAGAAGAGTTTTCTGAATATTTAAAAAATAGATACAATATATCAATTATAGAACAAACTGAAATTTTTATAGTCAGCTAAGGAGGAATTATGAGATATAATAAAATTAGAAAAATGGATATATCTAATGGCAAAGGTGTCAGGGTTTCTTTATTTGTGCAAGGATGTGAGTTTCATTGCGAGGGATGTTTTAATCCTGAAACGTGGGATTTTAGTAAGGGGAAAATCTTTACAACAGAAGATATGAACAATATTATAAAATTAGCTAAAAAGGATTATATAAAGGGGTTATCCATATTAGGTGGTGAACCCTTACATCCTAGTAATATAGAAAGCGTTGCTATGATTGCCGAATATTTTAAATATATTTATCCAAATAAAGATGTATGGCTATGGACTGGATATAAATATGAAAATATACTTAAAAGAACTGATACTCACAATATATTGAATTATATAGATATTTTAATAGATGGTCAGTTTGAAAAAGATAAGAAAAATCTCAAATTAAAATGGGCAGGTTCTGATAATCAAAGAGTTATAGATGTTCAACAATCATTAAAAGAAAATAAAGTAATTTTATATATTAATTGATATAATAATATTGAAACAAATTTGTGAAAGGTAAAGATAAATATGATAAATTTAGGAAGATTATCTAAAAATGGGAAAGATGTAATTCTAAATGAAATGGAAAATGGATGTGTTGAATGTGTTTCACACTGTAAAGATAATTATGGATATACAAGAATTTATATAAATAAAAAACCAGTTAGACTATTTAGATATTTATATGAACAAAAATATGGTAAAATACCAGATGGATTTTTGGTAAGACATAAATGTGATAATCCATGTTGTTGCAATATAGAACATTTAGAGTTAGGATTGCCAAAAGATAATGTGCAAGACCTAATAAATAGACAATATGAAAAATATCGTTGTGCACGAATTAAAGGTGGAATAAAAATAAGAGGCACTTTAAACAAGCAAAATAAATTAAATGAAACACAAGTAAAAGAAATATACTTATCACAATTATCAAATATGGAACTTGCAAAACTATATAATGTTAGTGATGTTAATATATCATATATTAAAACTAAAAAAACATGGAAATGGTTAACTGATAAAATAGATAAACAAATTATAGAAACATATCGACATTAAACTTAAAATATGATATAAATTTTAGATTGAAATATACGAGCATTAAAAGATAAGATAGTATTTTTGCAAATCTGTTATTCGTAAGTTCAAATCTTACCAAGTGCTCCAAAGTATTTATAAAATAGGAGGATATATGAATAGAGAAGAAAAAATAATGACAAGATTACAAGAACATTATGATTATCTAATAGGACAAGGACATGAAGTGGTGGCTATATTTTTACAAGGTAGCCAAAATTATGACTTAGACTTATATACAGAAGAATATATGTCTGACATAGATAGTAAAGCTATTATTTTGCCAACATTTGATGATTTCTTATTAAATAAAAAAGCATTTAGTTATACTTATATACTAGATAATGAAGAACATATAGATACAAAAGATATTCGTGTTATGTGTGAAATGTTAAAAAAAGAAAACATAAGTTATGTCGAATTGCTATATACCGATTTTAAGATAATTAATCCTGAATATTGTGATATAATAAATGCTTTATTAGAATACAAAGATAAAATTGTAGATATAAATAAAAATCAATTCTTAAGATGTATTTTAGGTATGGCGATGGAGAAAAGAAAAGCATTAACACATCCTTATCCTTCTATTATAGATAAAATTAATAAATTTGGTTATGACCCAAAACAACTTCATCACTTAGTCAGATTAAGAGAATTCATAGAAAGATATGTTTCTGGCGAACAAATTAAAGAATGTTATAAAACAAAACAAAAAGAATATTTGTTAAACTTAAAGTTAGGTAAAGATAAAAATGGAAACTTATTATCTTTACAAGAAGCTAAATTATTAGCTGATAAAACTATTAATGAAATTAAGTTAATAAAAGATGATAACTGTAATGAAGAAGATATAATAAATGAATTTGGACTTAATATACTTTATGAAGAAACATATGAACTTTTAAGAAAATATTTTAAGAAAATTTTAAAAAACACTTGACTTTTGTTGTAAAATGTGATATAATATATATAGAGTTAAGGATAAAGCTTAACTCCAATATCTTGAGATGGTCACAGAGGAGTGATATTTATTTCTAAGGTGAAACTTAGTATAAATCTAGTTCAAACCTAGGTCTCAAGAAACAGAACACCTTGATATGCAGGGCAGTCATATCAAATCAACTAAAGTAAAATAGAAACTTATATACACATAGTTTAATTCTATAAAAAACTTTGTAGATATGTATAATCGCCAATGTGTAGGTAGAAAGATTATATGAAGGTAATGTCCGTTCTACTGGGCTCAAAGTTAGTTGTTTATGAAGCCCACCATAAAATTAAAAATCTGAAAGCGTAAATCGCCTAATAAAGTAAAGGTGAATTAGGTGGCTAGAATATTTTATATAGCTAGAAAAGTGAAATCTATATATATAGATAAAATCTATACTATATACATAGAGAAGTAGCAAGCAAAGGTTGCAAGGCAGTTTTCCTTTGTGGGTACATTGTAGGAAGTGTAGTTCCTAGCATACTCTATTTAAGTTAGTTGATTATCTTATCTTAGAGAAAAATCAACGCTACACTAATAAGTTCTTTGCTCTTATCTCTTATGAAATAAAGAAAAGAAATGAGCTTACATTTTAAAGAATATTTGGTATGATGGCTGAGTGGTCTAAAGCACTTCCCTGCTAAGGAAGAGAGCATATATTTGCTCCGTAGGTTCAAATCCTACTCATATCGCCAATTGCGAAGATAAAGAAGTAGAAGTTTACTACTAAAAAAATAAACATATTACCTCCTTTCCAAATATATATTATACTTTATCTTCGCTCTAATTACATATGGTAACTATAGTGTAATGGCAACATAACAAACTATGACTTTGTAGATTTGAGTTCAATTCTCAATGGTTACCTCATAATGGGTAGGTGGCAGAGTGGTCAAATGCACCTGACTGTAAATCAGGCGTTTTCGGACTACGGTGGTTCAAATCCATCCCTACCCACCATTTTAAACTAGGAGGAGATTTTATGAAAATTCAAGTAAGAAAAATTGTAGAAGAAACAAGAAAGGCTTTTGATGAAAATACTCAAAAATATTACAAGTATAAGATAGCATACGAAAATGGATATGTAGAAGAATTAGAAATTGAACCAAAAGATGTTTCAGCATTTAGTATGGATAAATCTTTAAGATTAATAGGAATTGGTAAAAATTTATATCCACTAACATTAAAATCTTGGAAGAATGCCAAAAAAGAACTAACAAAATTTGGAGTATTACAACAATTAGATTATTCTAAAGGAAATTAATTTTTTATTAACACAGTACAGAGGATAGAAAGTGGCAGCTATCACACCAGAGATGGTCTTAAAAGAGATGTAGGGTACGCCGTCCTACCTGTACTATTAATATGAGTCAGTAGTGTAATGGTAGCACAATGGTCTCCAAAACCATTAGTCATAGTTCAAATCTATGCTGATTTGCCAAGGTTAGAATACTAACCTAATTTCATCGTTTTTCTTTCTATTAAAATATATTTACTATATTTGTAAATACTAAGCAAGGTACTTTTATTTTCAAAGTGATTATAATTGTACTTTGCATACATAATATAAATAAGGAGGTAAACATATGAAAAAAGATGAAAACACTGACAAATTAAAATGTTTAAATACAAAATGCAATCTTAATAAAGAAGGCTATTGTACTAAGCTAACACAATCACAAGTTTTAAATAACAGAATAATTTGTGAAGAAAGGGAATGGTAAAATGTTTTATAGAATTATGGATTTTATCAAAAATATTCCAAGGGAAATAAAATGGTTTTTTCAAAGAGGAATAAGAGGGTATTCCGATAAAGATGTCTGGAGCATAGACATATGGTTTAAGAGCATAATAATTCCAATGCTAGAACAACTAAAGGAAACTAAACAAGGACACCCTATAGATATGACAGAAGAAGAATGGAACTTAACTTTAAATAACATGATTAATTATTTTAAAGAATGTACTGATTTTTATTGTTCAGAAAAAAATGAATATGAAGATGAATATATGTCTCGTATTATGAGTGCAAACGAATATGACAAATTACTTGCTAGTAAATGGTTAAAAAGAGAAGAAGAAATAGATAAATACAAAAATGAAATGAAAAATAAAGCTTTTGAATTATTTTCTAAACATTTTTATTCTTTATGGGATTAATTTTAAATATTATAAAATAGGAGGAATTTATTATGAAAACAAACTTAGTTGACTTAATGTCAAAAATATCTCAATTAGAAACAGAACAAAGTGAATTATCATATGATTTAAGAAATTGTATGAATGTTAAAGTTATTGAATTGAATGGTCATGAAACAATGCTAGAAGAATATCCACACTTTATGGATGATTTCAATAAATATATGGAAATAGGAGAGGAAATTAGCAAATTAAAAGGTGTGCTATATGAAAAGAATAACTCTCTTAAATTAACCACTGGTTTAACAATACAACAAGCGTTATTTGATATTCAAAATAAAAAGAAAATGTTGTCATTAGTAAAAAGTTTAACTAGACAAAATCCTAGCAAAAGAAGAACAACTGAAAATACTAATTCTTACTTTACTGCACAAGAATTAGCATATGATAAAGAATATATGAAAAGAACAGAAGAGGATTTAAAAGAAATAATACAAAAACTTGAACTAGAAATAAGCCAATTAAATTCTCAAATGTTTGAAATAGATATGTAATTTCAAGGGGAAATATAGATGTTATTAATATTAAATATCAATATAAACATTAAAATGTAAATGTTATAATACAATTTATTTAAAATCTAAAAAGATGCAATAAAAATAAAAAAGTTTTGGTACAGTAGCAAATTTATATTTATGAGCACAATTTATTATTTTAAGCACAAATTAAGTTTAAGTTTATTATTTGATTAAGTCAAATTCTATTTTGGTAAAAGACAATGTAAATTATGATGAATTAATTTGACAAATGATGATATTTAATATATAATAAATTGTATTTCCCCTTATTAATGTTATAGAAAGGATGATTATTGAATGAGAAAATTTGAGTATGTAAAAAGAGTAACAAGCACAGGATATGAAACAAAAGAGCCAGACTTTAGATTACCTGAAAGAGCTACTAAACATTCTGCTGGGTATGATTTTTACAATCCAGAAAGAGTAGAAATTCCACCATACAAAATAGGTGACAATCCAATTTTAGTAAAAACAGGAGTTAAAGCTTATATGCAAGATGATGAATATTTAGCACTTGTAAATCGTAGTTCAAACCCTAAAAAGAAAAAATTAGTTATACCGAATTCTATAGGTATAATAGATAGCGATTATGTTGATAATCCTGAAAATGAAGGAGAGCTGGGTTTTCTTTTTTATAATTTAAGTAATGAAACTGTTGTACTTGAAAAAGGAGATAAATTAGGTCAAGGTATTTTTCAAAAGTATTTAACAGTAGATAATGATAATGCTGAAGGTGAAAGAAGTGGAGGATTTGGTTCCACTGATAAAACAAATACAAATAATTTACAAGAAGAAATATCAAAAACAATACAATCAAGTTTAAACAATTTATCTGATTTTGGAATAAGTATAAATACTCTTGGGAATAATTTTAGTTTATAGGAGGAGATAAAATGGCAAGAAAATTAATTTCAATTCAAAAAATTATAAACCTTGAACCAATAAATGGTGCTGATAAAATTGAGAAAGCTACTGTCCAAGGTTGGCATATAGTGGTTAGCAAATCTGAAAATCATAAAATAGGTGATTTAATAGCATATGTAGAAATTGATACACAACTTCCTGAAATACCTATGTTTGAATTCTTAAAAGATAAAAAATATAGAGTTAGAACTATAAAATTAAGAGGGCAAGTTTCTCAAGGCTTAATTATTCCTTTAAGAGAAATAGAAAAAAACTTTAATGTTGATATTTCAAAATTCAAAGAAGGAGATGATATTACTTCTTTAATTGGAGCAACCAAATATGACCCTGAGGCAAAAAAAGAGAAAAAATTATTGGAAAATCAAATGGCTACTAATAATAACCCTATTCATAAAAAATTAATGAAATACAAATGGTATAGAAAATTATATAGTATATTCACAATACCACAAAAAGGTGGCTTTCCAGATTGGATACACAAAACAGATGAAACTAGAATACAAAATATACCAGATGAATTTTATGAGATAGTAAATGACCCAACACCCGACAATGAAATATTGTTTGATAGTACGGAAAAATTAGATGGTCAATCTTCAACATACTTTATAAAAAAACATAAAATATTAAACATTTTTCCTAAATATGAATTTGGGGTATGTAGTAAAAATCTAAGATTAAAAATACCTACAAATTCTTCTTACTGGACTGTAGCTAATAAATATAATATGGAAAATGTATTAAAAGATATTTTAAAAACATATAAAGCAGATACTGTAGTAATACAAGGAGAAATTTGTGGAACAGGAATACAAGGTAATAAATATCATATAGATGGTTATAAATTATTTGTATTTAATTTAATAATTGATGGGCAGAAATATAGAACAACTGTTGCTAGAAAAATATTAGAACCATATAATATTGATACAGTACCAATTTTAGATAGAGGAGTTCAATTAAAAGATACAATTGATGATATGGTGACAGATGCTGAAGGAAAATCTGCTATATATAAAACAGAACGAGAAGGTAAAGTATGGAGAGATATAGATAGCAATATATCATTTAAGGTTATAAATCCTAAATTTTTACTAAAAAATAATGAATAATAAAGAAATGGCACCAAGATATAAAATATGGTGCCTATATTACTATATATAGGTCTAGGAGCTCTGAGGATAGCTGTAGAAGTATTTTTATAGCTAAGTGATATAATTATATATCTTAGAAATTAAAACGGATTAAATTTGATTTTAAAAGTTATTATTTTATAAAAAGAGGTGATTATATGAAAAAAGAATGTATTGAATGTAAAAATACAGAAAAATTATACAAATTGGAGAATGGTGAATATGTTTGTATAGATTGCTTAAATAAATTGGCTAAAGAACAAAATGAAATAAAAGAAGAAATTGTAGGGTACTTGAAAGAATTTTATAGTATTTATAGTCCAAGTGCACAAGCTAAAACATTACAGTCAATAGCTATTTGTATTTTATTTGAAAATGGATTATTAGATAAAGAAACAGAAAACAAAATAAAAGAAATGGCAAAGGAGATGAACGAAATTGAGTAATATACTTATTGCATTTGATGAAAGTACAACTTGTACTGGATATGCCGTATTTAAAGATGAAGAACTTATTGATTATGGAGCTATTACACAAAAAAGTAAAAATGTAATAGAAAGAGTTAGCGAAATTGCTTATGCTGTAGAAGATTTGATAAATCATTATGAACCCAATGATATTGCTATAGAAAATGTTCAAATAACAATGAGTGCACCAACTGCTAAGTCTTTAATGGGGCTGCAATTATTAATTGAAATATTATGTTATAGAAAACAAATACATTGTGAAACAATAAGAACGGCTCATTGGAGAAAAGTGTTAGGATTATCAAATAGTCCAAAAATAAAAAGAGCTGAAAAGAAAAAAGAGACAATTGATTATGTTGAAAATAAACATGGGATTAAAATCGATAAAGATGATATAAGTGATGCTATTGCTATTGGAACTGCTTATTTATTAGAAAAGGAGAATTAAAATGCCTTATATTAAAATCATAAAAGTAAAAGAAAGCATTGAAAATCTAAATGAATGTATGAATATATATCAAGCAATAAATAAATTAGACTGGATATTGCAAAACAAATGTATTGATTGCGACAACAATGTATGGACTGTTGCATAAGATACGAAGATAAGATAGCAATAGAAAAATTATTGTCTTATGTCAAAAGAAATAAAATCAAAATAAAAGGAGCAAAAACATTATGAGAGATAAAAATAGAATAAAACCATTTTTAGAAAAATTAGAAGGATATTGGAATAAAGTTCCTGACTGGAGATTTGGTCAGCTTATGATAAATTTCTTAGGACAATTACCAAGAGACCCATTTTTCTATGAAGAAAAAGAAATGGAAGAAGAATTAGATAAATTCTTTTCAGAAATAAAATATACAAAATAAAGAGAGAATAAATTAATATTCTCTCTATTTTTTAGGTATATAAGTATATGCCTATCAATATAAAAACGCCTTAAAATTAATTTTAAAGCCTATTTTTCTAGTACTTTATAGAAGTTATCTTCCAATATATTATCTATTCCTCTTAGTTGCAAATCTTCACAAAATAATTTATACATATTATTTCCTTCACTTATAACCTCATAAGAACAATCTTTATACCAAATTGGTCTACCTTCTAAAGATATTGTTTTTAAAAATTTTAATTGCTTCATTCTATCACTCTCCTAATTAGATTGTTTCCATGAATTGTTTACTTTAATAAATGGTGTCGCTTCTTGATAGTTGCTGTTAACATTTAGAAAAACATCTCCTTTAACCCAATTGTTATTTACTTTTATCCACATTTGGTCTTTTTTTACTGGAAAGTTAATTGTTAATAATTCATTACTTATTTGACCATAATTATTCTTTGTTTTTATTCTAAATTGAATAACCATATCTCCTGTTATAGGAGCAGGAGAAACATATTCTCCTAACTCAAAAGAGAAAGTGTTATCAGTTCCTTCATACATTTTTTGCCATACATATAAATTAGGATTGTCTTTGTCTCTTATTCTATATTCTAATATATATCCTGTTATATATCCTGAACCACCAGTTGCTCCAGACCAACTAATTGTAAATCCATAATATGGCGGCTTTAAACTATCACTACTTGTAGTATAGTTCGTAGGTGGAGTTGGCGACCTAAATGATACGTTTAGTTCTGGAGAATTTATCCAACCAGAAGCTCCATTCAATCCATCCCATACTCTTATTCTGTATTGATATTTTACTCCTACAAATGGTGCTTGATTATACACACTCATGTTTTTTAATACTATTTCTTGATAAGAAGTAGATGTTTGACTGTTTGAAATTCTTAACCATTCAGTCCATCCACCACTAGGTGTAGACGACCTTACTTCTACATCATATAATAATTGCCCACTACTTCCAGCAGTAGCTCCACCCCAAGTTATTACTGGTGCAGTTTCAATTTCGCAAGGATTTGGAGAAATATTACACCATGTTGGTGCTGTCGGATAAATATAATCAGGAACATCTATTCTTGCTTCTGTATAAGGTATAGAAAATCTGCTATTACCAGGAGGAACAGTCATATCAAATCCAACAACTATATCGTTTCCATAAAAAGGCAATGTTATTGAACAATATCTCTCTCTTGACCATTCACTTGTAGCATACCATCTATCATAATATCCTTTAATGTTTGCACTAGCATGATTAGATAATGCCCACATATTAAAGTTAATTTCTCCATTATAAGCAATAAAGTCATTAGCATAAAGGAAAGTACATTTTACTGTAGCATTTAAAGTAATGTTTGCACCATTTCTTACAGCATCAATCCATACTTCAGCATAACCACTTGGAGAGGTATAATCCCATCTATTATAATAAGCCATTTTCTACCTCCTATTTATTTGCTTCTATTTTTAAATATATGTTTCCATTAGCTCCCATTGATGGGTCTGGGTCACTTGTTCCCCATAATACATATGCTTGTTGATACCATTGTCCCCAACTTCCATTCCAGAAATTTCTTACCCAAGTTTGTATCCCACCAGTAGTATAGCTTGTAAATGTTTGTTTTACTCCTGCATGTCTTTCTACAAATAAACTAAATGCTTGTTGTGCTGGCACATTTGCTATTGTAGCAGTGTCTTCATTTGAAGCATTATAAAACATACCTGCTGTTTTGTAATTGTTTAAGTTTGAATTCTTAGGTATAAGTGTTGGTATGTTTAATTTGTTATTTAATGCGTTAGTTACTGCTGTAGAAACAGGCATATCTGCTGGTGCTATATTTTGAACATTACTTAATCCTATTTGATTTTTATCTAATAATAAATAAAATTTGCTGTTATAATATTTTAATAATACATTTCTTCCAGCTACAAAAGTATTTGCTCTTACTGTTGTTCCATCAGCCATAACAATTGGCTTAGCTGTATCTCCATTAATAGATAATGTTATATTATCTGAATTACTTACTGTAGGAATAAAAGAAATAATCCCCATATCATTACCAAATGAATTTGTTATTGGAGTTGGGATACCTGTTATTGTAACATTATATCTAGTATTCGTACTAGTTGATAAAAATGTACCATTTAATACTTGTTTAGGAGTAAATGGATACATAGGCTCATATCCTACACTTGTAAGAACTTGCATTATAATATTCTTTGCCATATCTTAACCTTCCTTTCTATTTTGATAATATTGTTGATATTACATTACTTGCAATAATTTCATCTGTATATTCTTCTATTTTTTCATTAACAATTTTCTTTGCTAATTCTTCTGCTTGTAGTTTTGTCATTTTTACATAACCAGTTTCATTTGGATTATGGTCTTGAAAATATACTAAAACATCATCTATGTATATTAAATATGCCTGACCAATAGTATAATTTCTACTGTCTATTATATCTTTAGCTGAAACTCCATTTATATCAGATTTTTTATCCCATATCTCATATTTAAATCTTTTACTTTGAGTTTCTTTTATTTCTTCTCTATTTGAATTGTTTATTATGTTCTCTATTTCTTGTAAAGAAACAGACTTACCTTTTTCTTGAATATATTTTAATATACCTTCTTTATTAATCATTTTTATCTCTCCTTTTATATAAGAGAGAGTATATTTCAACTCTCTCACTATTTCCAATCAGCTGGAATACTATTATAATCACTCAATTTAGTACAACCTTTGAATGCTTCAGCATGATTTGTTAATGTTTTAATTTTCTTTAATGAGTTAATCATTTTAGTAGCTGTTCCACCATTACCATCTGTTAGATTTGTATTTCCATCAAATAATTTAGAACAATTTTCCAATGCTGGGCATATTGTGTCTAATTTACTCCAATCATAAGCTGGCACATCATATTCTCCACCCATACTTGGTAATATCCTAGCATATGTTTGACCTTGGAACATACCTTCTATATTTTTAAGAACTTTACTCTTGTAAATAAATGGAATAGTTTCATAGCCAAAAGTTTCTGTCATATTACAGTTCTTCCATAAATAAGAAGCATTTTGTATTTTGGTTTGAACTGGGAATAACAAATTAGGATTTTGAGTATTTTCACCTATAAAGTCTGTTGTTACATTTGCAAATAAATATGAAACATCAACTAATTCAGGATTGTTTACAAATAAAACATTACAAAGTTCAACGCCAATAGATATTGAAGCTTCTTTGTTTACTGTTATATGTTTGCATCCATCAAATGCATGTGATATATTTGTTAGCTTATGACAATTGTAGAATAGTCCCATAGGTATTCCACAATTATTTACATTGTTTCCTAGGTTAGTACAATTCATAAATATACTTGACATATTTGTTATATTAGGACAATAAGTAAATAGCTGATTATTTGCTTTTGTTGCGTTGATTTTTAGTTCTGGATAACCTGCACTATCATCTACATCAAATACATTGTGAGTTCCTACATCTGTTAATGTGGTACAACCTTTAAACAAACCAGAAACATTGGTTAAGTTACTATTATGTCCAAAAATAGTTGTAAAATCTTTTATTTTATCTAAATTTAATTTAATACAATTATTAAACATTCCTATGGCAGATTGTATTTTTTGTCCAATAATATTTGGTGTTATTGTGGCTAGTTTTGAACAATTACTAAACATATATTGTGCAATAGTAACATTCGTCATATCTATTGTTGGTATTGAAGTTATTTCTTTACAAGTTTCAAACATGCCTGACATATTTGCTACTTTTTTAGTATTCCATTTAGAAACAAAATCAAAGTTTTCCATAACATGGCATTTTTCAAAACATTGTGCCATTGTAGTTACCTGTGATGTATCTATATTAGAAAAATTTAAAGCAGTTAATGCATTACAATTCATAAATGTTCTAAGCATTGCTGTTGGTGCAAATTTACCATATATCTGTATTGTAGTTAATTTGTTTAAATCTTTGAATAGTTCAGTAGCATCTTTTATACTTTCTAATCCAGAATTTTTAATTTGTAATTTCCCTGTATAATTTGTTCCTACTTTTAATACTTTATATGTTGGATTATCTGTAAGTAATTTAGAAACTTGTTGTTTAAATATAGCTCCATTTGTATCTTTATTAGATGTTTTAGATACATAAATTGTTTTACCTGTTGAACTATCTGTTCCACCAAATATAACATATTCTTCAGTTGGAATTTCACTTGCTTTATAAGCTAAACCAGTTGTTTTATCTACAGCATATAACTCTATAACATTAGAGTTGTTACTTTTTTCAACTAATTTAACATAATAATATAAAGAAGTTGCAATATGTGATAATGCTTGAGTATTACTATTTCCATATAAAGATTGTATTAGTTCATTTGCTACTGTAGCCGTTAGTCCTGTACTTGGAGTATATCCACTTATATTCCAATTTTTATTTATTATTGCTAATTTTTCTGCTTCGGTTAATAAATTTAATCCATTAGCATGTAAATATAAAGTAGGTTTTTGATTTGCTGGCATTTTTACTAAACTATTAGATACATTTATTAAACTTTCATGTGTAAGATTTGGATTTTGTCTTAAATCAAAACTTACTTTGATACTTGGTTCATTACTACTATCTTTAAATCCTTTTAATGTAGTTAACGCAGTGCAACCATTAAATGTATTTTGTGATACAGTTACATTACTATAATCTATATTTCCAATTCTTGTAAGTTTAGGACAATTTAAAAACATATTAGTCATAGTAGTTACATTGCTAAATATATTATCTCCAACAGTTGTTAATACTGGACTATCTTGTAAAAATCCTGTAGTTATTTGTAATCCTTTAAATGCATTGTTTCCTATTGTTTTTAAATTTGTTTTAGCGAAACCACCTGTTATTGTTGCATTATTTCCATTAAAACAATTATCTGGAATTATTGTTATTGGATTACCAGCAAAAACATTATTATAACTAGTTATATTTGTACCATATTGGAAAATTCCACTTGGTATAGTAGAAATCTTACAACTACTAAATAAACTTAACACTTCTTTTACAGATGCAAAAGCTGTCCCAAATAAATTAGAAGGTAATGTTACTAAAGAAGTACAGTTACCAAACGCAGAATTATAAGTAGATACAATAGGGTTATTAATAAATAATTGATTTGGTATAGTTGTGATTTTAGAACAATAAGTAAATACACTGGCAAAATTTGTTACTTTTGGATTATTATTAAACAAGCCAACTGGTATACTTACAATAGGTGTTTCTCTAAAACAATGAGAAAAATTTGTTACTTCAATACAAGCATCAAATAAACCTGTTGGTATACTTGTTATACCCGATTTTGCAAAAGTATAAGAAAAATTAGTTATTTTAGAGTTGTTATCAAATAATCCTAAAGGTATTGTTTTTAATGCCTTACAACCTTCGAATGTATGTGCTGCACTTGTTACCGTAGAAGATTTAGCAAATATATCATCAACTATACTTGTTAAATTAGCACAATTAAGGAACATATTACTAATATCTCTAAAACTTAAAACACATTTTGGTATTTCTTTTAAACATTTAGCCACATTATCTGTAAACTTAAATTCATTTGCTGTACCAGTTATCTTAATTTGATATTCTCCAGCTTTGCTATAAGTATGCGTTGCTTTTGTATCTTGATAACTTGTAATTCTAGGTGAAGTTGTTCCATCTCCCCAATTGATAATATAATCATAAGTGCCCCCACTTGTCATTGGTATTGATATAGTATTATCTCCTAAACTTGTATCTACTATCATAACAAAGTCACTTGTTTCAGGAACAAATGTGTATTCTTCAACATATCCAGCTATGTTGGCTGTAGAAATATCTATACCACCTATAACATATCCTTTAACATTATTATACTCACTTATCATTGAGTTTCTTGCATGCCTCATAGGAACTTCATTTTTCCATGTGTTTGTAGCAGGTTCATAAACCTCACAAATATTGGTGCTATATTGTAATTCATCTAAACCACCTGCACAAAAGATTTTATCTTCATTTTCAAATGTTGCCATATAACTTCTTGGACTTTTCATTTCTTTACCTTTTGACCAAGTTTTTGTGGTTGTATCATATATTTGATTTTCAGAATAAGAGTTACCTATTAAATCTCCACCACCAATAAAATATATTTTATTGCCTACAGAAGCAATTGATGAAGCATATCTAGGAACTGGCATAGTAGAAAGTTTAGTCCAAGTTTTATTAGAAGGTGTAAACTTGTATAATCCTCCATCTATTCCAGTAGGTGTTATAAATCCTGCAATATATGCTTCATTGTTTATTATAGCGACAGAAGTCAAATAAGACATACTTATAGGGAAATTTCCCATAGCAGTCCATGTATTATTTGTAGGATTATAAGTATAACATTTATTTGTTGGTACTCCAGATACATTTAATCCACCAGCACAATAACCTACATTATTAATAGCAAAAGAAGCTATAGCATCAGCAGCAACTGGATAATCAGCTTTCTTTGACCATGTATTTGTTAATGTATCATAAGCCTCATTTAATGCAGTAGTTACTAAGCTACTATTTTTACCACCTATAACATAAATCATATTATCTATCATAAATGAACCTGAAGCAAATCTAGGCGTTGTTTCAGCTCTTTTTACAGTCCAAGATGTTTGTATTATTTCATCGCCTTGTGTTATTTGAAACCAGAAATCCCCTATATTATATCCTGTTGGAGTTTCTTTTTGTATAGGCGTTCTTGTTGCTTTATCTGGTAACATAATTAAGCTCCAAGGATAATGGTTTAGATTTGGTGCCGTATTTTGATTATTAGCAATAGCCATCCACATTTTATTTTGAAATATAACGACATCTTGTGATTTATATGCTGTTGTACTACTCCAAGCACCTAAATAGTTTAAGTTCTTAAATCCACCATAACCTTGTAATCCTTTTATATCATATTCTCTCCAATATTCTGTATTTGTAGGAGGAGTTCCTAAAGGTGGTTGTGTATTTGTATAAGCAAAATATCCTTTCCCTTTATAATAAACTAAATTGTGAACATTATATTGAGTTTCAGCGTTCCATTCTCCCATTACCTTAGTATAATCTATCATCTTTTGAAATACAGATAATAATCCTTCTAAGAAATAATCTATATCTATTTTAGGCATTAATTCTCTTCTATTAACTTCATTTAATAATGTATTAATGTTTTCTGCATTCATGATTTGGTTCGCTACTTCTGGGTTCTGTGCTAATATATTCTCTGCTTGTGATATATTGTTAGCCTCCATTGCTTTATAAAAATCTAAAAATGTAGCTTGACTACTTAAATGCATATCGTCCATTAATTCAATAACTCTATTAGCCATTCTATCTCCTCCTTTCTATATTACTTGATACCATTGGTCTCCAATAATTTGGTCTGTTGGTTGTATTTCAGTTACAGGAATTTGTATAGCAGGTAAAGCTGTTAATACTTCTGTCCAATAAGAAGAACCAGCAGCAGGTTGTTGACCTCTATTTCTCTTAGTTGCTGCCCACCATTTATTCCCAAATACAACTACATCATTTACGTTATATTCCATTGTACTATCCCAAATATAAGTAAATGATAATCCTTCTCCTGATAAACCTCTTTCTCCTCTTAAGGTTAACACTCTCCAATAACTTGTATTTGTTGGAGCTATTCCTGTATCAGGCTGTTTTATACATAGATATAGAAAAGTTCCTTCAGTAGTAGTGTAGTCTACCATATTGTTTTTATAATATTGAGTAGTGGGACTATATACACCTTTGAAGTTAAATTTGTCTACTTCTGCATACCAAACAGCTTGTTTTTCTGTGATATAATTTTTTATATCTCCATCATAAAATCTTTCTAATGCCAAGATTGCATCTCTCATTTGATTGTAATCATTTGCATTAAATATTTTTCCATTTAGTTGTGGATTTGCATTTAATATAGCACTAGCATTAGCAAAATCTCCTGTAACAATTGATGCTTGAATTTGTGAAACTAATTGAGCATCAGTAGAATTAGTAATGTTACTTTTTAATTGTATATTATCTAACTCTCCAGGATAATTTGTGAAATCTAAATCTGGATATAATACTGACATTTTCTTTTCTCCTTTCTATGTTTTAATTATATAATTTACTACTAATGTTGGTTGTATATTATTATGTGGTTTTCCTTCTCCACTATCACCCATTGCATCTCCTATGCTTCTATTGTTAAGAAATCCATCATATACAAAAACATCATGTTGTATTCTTCCACCATCATCTCTATAATACATATCATGTCTATGTCTAGGCATTTCTGGTATGGTTAAGGTGTGTTCTTCTTCTCCTAATGTTTTACCAAGAGCTCCAAACACAGAACCACTTTTTATTCCTGCTGGAATTCTACCTTGCATATCTGGTACATTAAATGTTGTAGAATTATCACCTTGACCGTATGTAGTACCTATTACTGAATATAAATCTGCATAAGTTTCTCTGCTTATTGCAGCTCCATTACATAATAAATATCCTTGTGGTGCATTTACTCCACAAAAAGGCAATATACAACCAGTTGGTACAGAACCACTCTCAATTCCATTTTCTATATTATTCATTCTTGATGCCGTTACTTTTGTACCTTCATTTTCTACAACACCAGGATATGGAGTTAATGTTATTGTTCCATTATCATTTGTTACCATATTAAATGTCATAGGTTTTTCAACTTGCCTATCTTGCCAGTTAGTTTTTTTATATGCCATATGTATATCTCCTTTCATTATTATTCATAATATGGAAATTGTTTTTGCTCAGTAGAATAAGCATTTCCACAGCATAAATATTCATTTGTATATGTTATTATTTCTGGTTCATCTGGATATACTTTAATTGCATTTATAACCATATTTGAACCTACATCTAAAGGTATTTCTAAAGATTTAATTAAATAATCACCTTCAATACCAATCTCTTTGTTATTGTGTTTTATTTTTATGTTAACATCATTTAACCACGGAATTGGCACTACCTCTAATGTTATAGCATCATTCATTCTTGCATATAAAAATAACTCATAATTAGCTCTTTGTTTTGCCAAGTCATTATTATAAATACGCTCATCATTTACTATAAAATTTATTTGTCCTATACTACTTATATTAAATGGACTATCTGTTAAAGTATCTCTTCTCACTGCTGTAACTTGTTCGCCAGTATCTAATAATCTTCCATATACAATAATATTGTTTTTTACATTTTCAAAATCTACATTTATATTATCACTAATAATTAAATTTTGATTTAGCTGGTCAAAATCTAACACAACTGCCTCATCTACACCATCTGGAATTTGTTGCCAATGAAATACTCCATCAACATCAAAAAACATTTCCCAGCCAGCATATAAATCTCTAAGCTCAACTAATAAATCATATACAGTTGAGCCCATATCTTTCTTTATGTCATATGGTACAGTATAACCAACATCTTCTATAATATATTTATTAAAGCCACCAAGTTGTGTTATAGTTTGTTTAACAACATCAGCAACTTTGCTTTCTGCTGGTATTACTGTAGCAACAGCAGGCAGTTGACCATTTCTTCTTCCAGATAATTTTGACATTAAATCTAAACCTTCAAATGTTACTGTTTTTGTGGTTGAATTATATACACTATTAGGATTGTTTATTAAAAATATCCCCATATTCCACCATACAGTATTGTTATTATCTCTAGGGTTATCTATACCTTGATAAATTTTAATAAACTTATCTATCCATAATATATGACCTGGTGCCACCATATTATCAACTTTGTCTATAACTAATGTAAGACTGCATGTTCTTCTAATATCAGAAGTAGCATCAATACTAATGCTTCCTGAAGTTACTCTCCCTTCTAATGAGTTAACTGTTTGAAAGTTAAAATTTAAAACTTCTATCTTTATTTTACTATTTCTTACTTTTGATTGTATTAAATCATAATCTGTTTGTGTAGGAGTTACTGCCAACTTTAGTCACCTGCCTTTCTAATTATTTGCATAAATTAAATTGTTATCATATAAGTCTTGACCACTATGTGGGTCACCAATTTCTGACCAGTTGAAATCTACTCTAGCAAATCCCATTCCAACCTCTGAATAATAAGTTATAGGTAAATTATCACTTAGAGTAACTAACCATATATTCCCATTAAAGTCTTTTAATATCTTAGCTGATGGAGTTGTTAAGAAATTCTTTATTGCTTGTAATCTTTCAGAAGTCTCTTTTCTGTCTAGTTCTTCGTTTTTATCTAATACTATTATACTTCCACCTACAGTTCCTTTGTCATAACTTAATTGTCCATTGCTAATAATTACAGGATATTTACTTCCGTATGGTTCATATGTTGCCGTTAAATGTACTCTTTCATTATTGCTATAACTTGCATTCTCTTTAAATTTATAACTATTTTCTCCATCAGTAATAAATATTCCATAGAAATTTGACTTAATACTGTTAATTGAATATTCTCCTTCAACATTTCCAATAATTGGAACTATTGCATATTCATATTCTGTATCATTTTGAGCTAAATAATCATATCTTACAAAGTCAATTTCTTTTGGGTTATTAATTGGAACATTATACAATGTATGCCAATCAAATGTACCTTTTCTTCTTCTTTTTATTTTTATTGCACTTATTTGAGTTACAACATAATCTATATTACCAGCATTTATATTCCCATTAAAATCAGCGTCCATTTGTGTGTTTAAATCCCATTCTCCTGGATATGTTGTTATATATGGAAAATCTACATCTTTTGTAATATTGAAATGGTCGTATATGCCATTTTCTAATCTTACTCTTTCTATATTTGTTAAATTCGTAGGAACAGGCTGCCAGCAATACCTGTCCTGCAAAAAGTTATATCCTAAAAATATCATATATACTAGCCACCTTTCCTATGCTTTTGTTGTTACTCTTTGACTTATTCCACCTATATTTCCAGATAAGTCTATTGCTTCTACTCTAATTGTATAATAGGTATCTGCTTTTAAATTATCAAATACATAATTATTTGTTGAAGCCACTCCATCAATAGGCACAACTTCATCCCAACTTAAACCATTATCTTTACTAAACCTTATAGTTCTTAAACCTGTTTCATCAATAGCATGAGCAGTTATAGGTATTTGACTTTGTGTTATATCATTGTTATTTATATCAATTGTAACAATTGGTTTTGTCTTATCTATTGGATTATCTTCTTCATTATATATGCCCAAGTCCTCTATTTTTAAATCAAATAAGTTGTTTTTTCTTCTTAACCATATAAATACTTTACTTGTATCTTCTGGTATATCTATATAATTACTATGAGTAAAATAAGGCATTTTATTTGAGTTATAGCATTTTAATTGAATATATGCATTTTGAGCTTGTTGCTCACTATAATTATTTACATAATCAAATCCAATATTTCCTAATAACTCATTATTAGTAAAAACATTACTTTCAGGATTATAAGATACTAAAGTTTTTAAAGCATTAGCATTTTCTTCTGTTAATTGCTTTATTAATGGTTCTGCCAACCTAAATACACCTTTTATGTTGTTTTTAGATAAGAATGTTTTTAGTGTTGAAACAGAAGTTACACCTCTACTTTTTAGTATTCTTAGCGAAATGTATTCTCCAGATTGACATATGCCTTCAATATCTATATTCCATAATTTCGCTGTGGTATAACTACTTAACTCATCTGATAAGCAATTGATTTTATCAGAAGTTAATCCTACTTGATTATTTGGTATAGAAAAATACATTGTTTGATTTTGATTTGGAGCACTAGTTGCAATCCATTTCTCTGTCCCGTTTAATATTCTTTCTTGAGTATAATCAATTAATACAGGTCTATCTACATAAGGATAATATTGAGTAGCTTTACCTTTTTCTATATAAATATGGTTGCTTAAAATTTCTGATTTTGTTAAGTCTTTTTGCTTAGGATTATTAGTTTTAGTTACTATTATCTTTACACAATCTTTATGAGTTGTAAATACCCCAGAACCTTTTATAACTTCACCTGATTTTTCATGTCCTTCTTCATCTAAGTATTTTATAAGATTTCCTTGAGAATTATAATACCATATATAATAAGTATTATTACCATCTTGTATAAATGCATAAACACTTTCGCCTACAACATTTGCACTTTGATTTTCTGGGTTCAATATGTTCAAAGATTTTAAAGCTATTAAATCAGCATAATTTTCAGAACCAATTGCCATTAAAGGTTTATCTAATGTTATTACAGAAGTATTTTCTTTATAAGGTTCATAGTCTGTTATTTCATTGCTTTTCTCTATTTGTATATTCCATATTTCTAATGAGTTTGAAGCATTAGTAGCATCTACAAAGAACACTAACTGTAAATCATATAATCCTTCAGGCATGATAAATACGCCGTTATTTATTTCTATTTCTTGTATTCTTTCTTGCTCTTCTTTTTCTGTGGCATATAATTTAAAACCTTTTAAATTTCCTTCGTATTGATAAGAAATAGCATATTTTTCGCCAGCATTTAATATATTTCTATATCCAATAGAAAAATATGTGTCCTGAGAAGTTACTACATTAACTACTTGTAAATTATATCCATTTGATATTCCTTGATAGGTAACATTATTTCTTAATATATATACTGGCTTTTTATAATCATATAAGTTTTTACCTGATACAGTTGGATATATATTATACATATTAGGTGCCTGATAATCTGTTGCTATACCACCACTTTCCAATTGAATGTTACTTATATCTATATCCACATCAGCCAATATAATAGTCTTAACAAATTTAATATATAGATAAGTGCCTTGTGGAAATTCTTCTCCGTTTATTTTATCTGGTACAAGAAATGTTACTTTGTTTCTTCCTTCGTTTAAGTTAAGATATTGCGTACTTTCAATCATTTCTCCTTGCCAAGAATTATCTTTCCCGTATCCTATATCAAAATATAAATCTGTTGAGGCATTATTTATTTTAAAATCAAAAGATAATGTATAAATATAGCCAGACCTTAATTTGAAATCTGTATAAGTTGTTTCATCATATTCTTGATTATAGCTTACATTAAAGTCCCTTATATTTATTATATTCTTTCTATCACCGACAGAATATATCTTTGAAGGATTATTTATATTTGGAATAGGGTATTTCTTTATATCTAGTAAGGCTAAATTTTCTGTTGTAGAAAAGTTAGTTGTTGGTGGATATGATAAAGTTAAGTTTAACTCATCTAATACTTGTTTTTGTTCAGTAGTAAAATTTAATTTTTCATATGCATTTTCTATAACAGGAATATAAAACACCATATTATTTGTTTGCAACTGAGTATTAAAATCTGCTGCAGGTTTCCCATCAGTATATATATATATACCACCATATTTAACAGTAAAACCATAATTACAATCATATGTTTGACCTGACTCCAATAAAGGTAGACTTTCACAATAAGCTATATTATCTGGTGGTGTTAAACTACAATCTTTCAAATCGGCATCATTAAATTGGTATCTATATTTTCCACTAACCGATGTATTACCTTGAGATACTTTGTTATTTACTCCATCTAACACTACTTTTTTCCAAGTATGAATTTCTTTATCTGAGCTTTTGTCAAAGTAATCTCCTGTCAACATTGGCTTTTGAACTGGCAATATTTTAGTTTGTTCTTGGTGTTCTGCATATTCTGTTGCTACTTTTCCTTTTTCTATTTGTAAGTATTCAAAGTTGTATATTTGTGGTCCTGACCCTGTTCTAATGTACAAAATCCCATCAATTGTAGATGTTATGGTTATTTTTTGTTCTGTTCCATTTAATGTTATCTTTTCTTGTTCTATAAAAGAATCTGTTCTTTCTGTAAACTCTGTATTAGTTCTTAAAAATAATCTACTATCTGTTGTTGTTGTTGTTCCTCTGGAACTTAATGTAAAACTTTCTCCTTTTTTACAATTGCAAATAAATGTATTTTGTTTTTTTAATTTTCCTTCTTTTAATTTAGGAGCTATGTTTTTATTCTGTTTCTTTATTCCTACACTACCTTGTCCAAATTTAGAATGACTTGTTGGGGCTGTGCCTTTTTCAATCTTAGGTTTAAATACAATATTTTTTACAGTTGTTCCTTGTTTTATATTTATTGCACATTTTATTGCTTCTGTATTCTGTTGAAGTGTAAAATTGCTAGAATCTCCTAAATCTAATGCAATAGATTCCCATGTATTATTCCACAAACCTATTCTATATGTATTATTGCCCCCTCCTTTTGGACAACCACTTATGCAATATTCCCCTTTTTCTAAATTAATTTGATTATTAATTGTCAGGGAGGCTTCTGCTTTAGCTATTCCATTTGCTACTACTGTTCCATCTGTATTTACTGTGAATGTTATTCCGTTTGTTGTTAATGTTTTAGCAGTATTTTCTAATAAATTAATGTTATCTCCTACTGCTCTTATTTCAGATGGATATTCTGGACTTGGACTTGCTCCGTATGGTTCGTATGGTTTCTCTGTTGTGCCTTTAACCAACTGCACATTTTTTCTTTTTACTTCTTGTCCACGAACATTTGTTGAGTAGCTTATTCTTACATACTTACAATTTTGAATTGTTCTAAATGTTTTTTTATACATATTTTCGTAGAAGAAATTTAATACTTGCATAAAAGATTTGTCTTTGTTATATAAAATTATTCGTGCTTGAAAAACTGGTGATGTAGATGTCCATCCTAGCAAATAATCCGTAAATTCTTCCACTTCTATAAAGTCTGATAAAACCCAATTTTCATTTGCCAGTTCTACTCCATTATCGGTAATAAATTTATTTAAAATATTTTTTACATTAAAAAGGTTATACCCTTCTCTCACATTTTGCTCTACATTCCCCAGAATATTTACTTGTAATGGTGTTTGTTTTATTGTGTCTATACTAAGTGATTTTTCTGTTCCAAAATCTTTTTCTGGCTCAGAATTTTGTCTACTACTTCCTCTTATACTTAAATTAGTTATTTTATCATTTTCACTATCTACCAAATTTACATTTTTTCCATATATAGTTGTTATTTCAGGTAGTTTTTTTATAGTATCTCCAAGCATCCATTTTAATTCAATTTTGTTTGGTTTTTCTTCTGAGTTTAGATTATTAGTTAAAGTTATTATTTTTTCATAAGGATTAAAATCTCTTCCCCATGCTCTCATTGTAAAATTGTTTTGTATTCTAAAACCTTCACTCCATTCTACCCAAGCATTAGGGTCTCTTAAATCTACCTCTTTATCATCTATATAAATTGGCGGCTTAGGATTTGAATTACCATCAATAGCTACTATATTAGAAGATATTTGTATATATCCATCTTCACAGTTATTAACTAAATCACATATAGCAAAAGAAGCTGGTTGTAAATATCTTACTGTAAAATATCTTAAACCTGAACTTATTTTAGTGCCATTAATTGTTTGACCTGTTAATTCAACATAATAAGAAGTATCATTACTCATTCCTACAAAAGTATAAGATAAAGAATTGTCTGTTTCATAATATATTAAAGGAGATTGGCTTAATATTTCTTTGTTACTATCATATAATGTATATTGATAACTATTCAATATTTCCTTCTCTAATTGTAAATAATTACCTGTAAATTTATATGTTCCATTTTCTATAATTTCTGTTATAGGTATATTATCTATTGTTAATATTGGTTGGCTATAACAATAAAATGGAATTGCTATACTAGCAGAACTTTCATTTCCTCCATTATCTATTGTATAAATAACAGCATTATAATATCCACCATTCTTTAATGTGTTAGCTGGAATTAAATGCTCTAATTTCATAGTAGATTGTACTTTATTATATACTTCTTGACCTGTTTTATTATCACTAATAACTAGTCTATTACCAATTACTTGAGCCCCACCTATTACGATAAAACTTATAGTGTTAGATTTTGTCGCATCAAATGCTACTATAGGATTTAAAATAGGTTGTGTTAATTGTTGTATCGCCATTTTGTTTTTCTCCTTTCTATTCGATTTTATGTATTGCCGAGATTTCTCGGCTTAAGCAGAGGTATCTATCCATAATTTAATTGAGATATCTGTAGGTTCTGTATCAGAAATCTGTATCTCATCTACTCCACTTCCACCACCAGTAGCATTAATTGTTACATCGTTTCCTGAAACAGATAATGTTATATTTTGACCTGCTTTTATGTTTTTTGTTTCTATTTTTTTGTTCATTGTATTCTCTAATGCAAGAATATCATCTTGTAAGGTATCTATCATGTTTGAGTTAACATTAATATATCCATGTAATACTTTACCTTGATTTGCAGATAATGCATCTGTTTTAGAAGTTGAAGTTAAATTATCTATTACTGTTGCTACTACTGCTTGACTTTGTTTTGCTTTTATGATATAATTAGTTGTGATATATGGTGGCAAGTTATTGTGAGCCCTATCTCCACCAGCAGTACCAAATCCCGTAAAATTATGTGCCGTATATGCTGTTCCATCTCCATCAGTTGCTATATTGGCAAATCCTCTATCATCATTTGTAAATCCAAAACCACTTGTTGGTTGTGGCTCTGCTGTTCCTGGGTTTCTCCATGATGTTAATGGATGTTTATGAATAGGCATTTCATTGAATGTTAATTGATGTACCTTTTCTCCGCCTTTTTTATTAAGACTATTAAAATCGCTATCACTACTATTTAATCCAACAGTAAATCTTCCTTTTTTATCAGGTAAATTAAATGTTGTACTTCCATCTCCTGCACCATATGTTGTTCCTAATATAGCAAATAATTCAGCATATTCTGTTCTACTTACTGCTTGACCATTACATATAAGCCAATTTGAAGGAACTTTAGAACTATACCATTCTACTACTGAACCTATTGGTAATGTATCTGATACAACAGAATTTGGGTCTAATCCACTTAAAGTTCCATCTGCTGATACATTTAAATTCTTACCTACTTTAATACCACCTAATCTTGAAGCTGTTGCTATTGGTATAGAACTTATAAATCCATTATCATTAGTTAATTCAGAAGTTTTTGTTGGCACTGTTATATTTACTACTTTATTGTTTATTGGTAAATTAACTCCATTTTTTTGGATTGTTTCTATTTTATTTACTTGGGCATCACTTGCTATTCCATCTAGTTTAGTTTTTAATGCTGCTGTAAAATTATTATCTGTATGAACATATTTTGTATCATACACAGTATCAGAAGGTAATTGAACCTTTGGTACTTTTGTATTACTATCTAAAGTTGCAACACCATTAGCTGTTCCTTTTTGTGAACTTGGAATAAAATTCAAGCTAGGTTTTCCATTTAAGTCATTATAGTTTCCAGTTTTAGATATTTTGTGAAGTAAAATTGTATCTTTTATTGTTTCATTAGCATTTGGGTCTTGGGAACTAGTATTATTAGTATTTAATATTGGTTTGTTTGTCAAGTCGTTATAATTACTAATTCCGCCGCTTCCACCACCAGTAGAACCTGGTATTGCTTCAATATATATATCAGAAAAGTTGTTTAAAGGAGCTTTAACTTTTACTATGTCTCCAACCTCTAAGTTGCCATTATATTTTAATTGATATTCTGCATTATTGATTTGAACCTTATATATTCCTGCATCAATTTCTTCAGTTATTTTTGCTCTATATGTCTTATCATATTTTAAAGATTTAACTTTTGGTTCTACAATGTTGTTAATAGCTTGAATTATATAATTTAAACTTTCCTTAGTTTTCTCTGCCATATTAAAACTCCTTTCTTTATTTTCTTAATGCTGCATTTGAAGCTGCCATTCTTGGTAAATTCTTCAACTCTTTTATAAATTCATCAGTATTATGAACATTTGGTAATTCTATACTATTTATATATACTGATTGATTGTCATTTGTTATTCTATCATAACTTACACTTCTACCAAATGCATTAGGGTTTTGTTGAACATTTGGCACCATTCCAGATAATGCTTGATTAATTCTATCTTGCATTGCTGAACTATATACCAATTCGCTTGTTGCATTTCCAGAAGAAGCTAGTATGTCTTGTACTGTTGTATTTAAGCTTCCTAGAGCGTTATTGTAGTTGTTTAACCAATCAGTTGCTTTGCCTAAGTATTCAGCACTATCTAAGCCGTACTTTTTAAGCTCGTTTCTTAGCTCTTCAAATGATTGAACACCTTCTCTATTTGCTTTGTCAATTAGATATTCTTGCTCATCTAAGAAGTTTTGAAGGGCATCAATTCTATCTTGATAACTGTTCTCAATAGCTTCTTTTTCTGCTTCAAGTTGTTCTAGCTGGTCATCTCTTATTTGCTGATTTAAATCATCTTGAGCATCTTTTAATTCTTCTTCAGCGTCTTTAATGGCATCAAAATCAGCCTCCCATACGACATTCTGTTACTTTCCTCATTGTCAGAGTACTAACCATATATAATATGGCGATTAGTCATTTCTGGCTAATTCTCACATTTCATTTTTAGATTATAGTGTGAGTTCGGACTGTATATTCCACTCTCTGTGGGATAACTTCACAATTAATATTGCTATTAATTGCCCGCAGTCTCTACGGTTTCTAAATTTAAGGTCTCTTTTAATTTTTGTTCTATATCTTCATTATACCATATCTCTAATAGATTAATATTATTATCTTGTGCATATTTCTTTTTTCTATGGTCATGTTCGGTTCTTGTCTTAAATCCTTTTTCTCCACCAAAATATTTTATTGAAGCCTCATGTTGCTTACCTTGATATTCTATTAATAGGTTGAACTTTGGAACAAAAAAATCATAAGATAGTTGCCCACCATTAATTCCAAGTAATCCATTATATTTTTTTTGTTGAATATATTCTATATTATATTTAGATAATATTTCTGCTATTTTCTTTTCTCCATGAGACAAACAACATAAAGGACATCCAACACCTTCCAACATATGATAAGCTTTGACTGTTCCTACATAACCACATATAGAACATTTATATTCTATATTATGTTTTGCTCCTATATAGCTACTTAATATTTTAATATATGGATTTCTACTTTGAATTATATTCTCAAATTCTTCTTGAGTTAACTTAACTTTCCCCGAACACTTTGGACATTTAGGATTTCTGGTTAACTCTGCTGCAATTTTATATCCAATATATTTACATTTTAAGCACATATATTGAATTTTATTTTTACTTTTTGTGTACTTTCCTAGTATTTTAATATTTGGATTAATATTTCTTATGTTTCTTACATAATCTTCGTGTGTAGTATTCAAATTATTAGCACATTTTGGGCAACCTATACCTCTTAGTATATTCTGTGCTATCTTTTTACTTTCATATCCACATACTAAGCATTTATAACTTATATAATTTTTAGTTCCTGTGAAATTTTCTAATATTTTTATATTAGGATTAATATGTTCTACTCTTTTTAAAAATTCTTCATTACTTAACTTTTTTCCGCATTCTATAACTCCTTAAATTTAGTCTTACCTCGGTCTTATCCATCTCTGGACTTTAACCGATATAGTTATCTTTTACAAGGGCTCACATTTTACCCTTGACCGCTCTCTATAAACTTGTAGATTACGATTTTTTCTGCTGTTTTCTAATTTTAGCTTCGCCTCTTCTACTGAAAGAAGCTTTTCTTCCATCTCTTTCTGTTTGTCTATTTCATTATTCTGTTTTTCTAACGCTTCAATCTGTTCGTTTAAAGCCTTTAATCGCTCATCATTCTTCATTGCATGCTCTAAATCTTCTATTTGATATTGAACTTGGTCTAAATAGCTTTGTTGGAATTCTTCCATTAAATCGTTGAATTTTTCAAGCTTTTTCTCTGGTATATCTTCTAGTTGTTCATAGTAGTCTTTGACATCTGCCGTTAGGTCTCTTATAGAACCATCTAGGTCTCTATTGTCATCATTTAAGTCTTGGATTTTATCTAATAGTTTTTCTGCATTCTTGGCGGCATCTCCAGTTAAGTCTGATAAATGTTGCATATTGTTAATATATAATTCATTACTTTGTGCATTATAATCTATAGCAAATCCTTGTTGTCTTAATTGATTGATAAAGTTATTTATTTGCCCAACCTGTGCATTCTTTAAGTCATTAGTTTTGTTTATTTGGTTGTTAGTAGCATCTATTAATTGTCTAATATATTTTTCTTGTTCATTAAAGTTGTCAGTGTTTTTTAGGGCATCATTTAGTTTATCTACACTTTCTTCAGCATTATCTAAGGCGTTTTTATACCAATATAAAGCGTCTACCTCGGCTTTGTATTCTTCTTTAGCTGATTTTGAAGAACCTGATTTTTTGCCTTTGCTTCCCCCGCCTGAACTTTTCTTAGAACTTCCTGTGTATCTATGTCCACTTCCAGAAGTACCTCCTGCTTTACTTGTTGTTTTGCCTAATCCTGAAATGGTAGAATATATATTTTTATATTTTTCCACAATAGCATTTGCTTGCTCTGCATATCCTGCTCCAGCATCTTTTCCATATAATTCGGCAGATTTAGCTAATTCACTATTGAATTGTTGCATAGTAGGTATAGTATTAGCCATATCTGTTTTAGTATTATTAACATCTGTTCCTAAATTTTCTACTGCTTGTCTAGCAACACTAGAAAGTCCTTGTATGTTTCCTATTGATAAATTATATAAATCTTGTGTAGCAGCAGCTTGTAAATCTTCTGCTTTTTTTGCTATAAGTGCATTAGTATAATTGTCCATTTCTTGAGTATTTAAAACTAATTGTCCGTTTTCCATTGACAACATAGATAAATACTGTTCATCCATACCCATTAATGACTGTAAAGTATCAATAGACATATAACCACTATTATTATATTCATCTACAGCAGAAGTTAATGTGCTAAAAGCCTTTTGATAGTTGTCAACATTAGTATTTGCTTCTTTAAAAGCCTCATTTGCACTATCTACTTTTTCTTTAAGCTCTTCTTCTTTAGATTTTATATTTACTATAGTATCACTTTGTTTAGTATTGTACTCATCAACTTTTTCTATAGCATCATCTATTTGTTCAACATAAGCATTTGCAGCCTTAGCTTGGTCTTCATAACCTTCTACATCTTTTAATTGTTCGTTCCATTCTTTAAATTTTCCTCTATTTTCTTCAAGATGAGTAGCTAAATCACCTTGTATTTTTATCATCTTTTCTAGTTCTTCTTGGTCTTTTTCTGTAACATTTGGGTCAGAAGCCATTTCTTTTCTTTTCTTTTTTATTTCTTCTGCCATTGCTTTATATGCTCTAACCATACTATCAGTTTCAAGCTTTATATTTTCTCTTTCATTTCCCATACTTTCTGCTACCGAATTATCTAAATCTTTTAACATTCGTTTCGCTTCAGCTATAGATTTTTCAGCATCATCTTGTGAAAAAAAATCAAAAGGATTACTGCTATGTGTATCCATTTCTTTGGCTATATCAACTGCAGCAGCTTCTTTTTTTGCTTTTGCTATTTTTTCAGCAATAGCAAGGCTATCTTGTAATTCTTCTTTTTGTGCTTCTAATTTTTTCAATTCTTCTTCATCAGTGAATTTAAGAACACCTTTAGATTTTAAGTCAGATATTTTTTTATCTACATTTTCTAATTGTGTTTTATATCCTTCTACTTTTTGTTGTGCATCTTCATAGGCTTTCGTACTATTTTCAGTATTTTCTTCTAATGTTTTCATTTGGGGAGACAAAGTATTTATTGCTTTAGAAATACCATACATTGCTACTCCTGCTGCTGCAACCCAAAATAAAGGACTTTTTAATAATGCCTTGGTTAAACTTTGAACCTCTATTTTTAAAGCAGCAAATCCTACTTTTAAAGTATTCAATGATGCTGCTGTAGTTGGAGCTAAAGCAGCCTGAAGTGCCATTTCTTCTTTAAATCCTTTAAAAATATTAACAATACCTTTTAGAGCAGAAAACTTTTCATAATTTTTTTTTAAATTAGATGATGCAACATTTAAAGCAATTATAACTGTAATTAATCTTCCTAAGTCTGTATTTGCAAATTTAAGTACAGAAGTGCCTGCATTCAATAAAGATTTAACAAATTCACTATTTATTGTATCCCTTGCTAATTCTTGCCATGCACTTTTTAACTGTTGTATTTTGCCTTGAAGGCTATCCATTCTTTTTTCATTTTCAGCCGCCGCACTACCTTCACTATCTAATGCTGCTTCTGTTGCACCTACTGCTGTCTCAAAGTTTGTCATAATAGCTGTAAATAAACTACGCTGCGTTTTGCCAGCAACAGTTTCAGCCAATTCTTGTTTTTCTACAGAAGTTAATGTTTCCCATGCTTCAGACAAATCTTGTAAAATATCAAAAGTAGAACGCAATTCTCCTGTTTGCTTATCTATTACACCTTCTCCACCTGTAATAGAAGCAATATATTCATCATTTTCTGCTGTCAAACGAGCCGTTATTGTTGAAAGTCCATTAGCGACCCTTCCGAGGCTCTCTTAAAATTTCTGTCTTTAATATTTTATTAATGTCGTTTATTCATTAATATTTAATTTATTAGATTATTTTCAATAATTTTATTTCTATTCATATAACTATCCTTTCTAAATTAAACTCATACTTTCATATGAGATTAGACTATATCTTATACTTCAGCTTTACCTGTTCAGTATGACCCCATTTCGATTTAAGGGATTTTCACCCACTCACTTGAGCCCTACTCGTATTGTTATATATTATATCAAATTTCATAATCAATATCAACACTATTCTAAAAAATATAATATAACCTAGCGATAGTCGTTGAACCTTCTCCTGTTCAGAGCTTGGCTGCTGATTTCCCAATCTATATACTTTTTCAAGCCATCACACTTACACATATTTCATTGTTATGTTGTGGCAATATAGCTCTAAGGGGGTTCCAGCAATTAAAGGTCTTCTTATTTTGTATATTTCTATACAAACGAGCACAAAATTTACCCGCAGCCACCAATCCAAAAGTTTCCTCTAATGAATTATTACCTGCTGCCATAGAAGCAGATGATTTTCTTATAGCAGTACTTAAATCATTTACACTAACTGCATATTTGTTAGAAACAGCGTTTAAGGCGTCTACTACATGCCCACTATCAGAAGCTTCTAATTTAAAAGCTTTCATAGTTGCAATTAATGTATTAGCACTACCTTCAGCAGTAGCACCAGCTTCAGATACATTTTTCAACATTGTCGCTTGTTCACTTAAATCTAATGCATCTTTTGCTTCAAAACCAGCTTGTGCAAAAATTGTTGTTGCATCTAAAATGTCCTTACCTGTTGCACCAATTCTCTCTCCTACAGTAAAAGCATCATCTGCTAATTTTTGCAATCCACCAGATGATAAATCTGTAACTTTATCTAGTTCTGTTAAACTTTGGTCTAAATCAAAAACTTGTTGAACCATATCTCTCATAGCATCTTTAACACCATGAATTGTATCTCCAACAATTTGCCAACTACTAAATTTACTAATAATATCACTTAATCCTTGAGTATGACTTTTTGCATTTTTAGCCTCTGAACTTAAACTCTGTAATGATTTTTTAAGACTATTAACTTGCTTACTATCTGCTTTTATGCTTAAATCTTGACCTTTAACTATACTATTAATTTGTTTTTGTATATCTTTTACTGAATTTTCATCTAACTTAGCAGACAATACAACCTCAAATTTTTTTGCCATTAAATTTCCACCTTCCTTTCTTTATAAGGAAGTCTATAATTATCCAAATTTAGCATTCTTTAAATCTGGAATACTTAATCCTCTATTGTTAAATTCTGTATATAACCAACCACCTAGTTTTTGTTGTAGTTCTTGTTCAAAATTATCCCAAAATGGTTCTCTTTTTTTTTCTGTATGAAAATCACCTTCTGGAGCGATACCTGAAACATTTAATAAATCTGCTAATATATTTCTCCTGTCTTTACCATCTTCTAAATTACCATGTAAATAAGGAGAGCTAGCACTTGGTGGCGACATTAAATCACCATTATAGAATATAGAAAATAAACTTTTTCTAATTTCAGTATCCCAAGCTTTATCTCTAAACTCATAACTAGGTTTACCACTGCCATCTAAATAATCGCTATTTATTGTAGGCATACCTGTGTTGGTTTTATTAATTCCATAAGTATCTGTGTTAATATGCTCTTGTAATAATCTTTTTGCTCTTTGACAAATAGAAGATATCACATCGCTTATTAAATCACTAAAGACTTTTTCTAAATCTTCATCAGTTCTAATTGCCATTTATATCACTTCCTAAGCTTCTATATGTTGTGCTGGGGCAATTTGTTTTCCTAATGCTGGCATATTATTCCATACTATGCTCTTACTAATAAGTTCTAGTTTATCTTCTGGCAAGTTTTCTATTGTTTCAGCTAATGACTTCATACTTTTTTCCATATCTTGAGATGATGGCATTTTATTTGCTATAATACCAAAACAATTTTCCATTACCCATTTATCATATTCTTTTTCTATACACATTTCTACTTGAATAAAATTATCTATATTGTCAAAAAATAAGTCTCTAAAGAAACAAGAATTGTAATCTTCACTTTCAAAATCACTAGTATCTATATTAGTACATATTTCTAATAAGTCTTTTATGTATCTTGCACGTAATAGGCAATACTTATCTTCCACTTCACTATTATATAAGATAACTGATTTAATGTCACTTATAATTTCTTCATAGTTTTCTAAAGTTATATGAGCATTAATTTTAATTTTTTTATCATTAATTTTAACTTCATTAACTTTAAGCTCTGGCAATGTTATTTTTACTTTTCTTCCCATTACTATTCCACCTTTCATTCTAAAAAAATAAGAAAGAATAACCGAAGCCATTCTTTCTCACTATTTCAATAACTTCTATAATATTTAAGCTTGTGCAGTAGCTGCTACAACTATATCAAATCCCTCATTAAATGTTTTTTGATTGCTATCAGTAGCTTTTACATATACTTTATATGTTTTAGCTTCAGTTAAAGCATTTGTTCCAACATTTATTTTATCTCCTGCTATTACGAATTTACTATTATCAGCACTAGCTTCACCATTAGAAATAAACTCATAATTGTAAGGAGCAATTCCACCTTCTGCCATCATAGTAATAACCGTAGCTCCACTAGCAACATTTGCGTTTCCTACTTGTAGCCCTGGTGTTGCATTAGCTCTAATAGCAGTAATCTCTGGTGCTACTACTTCTATTGTAGCATTAGTCGTTTTTGTCTTTTTAGCACTATCAGTTACTGTTACTGAAACCTCATAATTTCCAGTTACTAAAGGACTACTTTTTACTTTTATTTGACTTCCTTCAATGGAAAACAAATCGTTGTTTATTGCTTTTGTCTTTGCATTATTAAAAGCATATGTGTATGGTGGAGTTCCACCTGTTGTAGACATATCGGCTACTTTAGCACCAACTGTTACATTTTCATTCCCTTCTATTAAACCTCTCACAGGAGTTATAGTAAAGTTAGTTATCCCTGGGTTTCCTAGTTCATCTTTATATTTTACTCTAACAATAAAAGTAAAAGCAAACTCCCCACCAAATTGTCCACCAAGTCTAAACCATTTTGTAGCTTCTACGACAAAATATGCCTTAGAATGAATAAGACTTAAATCATCTGTCCACTCAAATCCTCTACTTGTTATTCCTATATAAGTATTAGTAAAGTCAATATTGTCTATACAACCTTGTAATACTTCATCTATATTTACAAGCACATCTGGGCTTAACTCAAATTTTATTTCTGGAAGAAGTCTAGCAACCGTTAAAACTTCTCCCTCTCTATAAATATATTGAGTATAATCTGGATTTCCATTTGGTCTTCTATTGTCAGTTAAAGTTTCAAAAGAATTATTCAATACTATTCCTATAGTGTCTTTTTCTTTTATATTATTATCAAATGTATAAACATCCCAATTTCCATATCCTAATGTCTCATCTAACTCACTTAATTTAGTTAATTCCCCAGCAAAAACAGTTTCACCTTTTGGAACTTTTACTTTAGCTAAAACATAAGCGGGAACTTCTGTAACTGTTCTACATATATAATTAACCTTTGATAAATCTTTTCCGTTCATGCTATCTCCTTTCTACTATCTTTTATTTATATAAGCATACATTATTGTTTTGTTAATAACCTTATCTTTCTTATCTAGTAATCCTATCTCAATTTTTGCTGGGATAATATTACCCACATAAGGTTGGTTATTTAATAATAACTCAGGAGTAATCATTGTATTAGATTTTACTACACATATACTATTTGATGGCTCAATTTTAAAATATTTATTATTATTATCACCATCTATTAACGCATAGTGTAAATCTCCTGAGCCTAATTTTTCACTTATTATAGACCAATCTTCATAATACATATTTAGGTCTGTTATTCTTCCTATTTCAGTGTTGTCAGCAATATTCTTAGTAAACATTGGTTGCATATAAGGAGTAAATAATTGTTCAGATACTTTTATCGTTTCAAATAAATCCATAAATACTGAAATGTCACAACTTTCTATTTCAATAGGTGCTTTATCTTTATCTTCTACATGTATTCCTGTTACATTCTCAATAGTAATTTCTGGAATATCTTTAACTAGTTTAAATTCTATTTCAGTTGCATCTTGTTTTTGAACTCTTATAGTACTATACCAACCTTCTTCTGTAAACCAACTAGTATCTCTATCTGGAGTATTTGATTTTATTAAATTAACAACTGCTTGATTTACATAAAAATAATTATCTCTTCCTACTACAATATTACTATATGGAGAATACATAGCAACATCAGGTATTACATTAGTTCTAAATTCTGTAGAAGTTCCTAATAATTCTCCATTAGAACCATCTATAATATAGCCTTTGTTAGTTGAACTTGCATTTAAGAATAAATCTATCATTGCCTCTGTATATTTAGTTGGTTTTGGATTTAACTTAAATGTAATTTTTTGGTTTTTGCATATTTTATAAGGATTATGTCCATTTACTTCTATTGCTTCAAATAAATCAAACATTTTCTCACCATGGCTAAATTCAGCATCTTCTTTATCCCATAAATTTTTGATATTAGTTACTTCGTATTCCAATTCTGGCATTTGTGTTAATTTATTTAGTAATTCTACAGTATTTTTAGCACTATCTACTTTTATTTCGTACCAACCATTATCTACAAAACCACTAAACTTCATAACACCAGCAAACACTTTATCTCTGATTAAATTTAGTAACTCTTCAGTATAATAAGCATATACCTTTAATGTATTATGACCATCTTCTTTCAATTTTTGATAAAATGTTGGAGCATAAGTAAATTGACTTGTACCACAGAATGGTATCTCCTTAGTCCCACTTTCAACATTTCCATCTGAATTATCTACATTGAATATTCCATATATATCTTCTGGAACCTGATTTGATGTAGCATTACTATAAACTTTTATTAAATGATTAACATAGTTTTTAGGCTCCATATTTAATTTATATTTTACATAGTTGCCCTTATAAATATATGGTGCAGAAACTAATATTTTTGCATGACTTACTGAGCTTTTATTTTCACTATCTGTAACTCTAAATGCTAAATTATAAAAATTAGTATTTAAAGGAACTGAATTTACTTTTACTTTATCACCTTCAATTGTAAAGTGATTATTATCGGCACCGTTTATATTGTCTCTACCATTAAGTGAAAATCTATATGGTGGTTTTCCACCTGTAGCAGAAAGAGTTCCTACAACTTCAGTTGGATATGCTTTTTGAGTAATAGTTTCCGGTTTAAATGTAATAATCATTCCACCATCTTCTTCAATAGGCATTGCATTTTTTACTCTTACAACTAATGTTTTAGCAAACTCCATTCCAGATTGACCACCCAATCTAAATTCTTTAAAGGCTTCTATTTTAAGATACACTTTTGAAGTTATTTCATCTTCAGTAGCCACATAATGTAAATACTCACTATCATTTTGTGGAATTAAATATCCTAAGTCATTAACTTCATTTCCGTTATCTATTGCATCTAAGCTTAATTCAAATTTTGTTTCTGGAATAAGTCTTACAGCTGTTAAAACATCATCATATTCATAAATATAAGTTGTATAATCTGGATTTCCATTTGGTCTTCTCTTATCTTGTAATGTTTCAAAAGAACCATTTAAAACAATTACTGGTACTTGTGTTTGAACATCAGATAAGTATTCAGGAAGATATACCTTTACATTATCTAATCCTAGTAAATCATCTAATTCCTCAGCATTAAATACTTGACCAGCATGTATTTGCATATCTTCTTGAACTCTTATATCAACCATCATATATCCAGGTAATTCAGTTACAGCTCTGCATATATAATGTTTTTTATTCATATTCTGTATTTCCTTTCTTATCCAACTTCTTATTATTATACCACATTTTATTTCAAATGTCAAGTGTTTTTATAAAAAAGTTTTGGAATGTTATTTTACTCCTCCGACCCATTTTGCGAAGCCCATCTTGTAGTTGTTTGTTCCACTAACATTATAGCGAACCATTGGTCTACCATTATATATACCAAAGCAATCACATGTTTCTCTTGGATTTAAATATCCTATTTTTTTTGTTAAAGCTGTATCAGCATAAATATTTTCAATTGTACTTCCGTTTACATATTTTCTCACGGGTTCATCACTTCCTCCACTATAATCTTTATTATCTTCTACTGGTGTTGTTTGTATTCCTAAATGTTCTCTTATTTTATTTAAAAATCTTTCCCAACCTAAATCTAATGTTCTATGTGGGCAATATTTTCTACTATAATCTTGATGCTTTGTTACTTTATCTACTCCCCAACCATATTGTTTTAATAGATAAGCTATATAACATGCTGCCAAGTTTTCAGCTTCTTCAAAATTTTCTCCACCTGATTTAGAATGACAAATTTCTATATTTATTTTATGTGCGTTTCCTGAGCCATATCTCCCATCGCCAGCAGCATAACAACTTCTATTAAATGGTAATCCTGTTACTATTCTATAGTTATCAACTGCGGCATGAAAAGATACTTTGTTATTGTTACCTATCATGTATGAAATTTCAGACATAGCACTAGCATCATTTGCAGTATTATGAACACATATTCCATCTTTTTCTGTTACATCAGGACATTTTATTGAATATTTGCTCTCAGGACATATTACATTAGTTATTTGCATCTTCTTCACCTGCCTCGTATTCTACTTCAAAATCATTTTCACTAATATTTCTTTCAAATAATTCTTGTGAAAATTCTACTGTTTCTTCTAATATATTATCTTCCATACTACTATCTCCTTCCATAATTTATTCTTCTTTCGCTTTAGGTTGTGCATCTAAAGCTACTTTTATACTATCAAATACAGATTGTATAAAATAATTGATAGTTCCTTCATTAATAAAAATTTTAGCAGGAGCTGGCAATGCATTTAATATACCATCAAATACTGCTTGAAATTTTTCATTATTTTTCCCTTGTTCATAAGCTTTCTCTGCTTCAGAAATTAAATCTATAGCTGTTTGTCTTAGACCTTTTAATTTTATACAACTATATAATTTAAATCCACCTAAAACTAAACCTATTATTGCTATAATTGAAATTACTACTATACTAAAAATTTCCATTATATCACATCCTTACTTTCTATTAGTTTTATTTTTTAAATAATTTATGTCATTTTGCATTGTTACTATTTCATTTTTTATCATTTGCCAATGTCTATTACCTTCTTGCTTTCTTTTATTATAGTCAGCTAATTGTATAGCTGAAAAAAATAAATTATATGCAAGTATACCTAATGTAATAGCCATTAATATTATCATTTTTTTATTTTTCATCTTTACCTCCAGACATATAATTTATTTTGCCTTGATTATATAATTTAAAATCATATATGGTTGCATATTATTGTGAGCCCTATCTCCACCAGCAGTACCAAATCCTCTAAAGTCATATGCAGTATATGCTGTTCCATCTCCATCAGTTGCTATATTGGCAAATCCTCTATCATCATTTGTAAATCCAAAACCACTTGTTGGTTGTGGCTCTGCTGTTCCTGGGTTTCTCCATGATGTTAATGGATGTTTATGAATAGGCATTTCATCTATTGTTAATTGATGTACTTTCTCTCCACCTATTCTACCAACTATACTATCATTACCATTAGCTTCTTTTCCAACTGGAACTCTACCTCTCAAATCTGGTACTTTAAAATCTGCACCAGTGGTTCCACCATATCCGTTACCTATTACTTTATATAGCTCAGGATAATTACTTGAATTTAATGATTGCCCTTCACAAAATACCCAACCACTAGGAGCTTCATATCCTGCATAAGGCATAATAGAACCTATTGGAACTTCAGGAATAGGAATAGAAATATCTTTTGTTCCGTCAAATGTTACACCATTTATCTTTCTAGCAGTCTGTAATTTAGTTGCAGAAGATGAGTTTCCAGTCAATGAAGCTTTTATAGTAGAAGGTAATTTTAAATTTATATTACCACTACCATTTACAGAAACTGGAACTGCTGTACTAGTTCCATCTGAACTAACAATTCCAATATTTCTTGCTGTTCCCCAGTTTGCAGTTGTTATGTTCGCAGTACCATTAAATGATGTACCATTTATAGTTCTTGCTGTTTGTAATTTTGTTGCACTTGCAACATTTGCTTTCTTTATTCCACTCCAAAAATGTTGTAGACCTTCTTTATTCAAATATTTTATTGCCATATTATACCTCCTATGAAGCTAATATTTGGTCTATTTCATCATTTGATATAGCAACTAAATCTGTATTTTTTACATATCCTGTTAAATCAACAGCTGTAGTTCCTATTAATTCAAACTTATCTGTTACCCATATATATTCATCATATACATCTTTTCCAGAACCAGATTTTGATACTAAATATATAGTTCCCTTTTTACCTGATTGTGGCAATTGACTTACTATTTGATAGTCAAATGAAGTAATACCACTTATTGCATTATTTATACTTGATTGTACCTGAGTATCAGTTTGGAATTTACTATCATTTGTTAATTGACTTACTTTTGTTGGAATTCCTGTTACACTTAAAACACCATTACTTATTGATAAATTTGTTCCTACTTTAATAATACCAGCAGTTGTTGCACTAGCAATTGGAACACTTGTTAAGAAATTACTATCATTTTGTAATTCGCTTACTTTAGTTGGAACTTTTTCTGCTGACAATATTCCATCACTAGATACTGATAAATTTGCTCCAACTTTTATTCCTCCTAATACACTATTAGAAGCAATAGGTATTTTTGTTATAAATCCACTATCATTTGTTATCTCACTTGTCTTACTTGGAACTGTTATACTTGAAGTTCCAAGAGTTATTACCTTGCCTGATATTTTAACATCAGTTATTCCATATCCTGCTAAAGTAGTAGGTTTATTAGTAACATTCTCCCATGCAACAGCATCAGCTATTCCACCACCTGTTGTACTAAGAGTTCCTTCATTACTTATTTGTAAGCCTGCGCCTACCTTTACCCCTCCCAAAGTTTCCGCTGAAGCTTTAGGTAATGTATAATTTTGAAGTCCGTTAAGCTTAGTTTCCATCGCTTGAGTAAAGTTCCTATCTGATAATCCTTTTCCTTCTATTTTATCTACTTTGCCAGCGAATAATTGTTTTAATTTTAACCACAAATAAGATAAACCATCATCATTAAGATATTTCTTTTCTGCCATTTTGTTTTCACTCCTTTATCTGTATCTAAAGGAATAAGAAATTCTCTATATGAAGAGTTCATATCTCCTTCAACAGCTAATATCTCTTGCCCAGATGGAATTATGATTTGTCTACACACAACATTTATAGGCTTTGGTACACATCCTACATTACAACCTTGTCCTGTACTAACATTTGGAAGTGGTGCCGTATTACTATTACAATTCATTACTCATCCCTCCATCTAATGATATTAATGCTTCTATTTTAGGAAAATGTTTTCTCATACTTTCATTTATTTTATTTGTATCTAAATCTTCTTTTTTTAAATATTCTATACAAATAAAACCTATTATATCTCCTTGATTATCTTTTAGCCCAACTCCATATTTTGCCTCAATATTTCTTTGAACTAAATATTGATACATAGTTATATCTTTATCTTTTAGTTCTTCTGTATCTTTTATTAAACAATATTTATTATTTTCTATTTGGTGGCACCAATAAGCCAATAAAGACCTAAATATATCTTTAAATTCACTCATCATTGATGCTACTCCAATATTAACAGCCTCATTTGTCATACTCATTTTTAAGAACGACCTTCCTGTCATATCCTTATTTCCATTATGATATTTTACTATGCATACTCTTGATGCATTTGTTTCTTTTAATATTGTATTTATTATTTCTGTTATTTGTTGCTCTATTTGAGCTATACTTTTTCCTTCTTTAGGAGTTAAATGTTTTGTAGAAACTCCCTGAACAATGTCTTGTATAATAGAATGATAATTTTCATTTAATCTGTCAGTTCTTTCTCTTTCAGCTTTTTTATCTTCTTCATATTCCTTTTGTCTATTATTTCTATCTCTTATATACAAAAAGATTATTACCAAAACAGCCAATCCATTAAATAATAATTGTGCTAACCCAGTTAAAGTTGCAATATCTAATCCGAACATATTTCCACCTTCCTAAGTAAAAAAAACAGGAATTAGCAATAAACTAACTCCTGTTTAATCTTTTATTGTTTACTTGTCGCACAATTTCTATAGGCACTTGTATGAATTACTTTTAATAATCTTGAACAATACCTAGAATATGCACATAGTTCATTACTTTTACTACATTTTAATACAACCATTCTATTAGGCTGTTTTTCATAAAACGCATATTTACATAAAGGATATTCTTCCATTATTTTTATTCACCTATATGAACTGAAATAAGGTCTTGTAATCCTTGATATGTTACTTTAATTGTAGTATCACCTTGTTTAACACCTTTAACTTTTCCATTAGAGTCAACAGTAGCTGTTTGTCTATCAGTACTTTCAAATGTTAAAACTGAATTATCTAATATTACATTAGAATAAGGCGTACTTCTAACTCCTATAACATTAGCTGTTGCTTCTTTTACTCCAGCCATTGAGAATGTCATTACATTTGGAGAAGCCACTACACTTTCAACTGGTATTTCTTCAACATTTTCTGTTTTGATATATTTAGCATCTGCATAATAACTATCACCACATTCACCTGTATATTCTTGAGCTGTTCCTCCTATACCAAATGTAGAAACTGCATCAGATGTTAATGATAATGAAATACTACCATTGAATTTTAATCTAGGAATTATTATTTGGATATATCCTTCAATTCCATCTTGTGTTAATACATGAACTCTCATTACAGCTTTAACTGTTAATGGTTGTGTTCTTGTATCAATTGTTATTTTGTCAACTGTATCATTATATTGATATACTACTTGTAATGAACCATTGAAATCTCCTTGTCCTATATCAACATTTTTACTTGTTGGTTGAACTGCTTTTACAGTACCATTTGGCATTCTAACATATACTTTTCCTAGTGGTGTTTCTTTTACTGTTCCAGTACCATTTGTGAAAGAAACACACTCATCAAATTTATATACATTTGATAATCCTGTAACAATAGGTGTTCCTGTTTGAAATGCTAAATATTCCATTTTGAATGTAGCACTTTCTATTTCTACTGTTACTGTTTTACTATGTTTAATATCAAATAGCAATGCATTTAAGTATCCTCCTCTTTGTTCAATACTTTGAACTTCTTGTGTTAAAGTAGAGTTTGTTAATGCTAATCCTTCTCCAATATATTCATCAGTTACAGGATTAAAAAATAATACATCAGCTACAGATACTAAAGCTAAACCTTTATCTATTGCCATATTTTATCTCTCCTTTTATTTTAAATTTGCTCGCCATCTTTTAATGATGACATTAAAGAACTTCCTTCTACTACAATATCATCAAATTTACCCTTAGGTTCGTAATGACTAATCCAATGTGGAATTTCTGAGTTTAACTTTATCATTCCACTCATTTCTAGTTGTTTATACATATAATAATCATCTTTTGTTGTTATAATATTTAAAAACCTATTAAATCTTCTGATAGTCATATTCTCTAATTCTTTGGGTTCCTTTTGCAAAGAATAAGCTACAATAGTAATTAAATCTTCAGTAGTTATATCATTATCGTTCTTTTTTACTTTGTTTAACTTCTCTTTCATATTGTATAAGAATTGTTCTGTTTTTGCATCATAATGTTGTGGCTTTATGTCATTTTGTAACATAATCAACTGTCTTATTTCTTCAAAATCTTCAGAACCTATAAGTATTGTATTATACATTTTTTCTTGTATATCAGTTATTTTTTTACCTACATCTTCCAAATCTTTTTTAGAAATCTCTTTATCTTTATACTGTGATAAAAAATTATTTCTTATAATAGTATATTCTTTATTCAATAATTCATAATTTTCTGACCTTTGATAAACCTTTATATATATTTTACCATCTTTTTTTAAAACATCAAAAGGCTGGTCTTTACCTAAAACTATATTCAATACACATATCAACATATCCCATTTTATCTTAAAATTATCTTCATTTAACATAGCTTTTGTATACATATATTCTAAATATGGTAATCTTAGAAGTTCTATGTTTTTTTCATTCATTTTAGAAACATCTAAGCAATCTTCAGCTGAACTGAAAATAGAATAATAAGATATAGTCGCAGGATATAATAATAATTGTTTATACTCCAAAGGCTTATCAAAAGCCAAATTCATTTTATTTTCATAGCTTATATTCATTTAAATCCACACATCCATTGTCAATTGAAACCCTGAATAATTATTATTATAACTTACTTGAGATGCACCTGCAAATCTATCCACCTCATTATTTATAAACATTTGAGATTTAGTTTTATCTAATTTTACTCCATTCAATGCTTCAACTATTGTTTGCATAATAGCAACATCTCTTTTATCATTTTTAGAAATATCTGTACTTACCATCATTTCATTGTTATTTACAATTACTTGAAAAATTACTCTTACTAGAGCATTTGTTCTTCCGTATGAACTTATATTATCTATAAAAATTCTTACTTGAGACTTTGCTTTTATCATAGCATCAACTGTATATTTTTGAAATAATACATTATACTCTTCTGTGTTAAATGAAGACTTACATATCATATTAGCTTTTTCCTCATTAGTTAAATCTGGCTTTGATAGTGGATTTTGAGAATATTTTAATAGTTTCCAAAAGTCAGGGGAATTCTCAAACAAATAATTAACTATTAAGGTAGGTATATCTCTTGCTAAAATATAAGAATTATAAGCAGTTTTATCAAAGCTATATTCATCACATGGTGAAAACATTACCAATTCCCCCCTAGCCATATTGTTTTATTTATTTTGTTCCCACTTTTATTGTTGGTACATTTTATTGTAAGTGGATTAATTTGATATTCTTTTACATTTTCAATAGTGAAATTATTTCCATTTATTATATTTAATACAAAATATTCTTGTGGTATGCCACTTACTTCTATTGTAAAAGTATCATCTTGTTTAATTCCATTAACATAATTATATACATTAAATTCTATAGTTTTTCCTAACATTATTTCTTTTATATTTGGTGATATTTCTATTCCTTCTAGTGCACTGATTTGTTCTTGATTATCTTCATTTATAGCAATATTATCTTTTATATTATCTCCACTTAATTCAGGAACTTTCATCATATATAATTCTACATAATTAGGATTTAGCTCCATGAATTTTTGTTTTACTTTAAATCCTACTCCATCAAATAAAAATCTATCATTTACATCTATTTGAGCAGTATAAGGATTTCTTTGTACTATAACTACAATATCTCCTCCTTGTTCAACAAGTCCCTTGTTTCCCCATTTGAAGTTTGTATAAGTCATAGCATCTTTAATAGCACAAGGATAACAATTTATAATTCCATTTTTATCTTTCCATCTTAAAGAATTATTACATTGTAACATTCTTCCTTTAACATTATAAAGATATTGCGTATCTAGTGAAGTTAAAATCCATGTTGATAACTCTTTGTGATTAAAATTCCAATGGATATAGTCTCCTATTTGAAATTGTGGTGTGCTATATGGATAAGACTGGAAGTATTTAAAACCTACTATTTTATCTTCATCATTACCTTCATAAATCCATGCATCATAAGGTTTATTATAATCAAAGTTTTTATATACCATTCTATAGTCAGCACTTGTCTTAAATCCATTTTGTGTTAATTCCATTATTTGGTCGTTTGTCTCAGTATTACTATTTGAATGAGAATGTAAAAATGAATTTATTCTTTGGGTACAATTGGTGTTGATGGTTGATACCTTAATGGGTGTAAGCATACTGTTCTCGCCCCCAATCCTCTTAATCCTTTTGGTGCTGTACGATAAGAATAATCATGAATATCTCCTTCTACTTCTCTTTTATATCCTTGATATAAAGAAGTTACTGTTTTCAAATGTTCAGCTTGTGAATGCATTTTTATACTTCCACCATATACAGCAAAATTCAATATTCTGCTACTTGTCATTTGCTCTTCATAATAAGGAATATTCATAGCTCTTGCTAAAATAGCTTTTTCATCATAATTTAAATCAGCATAAAAATATCCTATTTCATATACTACTATTTTTATAGTTTCTCCTATAGCAGGAGTAATATTTGTTAAAGTAATAGTATTATTCTCGCTATCCCACATATAATCCTTTACTTCTCTTGGTTCTTGACCACAGTCTATCTGTAAGGTTATATTAAAATCAGGAACTTCTCCTAGATTTGGTGCAGGGTCTAACTGAAATATGTTATTCTCACCATCACCTATAAAAGAATATTCTGTAAGAGAAAATGGAACTAAATCAAGTAAATTTTTTCTGCAATCATATTGAAAATAAGGTATTGCTAATTGCAAATATTTCCAACATAAATCATACAACATATAAGATGGTTTGTTAAGCAAACGCTGGTCTGATTTAATAACTGCATTAAGACAATATATTTCTTCAAAACTTGTTGCCATTCTTCCACCCCCTTACATTATTCATATTATCTTTTTATTTTATCTAAAGCTGTTAATGTACTTATTCCTCTATCAAATTCCATATCAAAATATCCTTCAATAGCTTTTCTTGAATAATAATCCCAAGTTAGTACATTAGTTCTTATCATATCACAAATTCTAAATACTATACAATTTATGATACTGCTATTCTTTTTGTTTGATGTTAATTTATCTAAATTTCTAATAATATCATTTATATCATCTTGAGTTAATATATTTATTAGATTTTCATTTGATAAATCAATATGCTTTCTTATGTTAAATAAAGTATAGTTTTCTGGTTCAGCAAAATAACACAACCCATCTTCAAACAATCTTCTTATTGAATTTTGTCTGAAAAATCTTTTCATATCTGAAACAGTTACAGATTGTTCTTCATTAAAATCTAAACGAATTTCTCCTGCTGGGTCTTCTGGTCTTCCCCAACCAATTCCTTGTAAAACTCTACAACCAATAACTACTTCATCTTCTGCTTGCTTTACATAAACTCTTTCAGAAGGTGTATTAGCTTTATTTTTCATTAATAATTCCATAGCTTTTTTCATTTCTTCTATTTGTTTTCTTAAAGCAATCATTTCTTCACTTTCTTGGTTTTTTGTTTCCTTTACTTCTTCTACTATTTCTTCTTTCTTAACATTACTTTTTTTTGTTGCCATTTAAATAGCTCCTTCCATAATAATCTATAATACTATAGAAGGGATAGAACTACTACCCCTTCATTGTTAAATTATCCATTAACAGATTGGATACCATAGTTAGCTTGTGTAGCTATAGCAGCATCAAAACTCATGAAATATTCATAGTTTTGTCTATATTGAGAACCTTCATTTGGTTCTTTTATTTTTACATGAACAAAGTTTTCTCTTACTAATTTAACTGGTTTGTCACCAACACTAGATAATAAGATAATTCTATCGTTTGGAATAGCTCTTAATTTAGAAGCAGAAGCATCTGTAAATGGTTGACTTAAATCTGTGAATTGGTCAATTACAACATTGTCTACTCCATAAGCTCTTCCTAAGAAGCCTTCTCTTATCATTTCATCTTGACTTTGGAAACCATAGTTAGTAGTAGCTAGAACTCCTATTTTATTAAATGCTGGTAATGTTCCATATGCTGTAACATCAGCTCCACCATTTAACATTTTTAGGTCTTCTATCATTTGGATATATTTTTCAGAATTCCAAGCATTTTGATAGAATGGTGTTCCTGTAATAGGTGTTATTGAATAAATTTCTTCAACAATTAATCTTAATTGAGCATATAATAACGCAAAAGCAACTCTAGCTAATTCTTTACCCATATCGTAGTTATTAGCTAAAATTCTTATATAATCCATTGTTGTTCCAATGCTATATGGTTTTGGTGTTATTGTTAAGCTCATTCTTGAATAGCTATCTAAGAATGTTACATTTGTTGTGTAAGAAGTTCTTTGAGCGATAGGTAATCCTTTTGTTTCGATTTCATAAGTTTTGCTATCTCCAACATCAACTTCATCAACATTAGCTAATCTGAATATTTGTTCAGGTCTACTTTTTAATATGATACTTTCTAATACATCAACTATAATTGAGTTATATATTGTTGCGAATGTACTATTGTTGAATGCTTTTATTACATCAGCATTTGTTTCTATTCTGTTTATTCCAGCTTTATCAGCACAGAAAGATAATAATGCTAATTTTGTTTTTTCATTTAAATCATTATAATTTTCAATTTCTTTATCTACTAATGCAAAACTTTTGTCTGCCATTCTTCCTAAAGCACCATCATGGTACATAGCATATTTACAAACTTTTTCTAAATTATCTTTTATTACTTTAACTTCGTTTACTGAAGAAAAAGTTCTTATAATTTCTAATTCTTTCATCTATTTTTCACCTCTCCTTATGCTGTAGCGTCTGTAGTTTTTGCTCTAACAACCATTGTTTCAGCAAATGTATTTCCAGACATACCACCTAATCTAAAAAATTTTGTAGCTTCAACTGTTAAATAGTTTTTAGCTGTAACATTAGTTCCTTTTTTTGAATATGTTAATTCATATTGTGCGTTTTTTGGAATTAAATTATCTCCAGGAACTACTGTAGCTGCTGTTACTGTGCTATCACATGCATCTTCTGATACTTCAAATCTTACTTCTGGTAATAATCTGTGTGCAGTAACAACCTCTCCTTCATTCATTATATATTGAGTATAATCAGCATTTCCATCTGGTCTTCTTCCGTCTGGTAATGTTTCAAATCCTCCATCTAATACTATTGCTATATTTTCTTTAGTAATATCAGCAACTTTTGATGGTTTATAAACATCCCAGTTTCCGTATCCTAAATCAGCATCTAGGTTTTCTGCAACAACTACTAAACCAGCGTGTAATGTTTCACCTTCTGGTACTCTAACTTTAGCTTGCATATATCCTGGATTTTCTGTAACTGTTCTTGCAACATAGTGTTTTGCCATAATTCATTTCACTCCTTTTACTATTATTTACCTGCAATTCTTGCATGGCTATTTGATATTATATCATCTAAGCTACTTACTTCGCTTTTTGAAAATTTCATTGTGTTTAACTCAAATACTGGATTAATTGAGTATTGAATTTCTTTTTTAGCTTCTTCAGCATTTTTTACTTTTAATGCAAATTCAGCAACTTTAGCATTGATTTTTTCTTTCATTTCAGCCATAGTGCATTCTTTTATTGCATTCTTTAATTCTTTTGCTTCTTCTTCAGACATGCAGTGCGCAAATTTGTCTACTTCTGCTGCCATCTCTCTTTCTTCATCAGCTCTTTTATATTTCTTTAATTCTTTTTCGATTTCAGCGTTTTTGATTTCTAAAGCATTAGCTTTTTTCTTCCAGTAGTCTTTATCTGCATCAACATCATCCTCTAAGTCTTCTTCACCTTCGTCATCTTTTTCTATTTCGTTTTTCTTAACTTCTTTAGCAAATCCAATATCGTCACATTTATCAGAGTTTTTTACCTCTTTTTTTTCTTCTTCTTTTACATCATCTTCTTGTGCATCGGCATCATCTCTTATTTTTTCTATGTCTTTATTGTCTTTGTCTAATTTGTTTTCAACTACTTCTTTATCCTTTTCTAATTCTTTTGCCATCTTTTTTTCACCACCTTCATCTTCGTTATCTATGTCAAGTTTTTTGTATAAACTTTTCACCTTATTAACAACAGCTGTTTCATTATTTTTTTCAGCATATGCTAAAGCACTTGCTAATCCATATCTATTGTAAACAGCCTTACCATCTTTAATTTCCATAATAGGATATTTAAGTTTAGAGCTTGGGGCTTCTTCCCAACCATCTTGAACATCTGCATAAACATCCTTAACTAAAGATTTATAATTTTTAGCCTCTAAGACTTTTTTTCTTAATTCAGTTTTGTTTACTGAACCCCAACTACTATCAGACATTGCTTCTTTAGATTTATCAACAGTTATTGTTTCACCTGTTCCATAATCTTCTTTAGCAAATACTATAGAAGTGAATTCTGAGAATGTTCTTTCTTCAGTTTCCTCATAAGTTCTATGAACAATTTTCTTGTCATCCATTTTTACAGTAACTTTACCATTACTTACTTCATAAGGAACTTTATAATATTCAGCAGTTTCATTATCTCTTATTATAGCAACTTTTTCATCGCTATATATTTCTTCAACATAATATTTTCTGCCTTCCCATTCTCCATCATGATACTTATATTTTTCTAAGTCTTTCCATAATTGTTCTTGAAGTTCATTATTACTTAAACTTTTCAATCGATTATCACCTGCTCTTTCTATATCTAAACCATTAAGCCAATTTTCCATAACTTCTCCGCCTAATATATCAAATGTTAAGCTTTTGTTTTTATCTTTAGCCTTTGAAAGTTTTTGGCTAACCTTATTAACTTTAATTTTATCTATATATGTTTCATTAGCTAAACTTTTAGCCATGGCAACATCTTGAGTTGTGCAACCTTTTCCAATACTTTTATATGATTTTAGCCCATCTTGTACTGCATTTTGCACTTCTTCTGGCACTTCATATTTTTCATTGTTACTAGAAAAGTTTAAATAATATTCATTTGCTTTCTTCATATCTTCTTGATTATAAGCAAATCTTAATACTTCTATATGACTTCCTTCAATACCTTCCATTATGCCTTCACCTAATAAAACACAACTTAGTAATCTAAACTCATTTATGTCTAATACGCCAGTATCTTCATCTTGTACTCCATCAATTACTGCTAATTCTATACTAACCTTTACATTTCCCCTTCTTTTTAATATATTCATTATTACAGGGAAATAATTTTTCCAAATTACTACCTTTGCACTTAAATAGGTTTTTTCATTGTCTCTTTCTAAAAATCTAAAAGTTGAACTTTCAGGTATTGTTCCAAATGCAATAAATTTATTTTTATCTGTTTCAGAACGAGCATGTTCTTTGAAATCTACTGCCAACGAACTATCAAATGAATTATCTAAGATACATAATAAAGGTTTATTATAAAAAGACTTTAATGATTTTTGTACGCATTCTTTCGTTATATTACATCTATTTCTATTAAGCCCTAAATGTAAGAAATCAACTTCGGCAATACTACAATAACCATCATTTTCTAATAATCTAAAATTATCAGAATTTAAGCTAAATTGTAATTCAACTGTTTTTTCTGCCATTTTTTATACTCCTTTCTATCTTAGTCATCATCTTCTTCATCATCATCTGTTAACATATCATACTCTGTTTGTAATGAATAAAATTGGTCAGCAAATCCATCAAACATTGCTTTATTGTTTTCACCATACAATTGTGCTTTATCTTTAAGTAAAATTGCTTGGTTCATAAATCTATTCCATATTCTTAAAAAATGTTTTAAATCTGCCTCTACATTTAAATCACCATTTACTGTTGCTGTATCTATTGCAGACTTAATTAACTCATATGTTTGTATATGTTCATTAAGATTTGTATTAAAAAAATCCATCATTGTAGAATATGTTCTTGTATCACTATGAGTTTCATAATATTTTGGTGCAATATTATATCTTAATAATATATCTGCTACTAAATCACCAAGTAAAGGATACAAATGAGCCAACTTGGTATGAAAAACTTTAACAAAATTATCAAAAGCCCAATCTACACCAGCAACCCCAAGAAATCTATCCCATGTTCTATTATGATTAAACATAGCTTGTATTATTAAATTTATTTTCTCAACTGTTTCATCTGAGATTAACATTTATTATTTCACCACCTTATTGCTAGGTTTATTATTTGTCCATTGAGTTAATAATTTAGATAACTCTGGTGTCATAATAAAAACCCACATTGTACGATTATTTCTTTCTTTGCTTAATTTATAAGAATAACTTGGTTTTAATCCATTTTGTTCTAAAAATTTACAAAGATTAGGAGAACCACAAATGTATTTCTTTACATCTTTTAATTCCATCATATTATCTATAACCACTTGTTTCACCTACCCTCTATTGTCTTTATATTCTCTACTTTTTTCGCCACTTTCTTGCATATCTCCCACATCTTTCTGTGGTCGTCCACCTTCACTTCCTGGTTTATTTGACATTGTATTCATTGATTGTAAAGGTTTCATTTTTGATTTTAAATCTAATTTGTTTACCCAGTTTACAAAGCTTTGAACTTCAAATGGTTCAAATCCAGTATTTGCCATTAAATATTCTACTGGGAAGTTTGCTCCTGTTACTAATTTTAAAGCATTATCAATTTCTTTATCTTTATCAAGTTTATTTCCAAAAAATGACACTTTCCATTTAAATGTTTTTGTTTTTTGCATAATTATCCAATTAGCTAAATTCGCAAATTGAGAATACATATGAGTAGCTGCAAAATCAAATGATATTTGTGATGATATTTTTAATTGTCCAGCATTTTTATTCTCTTTACCAAACATAGATGACCCCATACCTAATGCACTAAATACATTGTTATCTCCTAAATCTACTAATTTATCCATAGTATTAACTTGGTTTGCTGCTACTTCTTGTGCATCAAATGGCGTTGCGAACGCTACTATGTTCTCTGGCATTTGTTCTTTTATCATACTAATTAGTTCTGCCGCCTCATCATATGGTATTTGCATTTTATTAGTATTTTTATCAATTGGTATCTTCATAGCAATTAATTTCCACAAGTCTAATACTGACTTTTTCTTTAACAAATCCCTATAACTTAATACATCTAAAGATGCACCCATAGCTCCTACTAATGGTGGTATCTTATATGCTCTGTTAGGATTAAATGTTAAACAAAATGACTTTTCTGGTGGCAAATTATAATATTGAAATGGTGCCAATTTTGCACCTGTATATCCTTCTTTTCTTTTCTCAACAAATTGTCTATATGCTTCGGTTAATTCAGGCATGATTTCAGGCATACCTACCATTCTATCAAAGAATGTTAAGTCTATAGCAAATAGCCAACCAAATGTCCATGGTGCTGTAATATAACAATAATCAGTAGGTAACTGTAAAAATGTTATTGTATCTTTTGTTTCTTTTATAAAATAAAACCCTACACCATCTTCCATTACTTGTAAATCCATTTTTGGAAATTGATATTTTATATTCATTTTTCTTAATGTGTTTAATGCAGTTGTATAACTATTCATGTATTCTTGTTTATCTAATAGCTCTTTGTTATCTGCGTCTGCTGGTGTTAATAAGTAGTTAAATGATTTTTCAGTATTTAAAAACCATATAGCTCTACCATATTGTCCAACAGCACTTTCTAAATATTGGCTTAAATGTCTTATATTTGTATCATAATATTGTGGTGACATTAACCATTTTTCAATCTCACAAGAACTAGATTTCTGTGGATTAAAATTTACATCATTAAGATATTGCTCAGATAAAATAGGGTTATATTGACCTCTATTACTTGAAATTTTAGTAACCAAGTCTAACTGTTGTAATTGTTTTGACAAATCAGCAGAATATGTTTTTACAAAATTTCTTAATGTTTCTATTTGTTCTGGGGTTGCCATTTTTGGATTACTTTGAGCTTTTTGCTCTTTTTTCTTAGATTTGTTATTACTCAACTATTACACCCCCTATTTACCTAAATAAACTATTTAATGAACCACCTGCTCTTCTACTTCCACCTAGGCTGTTCATTCTTGCAATTGTCATAACCAAATCTCTGTTATCTGTTTCTAATACATTATCATAAGTCATAGCCCACCATAATGCATACATTAAACTAGAGAACCTATCCTTGTCTATTTTATTTAATACTTTTTCAACAGTTACTTCTCCATTTGTTAAATGTTTTAATTTTAAGTTTGCTACTTCTTCTACTAATGCATTTGTTTGCTCAAATGGTACAAATGCTTTAACTTGTTCTATATCTCCCAAATCTATACCATTATCTTTTCTTTCTTCTAATAATCTTAGTCTTTGACCTTCTACACAATCTATAAAGTTAATTATTGCATAACTATTTATTCTTCCATCTCTTTTTGTTTCATCTTTGCTTTGAGAATTTAATGCAAATAATAAAGGTTCTGCTTCTCTATATTCAGACCTTATTTCTCCATTAATAGCATCCCAAGCATTATATGTTTCTCCAGTTTCTACATCAACATTAGGTTTTAATAGCTCGTCTCTTAGACCACTACCTAATCCGTTTGTATCAACTACTACTACTTTTGCATTATATTGTTGTTGTACTCTTTTTACTAAACAAGCTTGTGCTGTAAAGTTTAATTGGTTTGAGATTAAAAACATATTTATTAAGTCTAGCTGTCTTATTAATCCATTTTGTGCATGATGTTCTTCTACTACACTAATAACTGTTTTATTGTTAGCATTATTTGCAGAACGAGCAACATCGACCCCTAATACAATTTCTCTCTTACCATCTTTATTATCCATTATAGGTTCTGTTAACACTCTTGTTTTTAATAATTTTTTTATATCTACAAGCTGGTTATCTACGGCACCAACCCACTTTTCTTCATAGTTTCTAGCAAAAGCTACTGAACCTGTATCTCTTTTCTTTTTTAGTATTTGTCCTTTATTAGAACCTCTACCCATCCAGCAACCAAGCATCCAACCTGAGCCTAATACAATTTCTCCTTTTAAATCAATCATATCTTTATACATTTGAACACTTCTCGCCCACTCGTCAGAACCGCCTAAAGCCTGAGGTAGTAAAGAAGTTTATTTGTTGATTTAATTCCTGTGGGTCTGGTATTCCTATTTTCCCTTGAGTTGTTCTTCCTATCTCTACAATAGGTTTTAATGCATCTTCAAAAGTATAATTGTCTATTAAAGCACTTTCTTCTATTTGTATTCTATTTCTTCTTTGTCCTTTACTTGATTGAGCGTTAGCCAAAACATCTATTCTTGACCCATTAGTAAATGTTAACTCAAAATCATCCTTTGCTATTCTTGGTTTTAACATTTCATTTTTAAGTAAAGGATATTGTCTTGTTATTTCATCATATTTATCTTTAAGCAACTCAGCAGCATTTGCTTTTGTTTGAGCAGTTAAAGACATTGTTATTCCAGGATAAAGGACTGCCAATATAAACATAGAAATTACTTCACCCCACGTATTATGACTAATAAAACCATTAGATACAAAAGAATGAGTATCTGGAACACTTATATCATAAACATGGTTTTTGCTATCTTGTATTTCAACTATTTCATCTAAAAAATAATTTTCTTTATATTTATTTGGATTTATTATTCTAAACCCACCTGAAATTTTATCTAATGCATCTTGTTTTCTTTTACAAGAAAATCCTATTATTTTTTTAAATCTATCAATATTTTGACCATATATTCTTAAAACATAAAAAGTATGATGATATTTGTTATCAATTTTTATTTTAACACTACTAATTATCCCTAGATTTAACAATAATAGCTGTATTTGTTTGATTAATTTTTGAGATTTACTTGTAATTGAAATTCTTCTATTATTATTTTCTACACCGCCATCAGTGTCAAAAATACCTTGCAATGTTTTTACTACTATATTTTTAGGTGCTTTCATAATACATTCTGGAATTTCTTTTTTATCAGATTTAATATAATTAAATCCCAATTGATAGAAAAAATCTCTTATACCTAGTCCATATAATACATAATCACATTTATTTTCTTTTTTTAATTCCATATTTAATTTACTTATATAAGATTTATAATTATTTAAAATATCTTCATCAATATTAGAAAATATAACTTTATCTTTCCTTGATATACAACCATCGCCTATTATATATCCAATTATCAAAGCTAAATCTTCATCTAAATATTCAGGTATATTTAACTCTTTTTTACCTCTAATTTTGCTTTTGTCTATATTTAATTTTGTCTCATTTCCCCAAATATCATTATTAGTAGAAATCAATACTTTATCATTGATTTTTAAATCTTGTGCTAAAACATAATCTACTTCACCATTTTGTTTTTCTATCATTACAGGGTGATTATTACTACATTCTAATTCAAACCCATAATTAGTTTTTATTTTTTTCGTGTTCTTATATCCATTATAAACGCCTCTATCTATTTTTTCATGTTTATTATTTTTATTTACAATGCTTAAATCTATTTTTGGTGTATAATCTTCTATACCATTTTCCTTACAGTTAAACAAATCTTTTATTTGAATTGTCCCTTTATCAGTAAATAAATATGTATCTCCACTAACACATTTACCGCCATCCTCTAGGGAAAACCCCATATACACTAACAAATCTACAAATACACCTTAAATAAACTCTTTGGTCAAAATGTAAATTTATTCCACCTGTTTGTGGTTTTATAAGGTCTAAAAATAAGTCTGGATACCCATTTATTCTATATTTTCATATAGCACTGACTATATCTTCACCCATGTATTATGGGTGTCTGACACTTCCACTAGTAACTCATCTTCTAGTGTACTCCTAGCTACAGGATAGTCGATTGACCTTCCTTGTTTATACAAGGCTTGGCACAGGATTAGCTTATGCTTCCACTTAGCTTTCCCTGTTAGCCATTCAATTAACACTCATTTCCTAGTGTTACTTTTTCGTTTGAATGACACCTGTGAGTAATACAGTTCATCAGATTACAACATAATATTACTATTATGTGAGGCAATACTCTACCTAGCCCAGCTTATTAATTCTGTATATTGTCTTATATGTTCTTCAAAAAAACCTTGTTGTTTACTATTTTTAGGTTTAACCGTTGGATTATCCCATGCTTCATAATCACTTTTAGCTGCCTGAGAAAATCTTTGATGTTTATGTTCTGGAGTTTCAAAATTTTTAATGTATGCCATTTCTATTCATCCTCCTCATAATATTCATCAGGAAGTTGAATAAATTGTTCTACTTTTTCTCTATTTTCCAAAGTAGGGTCATCATCAAATATTCCATAAGGGTCTCCAGTACTTGTTATATAATCTTCTCTCATTTTGTCATAAAATTTATAAACATCTTTATATTCTACTAAAGGTTTACCTTCTAAATCTCTTGCATAATTTATATAGTTCCATATGCAGAAATCTACGGCGTCATTTGGTCTAAATTTAAATTGTGGCAATACAGGAATTATATCTACATTTTGTTCAACTGCTTGAGCTATTTCACCTATTGTAGTTAAACCACCTTGTAAGTCTGCTTTGCTAAATTGGTTAGGGTTTATTTTGGCTCTTTCAGCTTGTTTCATAGCTAATTCTCCCCATGTTTTAGCTTCGGATGGTTTGCCTGCTGCTACCGCCATTTCTTCTTTTACTTTATATCTTACATAAGTTACTAATGCCTCGGTATGCATATTTGTTTGTTCTGTATAGTTTTCACTTAAAAATTTATATTTATTCCACATATGAAAATACTCTTCATCAGTATATCCTGTTCCAAATAATGCAATTTTATCATTATCTACTTCAAAATCATCAAATTTTTCTATTTCTGTTTTAATAGGCTCAACATTCTTTAATTCAGTTAATGTTGGTTTAATTTCAGATAAATCTGCATCCAACATATCTAAATTTCCATCTAGCCACTTTTTATCTCTATGTTGTTGTAAATTAATAAATCTTAAATATGTACCTATTGCACTAGCTCCACCTTTTTGTGCAGCTTTTACATACAAAGAATGTATATATGGTCTGTCAATAGTTCTAAGCATTCTTAAAGTTCTTTCTCTATCTATTTTATTGAATTTATCATTACACATCTTTTGTATACATTTTTTACAGTAAGGTAATACGCCGTTTTTATGCATTTCGTTATAGCTAATATAAAATTCACTCTTTAATTTAAATTTACCGCAAGAAACACATTGAACTAATTCTTCATCTTTTTTCTTTGACACTCTTTTTCTTACTGTTTTTGCCATTCTATCACCTTCCTATAACAAAAAATAGAGCCATACTCATCTGAACATAGCTCCGCAAAAGTTTTAAACTTTTTCCACCTATTAAAATATATAACCATAAGGATTTACAGTTTTTCCATTTATAATTATTTCAAAATGCAAATGAACTCCTGTAGAATTTCCTGTTGAGCCCATTGCTCCTATTTTAGCTCCACAATCTACATATTGTCCATTTTTTACATTTATTGAACTCATATGAGCATATCTGCTTTGAGTACCATCGTTATGTTGTAATAGTACCATATTTCCATAACTCACATTAGAATATTGAACCTTTATGACTTTTCCACTTTTATATGCATAAATACTATCTCCATATTTTCCAGCTATATCAATTCCACAATGAAAATCTCCACGGCTTGGTCTTTTACCATAAGTAGAAGTTACTTTGTGTGATATTGTTGGGAAACATTTCACTTTCTTTTTATATTTTGATATATAATTTTCAACAGTATTATTTATTGTATACTCAGAAGATAATTTATCTTTATTATATTCAATTATCTCTTTTATGCTTACTGTTAATCTTTCTGTATTTCTTAATAAATAATCTTTTTGAATTTCAGCTTTATTTAAGTCTTCAAAATATAAAAATGTTTCATTATTTATGTTTAATTCATATAATGTATATTCTATTTTTTTTTCTCTTTTAATAGCCCCTCTGGATGTAGCACCTTCTCTGGTTGCAACCTTTATATCTTTGTTTAAATCTTGTGGTAAAGACATAATACTTGATTGTTCTTTTTGCTTATAACGAGGGACTGGCTGAGACTTATACATATATAGCTCACCAATTAATAGTATAGCTATAATTAAAGGATATGCAAATATTTTTTGCACTATCCTTATTTTATTGCTTTTCACTTAAAAATCAACTCCTAAGTTTATAACTTAATTAAATATTGACACTCAATACCTTCCTCAGGACTTACTATAAATAAGTTTTGTGAAGGATTGCTTGTTTTTCTTATGTTATTTGCATAGGCGTCTACACCTGAAAGAGTTCCATTCATATATATATAAGTTCCATGAATTTCATTTGCTTCAAAATGATGACTATGAGCCATAAAAATTCCATCATAAAATTTCTTTGTCATTAAGCTAAAGTTTTGAACTATTTCAGTCATCTTATCTCTATGCCCATGTGTAAATCCATAATTTCTTCCATATATTTGTAATGTTCCTATTTCATTACTAAATTCATTTCTCATAATGTGAATATTTTCATTACTTGCAAATCTTGCTTCTAAATACCATCTAATAAATAATGAAAAATTATCATCATTAGAACTTTCATCTTTATCAGGAAATACTCTACTATGATTATCTGTTACATCATAATAATATACTTCAACATATTCTCCTAATATAGTTAAAAATTGAAATAAGTATTCAGACATTTTTACTATTTGTTGTATTATATTTTCTCTGTTTTCTATTCTTATTGTTGTATGAATTATTCCACTTATATAGTCTCCTAATCCTAATACATATAAGGTTTTTATTTTATTTAATTTTAAATATTCTATAGTCTTTCCTAACAATTTATCTAATCTTTCTTCAAATACTTCAGGATTGTAAGTATTATTGAATTCATTTATTGTTAATCCAAAATGAAAATCACTAAGAGTTAATATGGCACTTTTTTCTTCTGGTTCTTCAATCTTATCAACAACATTAAGTTTTATTGGTTCTTTATTCATCATATCCGCATATTGAACAATTAAATCTTTAAAATCTTCTCTTCTTGCTTCTTTTCTTAATTTTCTATTTAGTGCTGCTCTTTCATCAGACAACTTCATTCTTTCTTTTTTTAATTCTTGTAATTGTACTTGAACTTCTTGTTGATAATCTATTGGTTTGTCTTCTATAGTTCTTTCTTTCATTTTTTTATATACTGCTATTCCACCAAAAATAGTGTCTTGAGATTTTCTTAAACTATCTTTATTTAAATCTAATCCTAATAAATCATTTATATCTGACCAATCTAAATCATCAGGTCTTTCTTCTTTCTTTATGTCTATTAATCTCATAGCATAATCCAAAGTATCTTCATTTTCTTTTCTTAGATATTTTGTATTCATATAATCTTTCCCTTCTATAATATATTTATGCACTAGGGCTTCGAAAGTTTCCTAGTGACCAATAAAAAATGGAGCTCCCGACAAGACTTGAACTTGTTTCTATAGTTTACAAGACTATTATTTTACCAGTTAAACTAAGGGAGCATATGCAGGAATTGCATTATGCCAACTAGTATACAGAGGCTAAAGTTGCCTCTGGGCAATGCATTTCCAGAAACCTTTTCTACTTCTTGGTAGATAGGTAAATCTAAAACAGCAACCAACCAAAACTGCTAGAATGAATATTCCATATATTTTAATATTCTTCCATATTGGTCTGGGATAACCGACTTGAACAGTTACTAGAGCTTCCCAAAAGCCCTGTGCTAACCATTAAACACTAATCCCAGTTTTGGATACGAAAAATGGATTTGAACCATTGACCTCTAGCTTATTAAGCTAGCGAGCTACCACTACTTCACTTCGCAATATCTCTATCCATAATATAATGATGAGCAAAGAGCTTAAAACGGCTCTCTCCCAACAGATACAGGGTGTTTCTAAATCAAAATTCAGAATATGTGTTTGATAATGTTTTGGTTTTATTAACTTCTTGTGCACATTTTTTACAATATTTTATTCTATTATTAGTTTTTTTTACTAATTTTCCACAAATCTCACAATTTATAAAAATTCCATCTAAATATTCTTTTTCAAAATAATATATCATATTTTGGTCTGGAATTATTTCCAAAACAACCTCTCCATCTTCTTTTACATAATTAACAATTGAACTCATACTTAATGTTGGTGTTATATAACCTTTTTTTGTCAAATAATGCATTAAATCTAGTTTTTCTTGTTTTCTTACATACATATCACATAATTTAAAAATATCATTGTCTTTACACCCTACATAATATTTATCACTATGAACATTACTCATATAATATTTTGCTAATACTAAATAAACAAACATTAATTTTTGACATTTTATACTATCTTCTGATAAAATTATATCTATCTCTTCTTGATAAATTTTTACAGGATAAGCTATTTTGGGAATTGCCTTTTTACTTTTTTTTACTTTTTTATCTATAGAATTATACATTTTTATTCTATTATAATCTTTAAAATATTTTTTTGATATTCTATGAAGTTCTTCTTCAATATCAATATCAGAATATCCTTCTTTTCTAAGATAATTTGCTACCAATTGCAATTCAAAGTTCTTATTTCTTACAGTCTGAGTTCCATGTTCTATTACTTCTTTAGCATGCTTTATTTCATCAAAAATTATTGGCATTCTATATTTACCTCCTTATTTTCATATTTTTTACCCATATACTCAATACTGCCATTATTATTAAATAAAGGCAAAGTAAAAACTTTATTAGAATTATCATATATATTTAAAATTATTCCTTCTCCAAATAAATCCCAACAAAAATTTTTAGGAGATTTTGGATAAAGATAATAATTCACATATACTGCCAAATTAGCCAACCTTTGAATATCATCACTTATATAATCAAAATTTAAACTTTGTAATGTTTCTTTTTGTAACACATTATTATTTTGATTATCATAATCTATATTATCATTGGATATATTATTAGACTTAGATTTATTTTTTTTATAAGATTTATAAACTTTCTCCATTTCTTTTATTTGACTTTCTGTAATTTCTATATTTTTATTAAATATAATATCAAATATATAGTCAGGAGATGCTTTATTGGCATTTATTTTTACTTCTTTTATTTCTTCTTCCATGTATCTACAAATATTATTCATAACACAATCTGTTTCTAAAAATGGATTAAATCTATTATAATTATTAACAAGATTTATTTGTTCTTCACTTTTATGCCCCAAGTTAATAAGCTCATCAATATGAATACCAAATCTCCTATAACACAAATAATCATAACTGTTTTTATGCTCATTATATTGAGTTTTATATTTAGGATATAAATACTTCATAAAATAAGGTCTTTTTTCTATCAATATTTTATTATTAAACTCTATTTCTTCTTTTGTAAAAAGCTCATTAGATTTATCTGGATTTATCCAGTTAGTCCAGTGGTGAGGAAAATCTTTGACCACTAAACCTTTTGCTTTCAAATATACCCCCAGTTTCCTGGTACTTTAACACTTTCGTGGGTTTAGACTATCTCTTCAACCTATATCTTTATAGGTTGCCATGCACTTCATAACAAGGAGTTTCACCTTGAAATTACAAGCTTACACTCATCAGCTTTAGTCGTTACACTTTCCTTACTCTTACAAGGCTTAGCACGGTATTGTCCCTTACAGGATTTTCACCGTTAGCCAGATTTCTCTGACACCCTAGATTTCTAGGTTCACATGGTTTTCACTAACATATTACTATGCTAGGCGACTAGCAATTAATCGATTTCATTCCCTTGAGCCACTCTACACTCTTTTAACCTATGCAATATAGTTTCATGTTCTTTACTTCCTTCTTCAAATAAAGGCAACATAGAATAAAGAGTCGTACTTGAATTTGTAATATAGCCAATTTTAGTATCAAAAGATAATAAATCAGCCTTATATAAATCTTTAGTATCTATATATTTTTTTTCAGTGGGTTTCTTTTGGTATGTTATGGGATTTCCACCAAAAGTATTTTCAACCATAAATTTATTGTTAGAAGTGAACACAATGTCTCCATCAAAATCTGCGTCTGCATGTAGCATACAGTCTTTTCCCCAAACATTATAAACAATTCCACTATATAAATATTTATACCATTCATTTACTTTGTTATTGTTTTGTAAATGTAAAGTATTCACTTCACTATAATATGTTAATGGTGCCCTCATTGCCACTACTGTATCAACATCTCTCTTATTCCAATACTGGCTATAATGTTCAAATTCATTTAACAATCCCTTAATTTCCATTCCATAAATATGTTCACATAAACAATAAGGGTCACTCAACATGGTTTGAAAATTCCCATTAACTAAAAGTTTTCCAATATAACTTTCATTTATCTTTGTATTTAAATATCTTGCTAGTTTTGTCTTTATATAGGTATCTCCTAGCATATCTCTATTTAATATTAAAGCTCTTACTGGTGGTTCTAATGAATTAAATACATCCATAAAATCATCTAATTCCATTTCATTAAGTGACTTGTCACATAATCCACCTAATAAGTACAATAACGCATAATCACTATCTTGACTTATTATTTTATCTAGCCATTCAACAGTAGGTTTACATATGCCTTCAATTTTTTCTGGAGTATTTAAATTTAACACTTGTAAAAACTGATAATTAGTAAATACTGCCGTTTTATCTTCTTTAGGGCTAAACTTAGTAACACCCCATCTACCATCATTCTCTTTGCAACAATTTAAATAATGCTCCCAGCTTTCATACCCCTTCCAAAGTTTAAACTGACTTTCTGTAATTATCATATCAATATTATCTGTATCAACTTCATTTCCATATAAATCTGTGATTATATGCTTGCCAGCAACTTCTTTTGAAAATTTATGAAAGTCAAATACACAGACCATACCTTTTACAAAGTAATTTCTAATACAAAAAGAACAAGGTGTATAATCTAAATCCAAATCTTCTGCCCACTTTTCAGCAAGTTCTGGTGAGCAAATTCCCATTCCGTCCCAAAGATTAAATGTAAGCTCCTTTTCTTGTTCTTCTATAATATCATCTGGTTCTTGTTCTATCGCCCAGTCAACTTTTTTTACCATTTGTATTTCTTTATCTGGTACAACACATACTCTTGGCTCACTAACACTATATGTCGCACTATTTGATAATGCATAATAAGCATTGTATTTACTTTCTGTTATTTTTAATGAATTATGTCCATTTCTTAAAATATTGTCTAATTCTTCATAAATATCTTCTTGCACAAAGAATACTGTATTCCTTCTTGCATTTCCAGCACCACATAATAATCTAATATATTTTTTTCCATTTATTGTCAATTTTTTCTTAATCATTTGTCTGTAATGCGAATGCTTTTCTATAACTACTGAAACATATTCAGGAATAAACAATAAGTTATCTATATCTTTATCAATCTGCAATATTTTTTGTTTATTCTCTATACAATTTCTTCTTCTAGTTAATCTTCTTCTATCTTTAAACAGTTGGTTGATAAATTCAAAGTCTATATCTTTACCTTTTATTTTTCTTATTGACCTTAATACTTGATTATCTCCCAATGAAATTAATTCTTCATTTTTTCTAGCAGTTTGTATTGTTATGTTTATATTATAATTATCTTTTTTTAATCTGCTAGAATTAAATTTTAACACATAAAATTGTTGAAGTTTTTGCATAAATTAATTCCTCACTATCTATATAATTCTTCGTTGATTAATTTTTGAGTTTCATTCTTTATTTTTGCTCTATTAAATTTTTCTTTTCTTTTAATCATATCTTGTTCTGTGTTATCATAAACTGGAATAGTTATCACATCAGACATATCTACTACAAAATTTCCTAAATTTTCACCTTTAACGCCTTTACTAGTAGCTGAAATTTGAGCCATATCAATAGATAGTTTGAACTTTTGTAACTGTTCGTTTATTTTTTCTTTAACTTCTTCTGGTTGTTGATGTAGCCAAGTATGATTATAACTAGCAAGATTAGCTCCGTTTTCAATAGAAACCTCTCCACCTAAATGTTTTTCTTTTATATGGTGGTAAGTTATTTGTCTATCAAGCCTTTTATAACCTTTTATTTTCCTTAGTTGTTTTTCTTGTTCTTCTGTTATAATTCTTATACCTGCCCTTTCCATAAAACAACCTTCTCCATATTTTTGTTCTAATAACTTTCTTCCAGTCCTATTTTTCATAATAACACCTCTTTTTATTAACTTACCTTTTCTTCTATGTTATACATTGTCTCTAATAACTTTTCAATCTGAATAGTATTAGTAAGGTCGTTTATACTTGAAATAATATAAATTAAATCTTTCCATGCATCTTCATAACTATATTTATCTAACAAAATCGAACACCCCACCACTTTCATATACTATTGGAATATTTAAGTCTTTTGCAGTTTTAATTTCTTCTTTCATTCCTTCACTTATTCCATTTTTGTCAAACACATACATTGTATCACACTCTAATAATAATTTTAATCCACAATCTATACCAACCTTTCTTTCAAGTTCATTATCGTCATTTAGAAATCTAGTAAAATAAATATGCGGACATATAGGAATTTTATTAAGCTTTAAAGACACCATTCTACAATATTCTTCCGCTCTTTTTATATTATTTTCCATATCTCCTCTTAATGGGGAACATATATATACTTTCTCTATATTGGATTTCTTATTTTCTTCATATCCAGCTAATGGGTAATTATAAAATTCTGAATTAATATTATCTACCCAATCTTCATCTCCTACATATATTTCTAAGCACCCTTTACAATTTACCCCTATTTCATATACATAACAATTTAATATAGCAGAATTTATAGTCTGTATAACTCTTTTTCTAGTATCATAAGAGAAATCATATATTCCAAATTCAAAATATCTATCTTCGTTATAATTATCTTCACCTTCAGGATAATAAATACGAATTATTTTATTGCTTTCTTTACCATTATTACTGTCTCTAAAACTATAAAATTCTAAAAAATCTATAAGTTTAATCTTTTTCATTAAAACATCTCCAATTCATTATATATATCTATTACTTCTCTTCCAAAGTCAAATAATTTTCTATTTGTAATATAATAATCAAAAACATAATTATCCAAAGATGTCTCACTAATATGGTTCTTTTGTTTGTAAGATAAACCATTATCAAAAGGTGTGTTATCTGCATTAACTCTATTAATTCTAACAGTTATATAATCAAAGCTTAAGTTTATCCATTTTGTTATTTCATTTTCAAATCTAACATCAGGTATTAATACATAATCATATAAACCACTAATAGCATTTACTATATTCATTATACAATTAACCCAGACATTTGGGTCTTTCTTTCTACCCACATCGGTTCCAATGGTTTGTAATAAAGTTCTTCCAGCTAAATCTTTGTTCCCATCCCAACCAAGATATTCTTTACATACAAATTTAACTATATCTCCATATCTTATAATCAATACTTTTTTGCCTTGCGTTTCTGCATTATCCTTAAATATCTGTGCAAAAGTATCTTTACCTGATTGAGCTTTCCCTGAAATTAAAATTATTTTAGGCATACTCTTCTCCTTTCTATAATTAAGATATTCTTTTAAACATATAACAAGTTATATATGGTTGCAAGTTATTATGTGGTTGGTTATCTCCACTATCATCCATAGCATCACTTATTCTTCTGTTATTTAGGAAACCATCATAAACAAGTACATCATGTTGCCTTGTTCCTGCATCGTCTCTATACCACATATCGTGCCTGTGTTTTGGCATTTCTGACACTGAAAGAACATGTGTCATTTCTCCACCCATTTTTTCTACTTCATTAAATTCTTGGTATTGAGTATTAACTCCTACTGGAACTCTACCTGAACCCCATAATACCCATTCACCAAATCCTAAATATGTCTTAGGGTTTGTATTAACTGTTTGCATTCTTATTGTTCCTACTGGGTTATCACCCTGTAATATTTCTTTCTTTAATGCTTGAATATCTATTAATTCTACCCACTTTTGAGTTTTTGGGTCTTTATATTTTGGTGTAGCCATTAATTTTCTCCTTCCTTATGAAATTATTTTAATAAAAAATCTTACAACTGTAATTATAAATCCTAAAAGTAATCCTTGTAAATAAGTAAATATTGTTGGCATTCCCCATAAATATAAAACACCATTTACTAACCCCCAACATATTGCACCCCAAGTTCCAAACGCTACTATTAATGCAATTGTTAAGGCGAAGAAAACAATAGCAATATTTTTCATATCTTCTTTATCATCCACAATTCATCTCTCCTATCCACATAAAATATCTGCTTCATTTAAAATACATAAATCTTCAAATTCTTTTTGTCCTACCATTTTTCTTATTTTGTTATGGACTTTTTCTCTATCTTGACCATGTGCATGCATTCTCATATGAAGTCCAATTAAATCAGCTATATAAAGAACTTTTTCTAAATTTTCCATTTCACTTTCTTTTTCATACAATAAATACATATAAGCCGATACTTTTTCATGATTATAATAGTGAGCAACTTCTGTTTCCTCACCTTTACTATTTATAAAAGATTTAGTAAACAATTTCCCTATATCATGGTGTAATGCTGCCCTTAATAATCTTTCTAACCTATCTATATCCCCTGCAAATTTAAGTTCATAATTATCCATTATATTCTTTACTACAGCTTGTATATGTCCACCAATAGTTAACATATGGTGAGGATTATCATGATTTACTGTTTCTAAATAATCTACAAATTTAAACACATCATAATCATTTTCTTCATATAAGGTTCTTTTAATTATTATTTTATCCCAACCTTCTCTATATTGTGGAATATCTATATTTAAATACATTCTTTTTATTACTTCATAAGGCACTTTTCTATCTCTAGTGTCACTTCTTGCAATACAAACATTTATATCTGTTGCCATAAATATACATATTTTTTCACAATCAATTTCTTTTAAACTTCTTAAAAAATGTTCTCTTTTTTTTGCTCTTATATTTGTAGCATCATATATACAATCTTTACCTTCTCTTAATGCTTTTCTAATTCTACTTTCTAATGTATTAAATAGTAAATTATTATCACCTTGTGTATTTTCATTGCCCCAAAGTTCTTTTCTTAAAGTATCAGAAGAGAAAACTTCCCCTTCTAATTCTTCTACTATACTTGATTTCCCTGCATAAGGTATCCCTACTAACATATAAAGTTTACTCATCTCCTACCTCCTCTATCTTAAAAGTAACTACTTTGAACTTTTTACCTTTATTCCATCTATAACTTTCTTCAAAATTTTTTGCTTGTTCTACCTGATGTTTTGAGACATAAAACGGATTACCATTTCTCTTGCTAATTAATTCTCTAGTATTTTCATTTCTTACAGCATATAAAAAATTATATTCTTTCATTTTTTTCAATCCCTTCTATAATTTTTTTTGTAGCTAAACTTTCTAAATATTCTTTATATCCACTAATTTTGTTATCATACATTAAAAATGCCATTGTTTGATAGTCCGACATATATTTTTTAACTCTTAAAGCAAAATTTTTTCTATCTTTATAATGTTCTTTAGCTTTATTAATTCTTAATTCAATAGACTTTAATTTTCTTTTAAATTTATTATATCTATTTTCTGTTTCTTTAAATATTATTTTATATTCGGGGAAATATGATAAAAATTCATCTTGTTCGTTTTGAATTATTAAATCCAATACTTTTTCAGTATTTATAACTTTATTATTTATTAATCTATGAGCATTAACATATGCTGGAGACTTTATTTTTACTCTTCTATAATTTTTATCAACTACAACATATCCTTCTTCGTCAAATGGAAGTTTACTAGCGGCAAGCTTTATATTTTCCCTTGTTTTTAAATCATATACTTTAGGTTTAATAATTCCTATGTCTTCTTCTAATTCTTTTCCTGTAATGTTATCTCTTGTCCCTAAGTGATATATTCTAGTAAAAGGATAACTTACAACTATTTTATTATAAGGTGATACTAATTCAAACATATAAGTATGATTTTTATTCATATTTTGAAATATTCTAGGATTAAATGCTGACATGAATAATTCTCCAAATGATTTATAAGGACATAAATCAGTATCTATTGGAGCTTGAAATGCATCAATGCATCCATTAGTTGATACATGCCATTTATCTACACCATCTTTTTTATCACACCATAATTTAATTAAACTTCCATCAACTTTTTCTTGAACTCTAATATTATCCCAGTCTATTTTATCAGCATATGGCTCGTCAACATTAAAAAACTTAGTAAACGGGAAACACATTATTTTAAAATCCTTTTCCCTAATTATTATTCCTCTTGCTTCTTTTACAATATCTAAAGAAAAATCTGATTTTATTTGGTTATATTTTAACAAAACATATCCATTTTGTTTATTTATAATTAAATTATAAGGGTCTTTTGATAATAATTCTTCCCAATTTTCATTGTTTTTCATAGATTCAATTAATTGCATAAATTTTTACACTCCTTCGTTTCCCAATTATCAATATATTCACTAATTAATTCGCAATATTCACAACTTTCTATATAAAAAGGACAGTCACAACAATTTTCATTCATTATTTTCACCTCACTATATACAACAAAGGAGCATAATATTTTAAGAATTATAATTAGTAAAACTTTGTATATCATCTAAATCAAAATCAAATACATTTCCGTCTACATCTTTTAAATTATGGAAATATTCTCTTAATAATTCCATATTGTTTTCTTTAGTTGCTTTTGAGATTTTTTTAGTCATCTCATCTTCAATCATTAATGATTTAGTTTCTCCTTTATTGTTTTCTATTATTATCATCATATTACAAAATCTCCTTTCTATATTATATATTATATCACATTTTACAACAAAAGTCAAGTGTTATTCTAAAATTAATTTATTATTTACCAATTTTTCATTAATATAATACAATAAATCAGGTAAAAATTGTTCCATTACTTCATTATCTTCAACCATTTCTCTTGAGCCATCTTCTTTTGTATATAATGTTCTTATATCACAACCACACAAAATATCATATATCTCTTCTTTATCTAAATATACATAATTATCCATCATATATCTTCCTTTCAATCTTAATTTATCTTTTAAACTTATCATAAGCTAATTTCATTTCCTGTGACACTGTAGTAACACTAAGTCCTCCTGCCAATGCTCCTAAACCACAACATGCTATATCTCTCTCTTTAGCCTCTAACAAACAATTTAAAAATATTTTAGATATACAATCTTTAGAAATAAATTTTGGGGACGCCATAGTAGGTGCATAAATAATATTTCTATATTTATTGTTTCCATGTACTACTATATTATCTCCTACAGGTAAATATAATTTTTTATATTTTCTTATAATACTCCATTGTATTCTATCTTGTAATTGTATTCCAAATAAATTTCTCACTGCTAAATCTATGCCTCCATTCATTATTCCATAACTATTGCCTGCTGTTACTAAATAATCTACAGAATGTAATTCATCAAGTTTTATATTTAACACCTTCACATCATTACAATCTTTAAAATCTTTATTCCATGCATCACACATTTCTTTATTCATATCAAATAAAATAATCATTTATTATCACCTCAATCAGCTAAATTAAAATTTGCAAAATATTTAATTCTATCATTATTTCTTATTTTTTCTATCAATTTTTCTATTTTTATTTAAATACCTCCAATGTTTAAATTTTATTATTATAAACATAACAAAATTATAAATAGAATATGGGATAACTAATATCCCAAAGCACAAAGCCAAAATACAAGCTCCCATGCTAAATATTTCTAATAAAATCATTAATACGCTCATTTAAATCTCCTTTTACTTATTTTTAACTCCCGAGTTTTCAAGTTCTTTTATTCTATCTATTAAACAATCACAAATTTCAAAAAAGAAATCTGGATTAATAGTTCCTATTATAAATGAATTCTGTTTTACTTCTTCATAAAGTTTTAACATTTTGTTTAATCTATTTTCCATATTTTACTCCCCTTTCTATAAACAAATTCTTTCAACTATTTCTCTTTTTTTATTATTAAATTGTTCTTTGTCAACATAAGTTATTCTATAATGCTCAACTAAAATAAACTCAGCTAATTTGTCTATCCATTCTTTTAATTCTTTATTATCTTCTACCTCTTGTTTATATAGCCCATTAATATAATTAATCATCTTTTGCTCCTTTCTAAAATCCTATTTTTCTTTCTTCTTTTATACGCCCATGTTTTTCTGGTTTGTATTTTCTTTTAAACATACCTATATATATTCTATTATTACACACTGGACATTCAATGTATTCATCAAAATCTAAATCAAATTTTAAATCTTCATTGTCATATACTAACAAGCTTTTACAATCAGAACACCTTTTTATATACTGATTGTTGCTATTCTTTCCATACTTTTCTAATATTTTCATAAGTGCTCCTATCTTTCTATATATTCAATAATATGACTGACTTCATCTTTTATTGTTTCAATATCCATTTCTTCTCCATTTATCCAATCTTTTAAGTCAGCTATCATGTCTCTTAATAATAATTGGTCATAATCCATTATAGTTTCTTCTCTGCTATCTAACCAGTCTTGAAATTCTTCATCTATAATCTTATCCATCATTGTTCTCCTTTCTTATTTTGTTGATTAAATTTTTGATTTTATCTTTTATAGTTAAATCTTTTTCTTTATTCATATTTTCATAAACTTTTAAAATATCTGCCGCACCAATTTCATGAACCTCTACTATTCTCATTTATTCACTCCTATATCCTCATATTTACCACTATTGCATCATAATGCTCTACATTTTCTTCTACATATTTTTCTACCGCTTTATCATATTCTTCATCTGATAAATCTTTATATTCTTCTTTATCACAAAGTCTATTTCTCCAAATGTCTATAATATCTTCAACATCAGTATAATATATACTATCATATTGGTCATCTATATAAATTGTATCAATATAAGTATAAAAATCATTAAATACTGTACCACCATAATCTAGACAAAAGTCACCATTATAAGCAAAAAATACAAGTGGCAAATCTGGGTTCTCTTTTATTAATTTTATAAGTTCTTCTTTATTATTTTTTACCATATTTATATCCTAAACCTCCTCTAATTTATAAACGCTTGGCTCATCAGTTCCGTTATAATAACTATAATGAACTAGCCTTAATTCGTCTCTTCCTATTTCACTAAAATATTTTGCAAATTTTCTTGAATATTCTTCAAATTCATTGTCGGTTAATAATCTTACACTTTCAAAATCTCCACTAGCTCCATATTCATAATCTAATAAATAATCTAAAAAATAATTTGTTACATTATTATCAAAATCTTCTCCATAACCTATTGTAAAATTATCTTTCTTTGTTTCATATTCATATTTCAATTTATATTTTTGTAGCAATAAATCTACTATCCAATCTTCTTCGTTTTCTAGTTCGTTTATTATATTTTGTGGTATTTTAAATCTAATACATTTTTTTCTTACATAATCACTCATTTTTGACTTCCCTCCTAAACTTTATATAAATTTTGTTCAAATTGTTCTTTGGTTAGTATTGTTTTTATATCTTGTTCATCTATAATTCCTATTAAAGCTATTATAGATTTTCCATCTTTATATTGATTTATTTCTTTTACATATTTTCCATTAACATAGTCTCCACACTCTACTAGGTCAATTATGTTTTTGCTATGTTTTATATCTTTTAAAGCTACTGCAATTTTGTTTTCTTTATCTATACATAAACCATTTTCGCAATGATATATGTTTGTATTTATATTAAATGCATCAATTTTATCTATAATCCCTTCTTTAGTCCTAACAAAATCTCCTACTTTTATTTCTTCCACTGCTATTCCTCCTTAATCTTTTCTAATTTCTTCTGTTATCCAATCTGCTATTTTTTCTTTGTCATAATCATTCAGCTTTTTATCTGTAAAAATTATTGATTGCACTAAATATTCGTTTTCATGATTTGTGTTTTTCTTTCTATTTTGTATAAATGAAAAATCGCATTTTACATTTACATTTTTATTATTTATAGTACATTTCATCTTCTCTACTCCTTTTCTGCTTTACTTTTAAAGTATTGTTTTATATCTTTTATATTTCCTGTAAAGTTAAAGGTTTCTTCATTGTAACTACCTCTATAATTTGCTAACGAAATTGCTAGTTTTCTGATTGTTTCTGCCATTAAATCCATCTCTTTATCTTTTTCTTTTAGCATATTTAGGACTGTTTTTATATCATTTGCTAAATCATATTTACCTTGTTCACCTATAATTTCACCTGCTTGTATCATAGTATATCCAAGCACACGTTCTAAATATTCTAATCTTTCTATTGCTTCTTGTTCTTTACTCATTATTTTTCTCCTCTATTTCATCTATTAGCCCTTGAATAACTCTAATCTTATCTTCCATATAATCTATAAACATTAAATCATCAGGCTTACTTGCTTTAATGTTTTCTTCACAATTCATTATGATTTCTTTTAATCTGTCTTTGTGTATAGAATTATTTATTTCATCTAATAATTCGTCTAACATTTCTCCAATTTTAATTGCACCTCTGGGGTCATCTGTATGAAACACTATCAATTTTGCTATTTGATTTACTTTTTCACTATTACTCATATTTACTCAGCCTCTCTTATTCTATTATCAACTTCAATTATTTTTTCAACTAATGCCTCAGTATCATCATATAATATTAAGTTATCTTCATTATATTCAAAATAATCACTATCTTTTAAATATACTGTTAAGTCACCTTTATTATCAATGCTAAACCCATCAATAACATCAGAATATACACTTAATTCTCCATTGTATTCATATACTACCCATACTCTTTCACCAATATTAAATTTAGTCTCTATTTTCATATTACTCTTCTCCTTCATCATCTTTTTTACATTTTTCACTAATCATTATTGCTATCATTCCAAATATAAATCCATATATTAATATTCCTAACATCCAACCACCATTTAATAAGAATGGCAATATTAATATAAATCCTACTATTCCTACTACTATTATAAATGATAATATACTTCCTATTGCTCCCATTATTAATTCAAATATTCCATCTATCATTTTTATTCACTCTCCTTTCCATTTACTACATTATTTAATATAAGATTTACCTGATATGTGCTTCCTGTTTTTATATACCTTGGGGTATAGGTTATTAATCCGAGCTCCGCCAGTTTTTCAACTACCCCCCTGACCTTTGCTTCATTCCAATGATTTCTATTCATTCCATTCTTGCCACCATAATATCCTAACATATTTACTAAAGTATTGTACCTAAAAAATGTCTCTACACCTTTCTTTCTATTTGTGTCATACAATGAACCTAAATATACATATACTTTTATTATGTTATCCATTCTTGTATTATATAATTTTTGTAATATTTCTTTAGGTATATATCTCTTATACTTACAGTTACTATTGTCTATATAGTATTTGTAAGTCCCATCTTTTATTAAGTACCCCGCCTGTTCTAAATTTTTTAATCTTTTATAAAATGTTCTATAATTTATTCCTATTTCTTTATATGCTCCCCTTGGTTTTTGGTCTATACTTATTCCAAGCTCATCTCTGTCACCATTTAATAATATCCATGCATATACAATATCAGATATTTCTTTATTAGATATAAATTCTTCACCACTAGGTATCAACACTGCTGTTTTCTTTTGTTCCACACACATATCACCACCTTTGTTTTTTTTCTTTTTTTATAGCTCATTTGCTGTTTACTCTTATAGTATAACATATATTAAATCAATTGTCAATAGCTTTATTAAAATTTATTAAAAAATTTTTTCTTCTTATTATATACTATTTTCTTATCAGTCTAACTTTGTATTTTTAACCATGCTAACTTTGTATTTTTAACCATACGGTTTGCTAAAACTTTGTATTTTTAACCATTGAAA